GTTTAGTGTTTAGTTTCTTCAATTAGTTCTCCGTCTTTCCAATGACGGGTTTTGGTAATGTTTCCCTGTTCATCAAATTCCTCCTCAATTCCATCCGCCTTACCTTCTTTGTATGGGGTTCTCCAATGGATTTTTCCGTTTTCATAGAACATTTCCTCAATTCCATCCTTCTTATCCTCTTTGTATGAGGTTCTCCATCGAATGTTTCCGTCCGCATAGAACCACTCCCAAATACCTTCTTGTTGCTCTTTTGAGTTTAGTTGTCCTTTGACCCATATATTTCCGTTGTCATAGTATTCAATGTAGGGTGTGAGTTTGTTTTTCATAGGTTTAGTGTTCAGTTGTTTCAATTAGTTCTCCATTTTTCCATAGAGTGGTTTCTACGATGTTTCCTTGTTCATCAAATTCCTCCACAATTCCATCTATCTTACCCTCTTTGTAAGGGGTTCTCCATTTGATATTTCCGTTTTCACCAAAAACCTCCTCAATGCCATCCTCCTTATCCTCTTTGAATGGGATTCTCAATCTGATGTTTCCGTTAAAATCGAACAACTCCCAAAGACCTTCTTCTTGTCCTTTGGAGTTCTTTTGTCCTTTGATATACACATTCCCGTTGCGGTGATATTCAATGTGGGGTGTGAGTTCGGGTTCAGTTGTTTCAATTATTTCTCCATCTTTCCATAGATAGGTTTCGATGATGTACCCTTGTTCATCAAACCACTCCTCAATACCATCTATCTTACCCCGTTTGTATGGGGTTCTCCGTTGGATGTTTCCGTATTTATAGAAGAACTCCTGAATTCCATCCTCCTTACCTCCTTTGTAAGGGGTTCTCCAATGGATGTTTCCGTTTGTATAGAAATACTCCCAAAGACCTTCTTCTTGTCCACTGGAGTTCTTTTGACCTTTAACCTGTACATTTCCGTTGGGGTGGTATTTAATGTGGGGTGTGAGTTCTGCATTTTCCGACTTGGATTGAATGTTTGTGTAAATATCGAAAATCTCGTCTATGGTGTATAGTTTGTTTTTGTAAAAACGACAAACACCTGCTGTGTGCTTTGCTTCGTCTGTGTGGATTAATACCCACCTTGCGAATTTAACTTGCTCGTTCATTTTGTTTTTCATAGTGTAAAGTTTAGTAAATGTATTGACCGACCCATTGTGTTAGGCCATCTGAGGTGGTGGTCTTTCTTTTAAAAATTCTAACCGCGTTGTCTCCAAATTGCTCATAACTATCTATTGCAGTGCACTCAAAAGCAACAGGTGTCTTTGGTTGTTGGAGGGATTGGATTAACTCTCCATAAAACTTATAAAACTTTACTGCATACTCACCTGAAGTTATTTTTCTATTTTCTTCTGAAAAAATGATAGCTTTGTGTATGGCAGTTTTAAGTTGTTCCTCTGTGTACTTGTACTTCTCTTTGGCTTTGTTGTAGCCTACAATAAATGATGAAACCTCATAATCAGTAACTCCAACTTTTTTATATGAACTTTTAAATTCCTCAGCCAACTTCACAACATCATCTTCAAGTGGTGGTAGTAAGTCAACACCTTCAAGAACAGGTGAGTTGTTGAGTGGTAAATGGGATATGATTTTCTTACAATAGTCCATGTGTATTTGGCCGTTGCCTTCAAATAGGAATTGTTCGTTGTAGTAATCATTGACTTTCCTTATGTCTAACACTTCCAATTCAGAGCAGTCAACAAGCACTGTGTCTCCAATAGCAATCTCTGAATCATCTACCACCAATAGGTAGTTGTCTGTTTTAATGATGCTGTGTGTCATAACTTTTATTTTTTAAGTTCCAAACTTTTTTGATAATAATAATTATAAAGTTCTTCTAAATTCATTGGCTCTTCATTCATCATTTCATTCCACATATCAATCCCAAACTTTTTTTGTAGTTCATTCCTAAGAGAATTCAATATACGCATTTCATCTAACTCACCCTCAAACTCAAGCTTTAAAGCACGAACCCTATCCATTCTACTCGCATCCCGTGCTATTTCTAATCTATCTGAATTAGAATCACCCCCATATTTTTTATAGGCGAGCTCGTAAGCACGATTTGCTTTTTTTCTGGCTTCAAATGCTTGAAGAAAAAATTCCGATAAATCGAAATCACCATTTTGTATTTTATCAAAAAGATGGGAGTTAAAAGAAAGGGGCCGTTTTTTCGGCCCCCGTCTCCACCACTTAAACTTATTATAACCCATACTAATTTTAGAAAGGGTTTTGTACCGGAGTAGCTTCTTCAGTATTAAAGAGGTTTTCTTCACCTACCTTAATAAACTTTTGAACATACTGCTTCATAAACACACGCTCCGATTGAGCACCACCCGTATTATCAAAGAAGGGATAGATAGCAATTTCAGCAGCCTCCTGCAAATTAAACCCATCATACAACAGCGAACCAATCTCCACCGCAGTTCGGGTAGATAATGAGTTGGTCAACTTCGGCGATTCGGATTTAACCTCATCACGAGTCATTGAAGTAATTTCGGCTACACTATCAATCAAAGATTTTGATACAGATGGATACATCATAGAGAGCAATTCAGCCTCTTCATCTTTTGTGAGAGATTCCATCTCAATCACCGTAAATCGGTCAAGTATCGCACGGTCAAGCAATCGTGTCGCTGTATATTCATTACCAATATTAGCGGAAGCGATAAACGAAACACCATCAGCCACATTGATAGTGGGTGAATCAGCGGCTTCATCAAGTCGGAGATAGCGTTGACCCGGATCGAGAACAGTCATTAGAATGTTCCATGCTTCGGGGTGAGCCCTCGTAATCTCGTCAAGTACCACCACAGTGTTTGGTGTTTGGATTGCTTTTACAAATGGTGATTGATTAAACACCGTACCTTTAGTGGTATCAAATTGAGTATTACCAATCAAAGTGCTGCGAGGGTCTTGGGTAGCTCCCAAGTTGATGATAAAGGTATTGTAACCATCAATAGAACTAGCCGCTGCTTTAGCCGCCATAGTCTTACCACAACCAGCCGCACCTGTCATCATAATGTTCTTACCACGAAGAATATTTCGAACCAAATATTTCCACTTTAATTCCGGCATAAACAACATCTTTGGTTTTAAGGATGCCGCCTCATTGTGGATGAAGTTCAAAACATTTTCAGGCATAACAACCGGCGCAACTGCTGCCGGAGTATTAACCACCGGAGGAGCGGTAGATACAACATCCATAGAATATTGGGCCAACCCACCATTTGGTTTATTGAAATTTAAGACCGGAGAATTATCGGTAACTTTTGAAGCGGGAACACGCCCAAAACAAAGTTGACCGGATGTAAACGAACCCTTTACCCTAACTTTGAAACGAAATTTATCAGGGTTTTTAGCGGCCTGTTTTGCCCTACGATTGAGCGAACTGCCTGGCTCATTAAGAGCAGGGATGTTGAACATGACCCCAGCGGAGTCTTTGAACAATAGTACACCATTGCTTTCAACGATAGTACCGAAAACGAATCTTTGATTTTTCATAATAATTTGATTTGGGGGTTAAGGGGTTTAAGTTACAAAGTAAAGATAAGGAAGAAATAGCAAATATCCAAGCTTTTTATGTTAAATTATCGTTAAATTTATCCACATTTTGGGGTAAAGTGTCCATTTTATTGGACACCTACCTCAAATTTAGCATTCAGGGTTTTGGCCAGGTCAATTACTTCGGTCACATTCACGAACCTGGCATCCTTACCATACATTTCAGAAAACACATCCATATTATAATCACCACCGCCCGAAGATACATAGTAGGATAAAACACTAACACCACCCATCTTCATTTTATTTATTTGGGCGGCGGTATGTTTAATAGCATCATTACCACCGTAATTTATATCTTTATTATGGAACTGAGGCATCCCGTCGGAAAAGTTAATCAGATATTTTTCTGAGCCATCTTTGGTGTTCATAATCTCATTCATAATAGCCTCATAACACAACCCTTCGGGAGTAGTACCATTTGGAACAATGTGGCCGAATAAATTCTTAATCTTTGAAAAATTATCTACACGACTATCATACGCAATTACGATAAGTGGTATATCATGATTTGATTCATAAGTGCTTCGGTAACTAATAACCACATTAATGTTTGAGGTCATTGAAGCCGCCTTAGCGATAGCAACCACAGCAGTTTGTGTTTTATTCCATTTAGAACCACCCATAGAACCACTAGCATCAATTGAAATATGAAGGGTAACGGGTTTTACCGAATTGGATTGAATTTTATCAAAAATATTAAAATTACCAAACCCAATCTCATGCAACATTCGGGAGGATATTTTACCCGATTTAAGGCGGGGAGTAACCAAACTACGATTCTCATCACGCGTCTTTAGCTTTTTACCAAGCAACATACCCAAAGAAATACCATCATTAATATTTTTCTGAAGGTAACTAATGTTACCCTCATAATTTGTGGTAATACCAAACACAGAGGATTCAATTAATTGTTTTGTAAGTTTTTTAACAACATAACAATTTGTTTTCATAACCCTACCATAACCATCTAAAGCGGAAACACTCTTTAAGTCAATGTTTGATTCCTCCAAAGCGTTTACATTATTGGAATCACCTTTACTCATTTTCTTTTTAGAGATATCACCTCGTATAAAATCTTTTTGCTTTTTGATAGCCTTATCAAGCTTATTTTTATTGGTAGGAGTAAGTTTATCATCACCACCCGAAGTAGGTTTACCACCATCCGGTGAATGGTCTAAATTACCATCACCACTATCAATATCTGAATCACTATTTTCAGTAGAATCGGTATCACCATCACTATTAGAATCACCACTATCAGAATCACCACCACCAGCGGAAGAATTCATACTATCATCACCCGTTTGAGGAGAGTCAAAATCACCACTCATTGGCGATTGGCCCGATGATGAACCATCACCACTATCAGTATTTTCTGAAGCATCATTAGAAGAACCACCATTACCACCACTTTGTTTTTCAGCGGTAACAGCATCATAGATAGTTAAGAAAATATCCACCGCCAAATCCATACTATCTTCGGTCGTTTTCAACCTACCAATATTATTCAAGTCTAACAAATTCCAAATGATAGGAAAGGCTTTTAAAGCATCCATCCTACGATTTTTATTGGTAATATTAATCAGGCGGAACATATAAGATTCCCAATCTTCTGAAGTGTATTCATCCGATTTTAGACCCTTATCAATAATACTATCATTAAAGTATTTGTCATACATAGTGTGATAATAACCACGATAACCGGGCGCCGAGTTATAAACATAACTATCAATCCGCCTATCCTCAACAATATTGAGAATATCTTTTAGGTAACTATCTTTAGCACGAACAATATCCTGTTCAATATCAGGATTACTATTAATCCTATTTTGGATTTTGGTTGGATTCGAAGAATTACTACTGAAATATTTTTGTAGTAATGTAAAGTCGGTCAACTTAATATGCGAACCTTCATGAAGAGCCAAACCAACCGCTGGGTCAAATTCGGCATCATCAAGTTTGGATGAAATTACCACCGTAGTACCATCGGTATAGGATTGGTCGCCGTTTGAAAATTTGACAGGAATATGTTTACCCGTTACAATATTAACAAAATTACCAATAGCCCGTTTGTAGGAAGCCAACTTAATAAGGTCATTTTTATTATCAATAGCCTCACCACGAGCATTCACACGAACAGGTGCGAACAAAGATTTATCCAACCAGAAGTCGGAATAATAAGATTTATGATTTTTGTAGTGTTTCATATATTAGGGATTAACTTACAATGTAAAGATAAGAAAGAAATAGTAAATATCCAAGCTTTCTATGTTAAATTTGCGTTAAATCTTTTTTCCAAGATTTATCCTTTCTTGAATACGCCTTTAATGATGGGACAACCTGTTCTGTCATTTTTTTACCAATATGGTGTGCAGCATCCCCAGAAGTCCAATTTCCGTTGAAATCAAGTACTTTTTTATCTCTTTTGGTTTTACTCATATCAATAATTATTTAATACTTAAAGATAGTAATAAAAAAGCAAAATTCCAAGCTTTTTCCCTAAAAGTTATCCACATTTTAGGGTTAAAAAGTGTCCAATATATTGGACAGTTTGTAAATTATCCGTTATAGATATCAAATCCACCCGAAGAATCGGGCGTTTGTTTTGGTGGGATTTTAAACCCATATTTAATTTTAACCCGCTCTGATATGGGTATAGGATTCCCCTCTTCATCAATTCTTACAAAGGTAATGTAGGTAGATACTACGGTGGTTTGCTTTCCAGTGTAAACATTATGGGCTCGGGCCTCAATATATAATTTAACTGATGTATTGCCTATATTATGGACTTTACCATAAACCTTTAATAACTGCCCTTCTTTTGCAGGTTTTTTAAATAGACATTCTTCTATTTTAATAGTAACCACACGGGGTGTATCGCATACCTGCATTGCATAGGCTGCGGCAGAAGCATCAATCCATGCCAATGCTTTTCCACCAAATAGATTTCCGTGAAATCCTAAATCTGATTTTTTGACGGGATATGTATTAATTAACTCCATCTGTTATTTCTTCAAATGGTATAGATACTATTTCTCTACAAAAATACAACATTCCATCTTTTTTAAATGCGTGAGAGCAGTTCCAATATTGCTTCACCCCATCCACATTCAACACACCATCCTCTCGTACGGCTCTATAAACTTGAAACATTGAATCATTAACATATATAACCTGTCCAATATTCATTTTAAAAATTTTTGAGCGGGTAGATGGAATCGAACCACCTTCATAGGCTTGGAAAGCGAATGTAATACCAATATACGATACCCGCAAGTTCCCCCAATTAAGGGGGGATTTGATTACTGAGCAGCTTGAGTAGTGCTATCTACTGCAGGATACAACTCTTGAGTTGAATCAATTACAGAAGAATCTACTGGTTCAGCGGTTTGTTCGACCTGTTCAGCGTTATTGCTACATGATGTAAGTGATACAATCATAGCAATCATTGTTGAAAAAAAGATGTTTTTCATAATTAAATTGGTTTAAATTTTACACAATATACGAAACTATTTTGATATTTCCAAATTTTTTACAAATAAATACAATTATTTTTTTAATAAAATCTCTTTAAGCATGTTTACCTCATTTCGAAACAACTCGTTTTCCATTTTCCACCTTACCTTTTCAATTGCTTTTTGAACCAATAAAATTAATTCATTTGATAAATGTGAACCAATTGTGAACTCAAATGTATAGTAATGGTTTGATACTTTTACCATATTATTTTGAAGTATTAGTGTAAACTCTTTATCCCAAGTTTGAACATAATACCTACCTGAAGGTGTCATTAAATAATGAGTGTTTGGGTTGGCTAATAATTTAATTAAAACCCTTTTAGTAAGAATTTCTCTTTCAGTATATGGTTCATGTTTATTTGCTTTTAACTTAAACCAAACATAAACCTTTTTTAATTTATATGTTAAATTCATACTTTTTGTTTTTGTGATCCCGACTGGGGTCGAACCAGTAACCTACTGCTTAGAAGGCAGTTGCTCTATCCATTGAGCTACGGGACCAATGTAATGGTGGGCCCTGCTGGGTTCGAACCAGCGACCACCTGATTATGAGTCAGACGCTCTGACCTGCTGAGCTAAGGGCCCTTATTGTTGAGCGGAGGGGTGTTACCGCCCCACCATCTCCGAGCTGGTAGCCCGGCGAGTTTCTTCCAACTCTTCCTCCACGTTTTATGTAAATATACGAAACTATTTTGATATTTCCAAATTTAACAACAGTGATAATCTGCTGCTTTTGTTGCTATTTGTGAATGTGGTTTTATATTTACTTTATATCCCAATGAACTTGCCCACCCACGTGTGGCTGAAACTAAACGATTAGATGGCCAATATTCATCTTCATTGTAATCCATATCCAATTCAACCTTTATGTTTATTTGCTGAGTAAACCATTCTGCTAATTCAATAGTACGAGAGCATTCCTCAAATAATCGTTTGAACAAATCCTTTATTATAGGTATTCTTTCTTTACTATAAATATAATGAACACCCCTCACACCAAATCGGTATGCTATTACAGTTACATACACCGTTTCAATACCCACATTCTGCGAATCAGTTCCAATGTATATTTTTGTAGATGGGTATTTTTTTAATACTTCCAATGTATGTTGAATCGGGTCTACATACCCATTATCAACTGAACGAAATTTTTTCATTTTTTAATAATTGTACCAGAGATGGGACTCGAACCCACACGAGCGCTTAGCTCAATTAATTTTAAGTCAATCTTGTCTACCTGTTTCAACACTCTGGCGTTTAGGCTATTTTTTTATTTTTTCAACCACAAATAACTTATTAAATTCATCTAAACTTATTTGTTTTGTTTTTGCAAAAAATTCCAATGCTTCCTCAATAGAACCTGCTTTGGTTTTAGAAATTGCTTCCTTTTTAATGTCGGTGGTGCTGTAAAAAAAATATTCATTCATAGTAATCCTTATTTTTTATAAATATACGAAAGAAAGTTTAACTTTCCAAATAATAATTTATTTTAATTCCCGCTTCATTAAACATCTGAATACTTCTTTGAGCACTCTCTACCCACTTTTGTTCTTTAGAGCCACCACCATCCTTAATCCATATTTCGGTAATACCTGCATTTATAATTGCTCTTGCACAATCTGTGCATGGTATTCCACATGTCATATACATTTTAGAACCATTTGTAGATACACCAATTCTTGCTGCATTATAGATAGAATTTCTTTCGGCGTGTTCAAACCAAAAATACTTTTCAGGTCTTTCCTGTCTTTCATCCACATTATCATCAATACCCCGCGGAAATGAATTATAACCTGTGGAAATTATTTCATTACCCCTTCCTACAAGAACTACACCTATTTGAGTATATTTATCTTTTGATTTTAACTTAACTTGTTCCGCTATGTTAAAAAAATATTCATCCCAATTCATATTTTATTAATTTTGAATTGTTAGTTTATATTCTTTTTTATCATCCGTTTTAAAATTAAAAGATTTTTCTGATTGGTTATAATTTATTTCCGATATTCTATCAGACTGAAATGCGGAAAATGTGCCCCAAGAATCACTCCACTCAAAATCCAAAAGTAAAATGTTCCCAGCATGCGGACCACCATCTTCCCAATTTTTAACCCTACCAAACCTATCAGTATTACCCCATCTAATGGAATCCGATTCTATAGTAAGGTTTCCGCCGATTTCTTCTAATTTATATTTTTTCATAACCAATAATTTACACTTCCATTAATTTTTAAAAATACGTTTTGTATTAGTATCAACTGATAGTATATACATTCCCATTGGAATTTGATGTGTGGTAATCATTGCCTTTTTACCATCAACAAAAATCTCAACAACCATCTTTCTACCACTCATATCATAAAGTGAGATATTCTTTATTAATTTATCACTTTCTACATTGATTAAATCACAAAAAGGATTAGGATAAATACCTACATTTGGATTAGAAATGGATTGTAGTGAACTGTTTAATGTATCGGGTCTGAAATTAGACCAACCTGCTGTCCAGTCAATTGTTCCAAACGCACCCCTATGATTTACAACTGAGAAAAAGGTATCAGTTAGTCGTGGATTCAAAAATGAAGCGCCATTTAGAAGGGGACTTGTGGAATCAGGCAATAAATTTGGATTAGTCAAATTATTATATCCTACACCAAATCCTAAAAGATGAATACTATCAGTTTGATTATTACGAGAACTATCTCTAAAATATGTTTCCATCCCCGGCCAACTATTAGCACCAGATGTCTGCTCAAAGTTATTTGTCATATTAGCAAATACAACATTTTCAAACTGAAGTAAGTTATTAGTAGCATTTAATTGAGCCGCTGAACCATCAATATGTAACCCAGTTGGGTATCCAACAAAAACCGAATTATATATTGAGGTTCGGGTATTTCTACGAAGATGTAATGCCCTACGATAAAGTGAAGCAGTCGTTCCATTTTCTTTTGGACCGATAATAGTTACATTTGAAAAAATGGGAGATGTAATAGGTGTATTAGCAGTTCCCGTTCCATCATTATCGGATTCAAACCCATTTGATTGAGATTGGTCTGCAATATTCGGGTCACGCATTGAAAGAGTAAATTGAACTTTACCTGAATACCCAAAATCAGTATCAAAATCATCATCCCACCCACGATGGGCAATTAAGTATTTACAATTTACATTTCCACCAAACCACTCATAACTATCATCACCGGAATAACTGACTTGGATATTTTCAATAATGGTTTTTCTTCCAACCCCACCCATCGTTAAACCATTAATCTCATTGTTGGGTTGATAAGCAATTCCACCATATTCAATTCGAACATACCGAAATACCCCCGATGAATCATCTTCGTTTGTTCCACCATATGTAGCATCATTACCCAAAAGACCGCCTTCTACAATAGCAGTTCCGCCTGGTACATTGATTGGGGCATTTCCAAGAATAAGAACACCACCCCAGTCACCATATGTGCGTTGACCCGCAGGTTCGTTGGAAGTGAATACTATTGGATTTGTTGAAGTACCTGATGCATGGATTTTACCTGTTTTAGTAACAATAAGGGTTGCTTTACTTGCCCTATCACCACGAATAATTGTGCCAGGTTCAATAGTTAGGGTAGCACCATCCTTTACAAATCTATATCCATTTAGAAGATAGATTCGATTAGAACTCCATGTTGTGTTTGTTGTAATATCAGTATTAACTGTATCAACGATTGTTTGACCAAAAGATGCAATGGTCATAAGTAAGCTCGTTAGAGCAAATAGAAAAAGTTTTTTCATAGGTTAAATTGTTTTGTTTAAAGTTTAAAATTTATTTCCAAAATAGTTGAATTAGTATAAGTATGGTAGCCACCCCTAATGATACTGTGGTTTTCGTATTAAGTGTTTCTCCAAACATGGAATTTGCCATTACTGCGAAAACAATAACCCCAATACCAAAACCAATAATTCGGCCAGGCCAAAGTAATCCACCATAATAAATAATTATTTGGCGTATTGATTCCATATACATCATTGATATTGGAATACCCATTAAAACTACTAACCAATAGTTTTCTTTGAACGATTGATATTTTAAGTGCCCTTGTACTTGTAAAAATGTAAGTATTTGGGCTACAAACATCAAAACCATTCCTATAACTAATCTCATATATAATAAGTATTACATTAATATTATTGAAGTGTTAATAAATTGTTAATGTTTGTAGGGGAAGCGGGACTCGAACCCACAACCTCGTGCTCCCAAAGCACGTAATCTAACCAATTGATATATTCCCCTGTGTTTAAGTAGTCAGGACAGGATTCGAACCTGTATGTGGTATATTTCTCTGTTTATTTTCTCTCATCCATTAGGATATTGAGCCACATCGTTAAACAATAAATCGTGCGTCTACCATTCCGCCACCTGACTAATTTAGTAATTCATCTGTTGAGTATCCAGTCAACATTAAACACTTAATTTCCGTTTTTAGCATTCTAAAAAATATCAAAAATGCTCTTCTACTAGGTCTTTTCCAAAACAATTTCCAAATATAATTTAATGTTCTAAACATATCTTTAATTTTGTAGTCAGGACAGGACTCGAACCTGCATGTGGACCTTGTGTGTATTTCAACTATATTGCGGTTTGTTCCACTCCGTTTCACTATTCGGGGCGTCTACCAATTTCGCCACCTGACTATTATTTTTCTATCTCTTTGTTATATTTTATTTTAAGTCCTAATTCTTCTAAACCTTTATCATGACAATCTTTTACTGCTTTCATTCCATGCTTGGTAGCAATTGTTTCAAGTACCCTAGCATGATAAGCTTCTTCTGGTTCAATAACCTTAAACAACTCAACCAAATCCTTTGGTGTATTAGGATCGTTTATGATAACTCTCATGCGTTTAAGTGATAGAGTTTCAGCATAAGCACCAATAGCAGCAGCGGTGCTACAATCAATTACACACGGAAGTGTGTTTCGCCAATACCTTCCATCTTTGGTAGATTTGATAAATAAAGTAATGTTTCTATCCTTTAGGATTTTTTCAACCAATACCGAATGTTGTGCTTCTTGTTCAGCTATTCTCCTAAAGATAACATACGCTTGCATATCATTTTTACAATAGGTGTCAGCAAAATTGATGAAACGTTCTTCAGCATCTTTCTCATTGTTATATAAACCAACAAGCCAGTGTTCAAGTTTTTCTTTATTATTTAAACAATCATTCCACCACTTTTTTGTTATTTTTAACATAACATTATTTTTTTTAGTAGTCAGGACAGGATTCGAACCTGTACGATGCATTTCTCTTGCACCTCGGAATTAATGGCCTCACGAAATTAATTATTTCGTTAGCTTACTTGCTGCGTCTATCCAATTTCGCCACCTGACTGTTTGTTTACATCTCTAAATCAAACACATACGCTATAATAATATAGGAGATAAGGAAAATACCTATAATTGTTAATATAATTGGTCTCAATATTTTTACACTTACTAATTTTTCCATATTTTTTAATTTTTAGTAGTCAGGACAGGATTCGAACCTGCGTATGAGAGACTCATCTATACCTTTTTACCGATGCAGACTAACCCTTTGCGTTACCAATTCGCCACCTGACTATGTTTCCCTATCCTGAGATTCCAGACGGGTAGATTTTAACGGGTTTCTCTCACTGTTCGAGAACCATATCTCCCTCTATTATTTGGCAACCTAAAAGATTAACCATTCAAAAAGTGGGCCTTTTTCATTAGTGTCTTACCACATAAAAACCTGTCAACACTACTGGGAGGAGGTGTGTCGCTCTCCTTTATTCCCATGCCGTCCCACTCACGCTGACTGACGGTCTGCGGGTCTATTGTTTAAGTCTTAGACCAAAGACTCTGAGCACCTCTTACTCATTGTCCATTCTGTTGGATTCGAACCAACTTACTCGTCTTACATTCGGATTAGCGCTAACCAGGCGATGTAAGAGTCAAAGTGTTTTAACCACATAACACTAAGAATGGAGGATTAGAAGCTTGGGATTTTCACCCTCGAACATCTTCATTGATACGTCTATCAATTAGATTGAAACGCGTATTGCGACACTTCTAATTTGCGGTTCGTATGGGAATCGAACCCATGACCTTCGCAGTGACAGTGCGATATTGTAACCAACTCTACTAACGAACCATTTGAGCGATAAACAGGACTCGAACCTGCAACCTCCGACTTGGAAGGACGATGCTCTACCAATTGAGCTATTATCGCGAATTGAGCGGCAAACTGGATTCGAACCAGCGACCCTAACCTTGGCAAGGTTATGCTCTACCAACTGAGCTACTGCCGCGTTTGAGCTCCCTGTCGGATTCGAACCAACGACCATCCGCTTACAAGGCGGGAGCTCTACCAACTGAGCTAAGGAAGCATTTTTTGTGGACCGTACCGGAGTCGAACCGATGACCTTCTGAATGCAAATCAGACGTTCTAGCCAACTGAACTAACAGCCCTTTGGTTGCGGGGGAGGGAATCGAACCCTCGTAGTTGGGCTTATGAGACCCAGCTGGTGCCATCTCCAGTCTACCCCGCGATATACTTTTGTACTCCGTACGGGACTCGAACCCGTAAGCTTTCCCGTGAAAGGGGAATGTCCTAAACCAATTAGACGAACGGAGCGTCTTTTTGCGTCCTGAGAAGGATTCGAACCTACGGCCTAGCGGTTAACAGCCGCTTGCTCTACCTCTGAGCTATCAAGACAAATAATGTATCGAAGGTGGGACTCGAACCCACATTGCTATTTAGCGCTGGTTTCTAAAACCAGTATGTCTACCAATTCCATCACTTCGATATAAATATACGAAATATTTTTTATATTTCCAAATTTTGCGGAAGATATTGGATTCGAACCAATGAACCGGGATTACCGATTAACACCTTAGCAGGGTGCCGCTTTAGACCAGCTCAGCCAATCTTCCTTTGGGGTGATTAATGGGTTTCGAACCCATACTAACAGAACCACAATCTGTCGTGCTACCATTACACTATAAACACCATAAATAATAGAGTAGCGAGAAGCAGAATCGAACTGCTGGCCTTAGGTTTATGAATCCTACGCTCTAACCATCTGAGCTATCTCGCCATTTTGGCGCGGGTGCAAGGATTCGAACCTCGAACTGCGGTGTTGGAGACCGTAATGATACCATTTCAACACACCCACTTTTTTTGAGGTACTGGTTGGATTTGAACCAACATAAGAGCTTTTGCAGAGCTCCACCTTGCCAATCGGACACAGTACCAAAATGTGGTTCTTAAACGATTCGAACGTTTAATTCTTCGTCCGTAGCGAAGTGGTTTATCCGTTAGCCTAAAGAACCAAATGTTGGAATAGCCGGATTCGAACCAGCGACCTTTTGAATATCAGTCAAATGCTCTAACCTACTGAGCTATATTCCAATGTGTGCCTGCAGAAGGACTCGAACCTCCGAACTCAAACGAGAACTGATTTACAGTCAGTTGCAATTGCCGCTATGCGATACAGGCGTATTGTGTGGTGATGGACGGAATCGAACCGCCGACACAAGGATTTTCAGTCCTTTGCTCTACCAACTGAGCTACATCACCAAATAACACGAAGTTAGGATACCCGTCTCGTCCTAATCTTAACTGCTTAATCGTAGTTTTACGAGGCCTCGGCAGAGGGTGCTAACTCCATATGGAGACCTGCGCTGGTCTTTTACCCATACTTCTGTTCTTCATGTTTGGTACATCATGATGGATTCGAACCACCGACCCTTTGCTTGTAAGGCAAATGCTCTGAACCAACTGAGCTAATGATGTGTATGTGACCCCGAGCAGGATCGAACTGCTACTCCCCTGATTAAAAGTCAGGTGCTTTACCAATTAAGCTACGAGGTCATATTCTTTTTTCAATCTATGACATCTATTATAGTTTCCACCTTTGGGAGTTAATCCAACAAAAATCAAAGATTGTCTGAAATTCCATTTATTAATCAACAATGATTCTAACAAAGTTTCATCGGTAACTTTCATTTTTCTTTCTTTTTTATTTCTACCTCTCCATGTAGAAGTAATTGAATGGCAGTTAGGACATAACATTTCTAAATTATCTCTATTGTTGTTAAAGTGATTACCATCTTTATGCTCTAATTCTAAAACTAAAGTGGTGTTTAACCACTCACTCAATCCACATTTATTACATTTTTCTTCCTGTTCATAAAGTATTCTAAACCTGAGAGATTGAAAACTAAGTTCAGAGTATTCTGATTGTAATATTTGGTTTTTATGATTTTCTTTTCTTATATTTCCAATCTTAATCCAAAAACTACTAGGTCTATTGGAGTTTGATTTTTTAACTTTTTCAGAGTTTTTTGCAGATTTAGATTTTTTTAACTTATCAGATTCTGTCCAATTTCTACTATTTCTGCAAGATAACGAGCAATAATTAACTAAACCTCTAGATGGTTCAAATTCATTTCCACATTTTTTACATTTTTTCATAATTTCCCATTTTATGTAAATATTAAGTTGAACTCAGAAACATTAAAAAATTAAAAAATAAATTAACCAATTGAGCTACGAGGTCTTTTGTACTCCCGACAGGATTTGAACCTGTAACCTCGATGGTATAAGCATCTTGCGCTAACCGTTGCGCCACGAGAGCATAATGTGAGGAAGGAGTGAGATTCGAACTCACGGAGCTTTTACACCCTTCAGTTTTCAAGACTGATGCAATAGACCCACTCTGCCATCCTTCCATTACACCGTTCGTTGGTACTTCGCCGTTATCTGCAGATTCGGTGTTTTCCCCGTTCTTGTTTTATTTAAGTGTACTACCCTACTCGGTGCTTGTAGCCAACACTGTGTAGTCAGGACAGGATTCGAACCTGTAATTAGGATTATTTAATCGGGCTCCATACCGTACCTACCTTTCGATGCGTCTACCATTTCGCCACCTGACTATTTCGGGACGGGAGTAAGCCGCTCCCATTTGTCCCTACTGAATTATAGTTGGTTTGTTGTTATAAAGAACTCAAACCCATCTATCAAAAAAAAACTTCTACCTTCGTCTAGTGAACCTGTATCCTGCCGTTCCCTAATCAATCGATTGTTACTTTTACGTCTCAACAATCCACGTCCACGGCGGACAAGAAAAAAAGACGGCTTGTTGACTAATATGGATTCGAACCATAATCCCCCGCCCCAGATTTCAGCCTCAGATATTTACCTACTTTCAAGGGGCAGTGTGCTCCATTACACCATAGCCAATCGAGAGTTTCGAACCTCTCAGTCTTAGGTTAATTACTCCTAAGATTTGTAGTCAGGACAGGATTCGAACCTGTATGTGGTAATCCTTTCAGATATTTCTCACTTACGTTTTTGCCGTATTAGCGTCTAACCAATTCCGCCACCTGACTGATTAAAAAAAAAAAGAAACAGAGGTCATCCAGTATACAGTGTGCGCCTCACCTGATGCATCAAGGGACTGTGCGTTTGCGTTTTACTTGTTTCTTTGGTAGTCAGGACAGGATTCGAACCTGTATGAAATCATCTTTGGGTACATAAATGTATTTCTACATTCAAGCTGACTTCTCACTTTGTTAGCGTCTAACCAATTCCGCCACCTGACTATTTTTTTATGTTGTCCCCCAAGGATTCGAACCTCGATAAGCAGAATCAAAGTCTGCTGTCCTGCCGTTAGACGAGGGGACAATGGCTTTTCCAATATGTCAAAGAACGATGGTTTTTTAATGAGAACCAACTCAAGAACAAAACAAATATACTAAACAATTTTCAATTTTCCAAATTTTTAATATTATCTTTTTGTTAAGAAAAAAAAAGCCCGAATTTTATTGTTCGGGCTTGCTCTTTTAGATTTGTATTTGTTATATACACATCCACGGCACAACCCTACCGCCAATATAGTTTACTGGTGTAAACCATATTTTATCTGATTGGAGTTGATTGTTTGAATGCATAGTATTTATGTTTTTATTCTTACAATAAGTATATAAAAAAATTTTAAAAATATGATAATGGTTTTTAGTAGTCAGTACAGGATTCGAACCTGCAATTTGCAACCTTAATGATGGTAAAGGATTCGGCTAGCCATGCCTCATTACACTACTGACTATATTATTAGATTTAATTTAATTACTATTTTCTTTTTTACGTTTTTGTTCTCGCTCCCAAAGTAAGTTTCCCACAATCACACCACATCCAATTGATGAAACGATTCGTAATACCATATTTGGTGCAAGTATTGAATAGGTTAATAATGCTGCTGATAGTAGCCACCATAAAGGGAATGGTTTAAAAAAGTTTTTCATATTATTGTTTTTTAATTTGTTTGTTTATCATCCACATCATAAATAAATACATTGCGAATACTATAAGTACAACTAACGCGTTATAGGCCTAATCTTTTTAAATAAGCGGGACCATATACATCATAGGTACATCCTTCAACAACATTACCACGCGGAATAGGAGCGGGAGCACGCCACGATGCAGCTTTCATCAAATCCGCCCTACGATATGGTTTACCATTTAGTTCACCATCCTTTCGGGCGATAAATCCCCATACACTACCATTCACATCAATTTTGTAAAACTTAGAACCCTTTGTTAATTTGATTACAGGCTCATTTAAGGATTGAAACCTTTCTTTATAATATCCCTTTAATTGTCCAGTCAAAATTTCCATAAAATCTTCAATAGTTTGACATGGGGGGGATGTTAATTGCGTAACTGATGTCATATTTTTTTAGGATTATTTGTTATACATTTTAACCATATTAACACTCACTTTATAAGTCTTACCACCACGAGTAACCAATACAGGTGATTTGGTAGATTTAGGTTTCCAACCCGAAATCACATACTCATTACCCTGTAAGATGATTGTTTGACCAAGATTAAAGCCTGGTAATTGATATTTACCATAAGTATTAAAAGCGGATGCCTCTTTAGTCATAACCACCCCATTAGAAGCTTTAACAGCAGCTTGAACCTTATAAGTTACATTGTTTGAGGTAAAGGTAGCATTACCAACGGAAAGCTGAATACCATATTTGGATGATACGGCGCTTAGGGCTGCGTTAATATCATCACGAAGATTCTTAACGGCGGCCCTGTCAAAAGATGTAATTTTCATAGTGTTTGTTTTTTTAACTTACATAGTAAAGATAAGGAAGAAATAGCAAATATCCAAGCTTTTTATGTTAAATTATCGTTAAATTTATCCACATTTTGGGTTAAAACTGTCCAATAAATTGGACACTTATTCAATATTTCATTTCATTTTGGTTAGGGTTTAACATTTTGGTGGTGTCAACGAAATGGTATAAAGGCTGACGATGAGTTCATAAATAAGGTAGTTAGTAGCAATTATTTTTTGCTACTGTTACACCAACAATGACCAGCGTGTGTTAAAGCAATTCCATCTCTAACATTACAGCTAATATATGTATGTCCTTTATATTCAAATTCGTTTAATTCTGTCACCCGTGTAAATATTCCGCTTTCAGTTCTTACTTCACCACCTTTTGATGTAGGTTTAGCTGTAATGTTTTCGTCTTCGCAACCGCAAAAAACAACAGCTACTAACAGCAAATAAGCAAAAGCAAAGGTGCGGTGGTAAATTGATGTTCTCGTTTTCATATTATGTTCTGTTTTTAAGTTAAAGTTTTCGTTTCTAAATCTTTGCCTTAGCTTATCTGCGAACCGTTAGCGGAAATACCTTTTGTGCATCTCAACGCATCCACAGTTAATACAAGCGTGTAATTCCTGTTCAATCTCATCTTCACTCACAGAACTTGTAAGATTAGGAGAATTACACTCATTACATACCCATTCAAAATCTCGTTTAGGTACGCCTGTGCGATATATGTCTTTTGGGTCGTGTTGATGGTCAGGTAGTTTCATAGGTTTGGGTATTTTATGTCAGGTTATAGGCTGACGCTGGGGGGCTTTTGGTAAGAGCAGAGGCTGACGATTTGTTCACGAATGAGCGAGTTATCGGCAATTATGTGGCTTTCGGGTGTTCCCATTTTTCACGTCCGCATTTACATTTTGTGGCTGATGAAGTTTTATTGTCCGCTTCAAAAAAGTCACATAACAGTCCGCTTCGCCCACTAACATCGGCTTGTAGCAATTCTTGGTTCAGTTCTTCGAGTAACTCTTGGAAATTAGTTTCTCCTGTTAATTGAAAGTTTATGCCACATTCAAATGCTCGTTTCATTTCATTGTATGAGTAATACATTTTCATCTTCGTATCAAATTTAGTTGTTAATAATTCGCTTAAACGTAGGTTCGTGTTTCCGAATCCCAAATCTCAGTCCATTTGAAATACTTCCAGCTATCCCTCCATCTAAGTTTAAACTTTTCTATGATTTTTGCTTCAAAACTTCTTGCCTCTTCCAAGGTGTCAAAGTCCTCCTGAAAATCATTCATCCTATCGGGATAATAGCAATCACCTGCAAATACTAAGAATCGTTTCATTATTGAGTGTTATTTGTGTTTGTATCCAACAGGCGATTTTTTTCTGCATTTAACCAGTCTTTAGCCGACATACCGCTATTGGCAAAATTTTTTGAATTAAGCATATCCAATGCTATTTCAATTGCGTGTAATTGATACTTTTTATCAGCAATCAATCCATCTAAATACTCATAAAAAGCCATTTGAGCCTCATACTCTGCTTCTGCTTGTGCAGCGCATCCTGCTTCGTATTCCCATTGTTCTTGTGTCATTTTATTTAGGTTTTAAGGTTTGGTTGGGTTCACGAATGAGCGAGTTAGGGGCAACCTACGGACGTACATCGTTCAACTTTTCGTAACACATTTTAATCACTCTTGCATCCCATAATGCATTATGTTTTGGCATTTCATGATACACTTCACCACAGCCAAATTTTTCACGACTTACATCAGGGTCAATGGCTTTCATTTTAAACACCGTACAAATGTCAAAAGGTATGTAGTAAACGTTTTTTGGTATATTAAAAGCGTGTCCCCATATTTGAGAGAATAGCACCCAATCGTAAGAAAGACAATCACTCCACATTTCAACTTCTTCAAATTGCGAAAGCCATTTTTCTAAATAGATTTTTATTTCTTTCGTAGTTCCATAAACTAACATATCATTTGGTCTATCTTCTGTTACAATACAATCGCTTACATCACCTTTAGGGTGGTTAAGTTTAGCAATCACGTTTTCTTTTAACCAATCATCCACTTGGGTAATTGCATAGTCTGTAAATTCAGCGTAAAATGTTTTGCCACATTCCGAAATAGCACCTAATGAAATTAGCGTTGTGCCTTGATGAAGCCCTGTGAACTCCGTGTCAAAGAAAATTTTTGTTTTTGACATTTTATTTAGGTTTTAAGGTTTGGTTGGTCAGTTTATAGGCTGACGATTTGTTCACGAATGAGCGAGTTATAGTTAATTTAAAAGACTATCAATATCAGCCGTTGGTAGTGGCTTCAAATCGTAACTTTCATTTCTAATTCCGCTTGCTTCCAATCTATATAAGTTTCCGTCTTTGTCTTTCAATACTTTACCATCGTGTTCCCATTGGCAACCTTGAAAAACTATCGCTAACAACAAGACGGTAAAAGCAAGGGTTAATCGGTTAATTGAAAATTTCTGTTTCATGTGTATAGTTTTTAATTGTTTTCTTTATATGTTTTTTAAATGTGTATAGGTTTTGGGTAATTTGTGACAGGTTATAGGCTGACGATTTGTTGTAGGAAAACTTCACAAATAAGCGAGTTATGTGCCATTATGCTTTATTTCTTTTCCACAGTTGGTGCAATACCAATCAGTTAGGTTTTCCATCGGGAATGGTCTGCGTTTATCACAAACGCACAACGTACCCTTCGGCAACATAACACCGTATAAAATCAATAGCTGCTTTCGCATTTCTATCAAGTCTATTTTTCCTAAGTGAAAGTTGTTCAATATTTCATCTATTTTCTTATCCATACGCTACTGCTTTTATACGTGGAACGTTATAGGCTGACGCCGGGGGAGGTTTGGTAAGACCAGAGGCTGACGGTGGGTTCACGAATGAGCGAGTTAGTGGTAATTATTATCAACCTCCCATTTATAAACCGCATTTTGATAATCATTATATTCAGATGAACTGCACCCTCTTGGGTCACTTGTATCATAAAAATCTTCTAATTGCGGTTTAGACTTCCCTTTATAACTACCGCTAACAAGCGGTTGGCTCAATTTCTCAAGTTCAGTTACATAATCAATTAATTTGTAAAATTCATCAAGTGCCAACCCTTTTTGGTAGAAGTCAAGCTTGACGCCTCTCATCTGTGCTTTTAGGTTTTCAATTTTTGGTTTCATGGGTTTGGGGTTTGGTTGGTCAGCTTATAGGCTGACGCTGGGGGAGGTTTGGTAAGAGCGGAGGCTGACGATTTGTTCACGAATGAGCGAGTTAGGCGAAACACTAAAAGACAAATGGCTCACCATCTATTTTTGCCTCACCGACAGAAATAATGCAGTCGCTTAGTTCAATATTTAAAAGTGGATTAGCCATTCTTATGTCGCTTCTTGCTCCAAATCTGTATTCTAACCACTCCACAATATCTACATCATCAGGGTTGCCGTTAAATTCTTTTGGCATTTCAATTTTTACATCTTTTAAATTTAGTTTTGACATTTTAATTAGTTTTTATAGTTTCAAACAACCGATACCTCCCACACGAATCGGTCAGGGTCTTGACTTGAGGCCCGAATCCGTTGGAGCGGGATAGCACATACTCGCAGGCGTTACCCTTGGCCCGCACCTCAATCACCTTCCAAGGGCGGTCGTTGGTGCAAGCGGTCAGCAGGAGCAGAAGTAGGAATGGTCTCATAACTTAATTTTTTAGTTTTTTAATTATTACATAGTAAAGATAGGGATAAAACCCCATATTTCCAAGCTTTCTGTATTAAATTTAGGTTAAATTTATTCATTTTCCATATCAATCCAATCCACATCACCATCTTCCATCATATTATTATCTTCCAATAGTGTCCAATACCGCTCTTTCCACCTATCTAATTCAACACCATCTATGAGTTGAACTTGTCCCGTTTTTTTGGCAAGATATGCAATACCCCAATTAAGTATTTCTTCGGCCTGGTTTAGTAAACCATCTTCCAACATTACCAATACCCGTTTATAATTTTCGGTTATGGTATCTAATTTTTTTGGTTTTCTTCCTCGCTTTTTCATATGTATAAAATTTTATCGGTATAAAGTAACAATTGACCCAAAATTAGAGTCAAATACCCTAATCAAATTTTCGTAATCACCACTCATCATTTCGTTTACGATTTCTTTGGAATTAAATCCCAATTGTTTGGAAAGATTTTGAGCAAGACCAATGAGATAAAATGCATTTCCCTGCGGCCCTGTTAAATCAACTTCAATAGCTGAATTTTTTACTTTTTGCTTAATAGCCATAACTTTTATTTTTAGTTTTTTAATTATTACATAGTAAAGATAGGTATAAAACCCCACTTTTCCAAGCTTTCTGTATTAAATTTAGGTTAAATTTTATGCTTTCCAAAGGTGTAATAATCTTGAGCCTCATCATCGGCACTCATTTTCATTTCATCATCAATCCTATCACTATATTTTATCTCATTAAAGATAACGGCTATCTTGTTCTTATCTTCTTGTGTGGCATGCCCACTATCTTCAAAAATAATAAGTAACTCACAAGCACTATTTAATAATCGTTTTAAGGTTTCGCTGGTCGTTTCGCTGGTCATCGTCTGTTGGTTTATTGGTTGAACAAAAGTCTTTGATGGTAGTTATGGTATTAGTTTGTATTTACGTCCGTTGTGTTCAATGATTTCGGGGGGGCGGTTGTCAATAATTGCACCAACTGAATCCTCAAAGTAGATGACATCGCCATTTGAATCAAATTCAGATTTAAACCAATATCCACTTGAATCTTCACCATAGAAACGATAGTCATTTTTGTCCATAATTTCAAGGTTGCCATTGGCCTCAAAGTCCCAGTTCAGCCATTGGCCGATTGTTTGTCCGTCTTTCATGGTTAGGGTATTAGTTGATATTTTTTGCCGTTGTGTTCGATGATTTGAGGGGATGCGGTTGTCAACAATATTACCGCCTGAATTTTTAAAGTAGATAACATCGCCATTTGAATCAAATTCGGATTTAAACCAATATCCTTTTGAAGTTTCATGGTATATATCGTCGCCATTCTTGTCTTTAATTTTAAGGCTGCCATTGGTCTTGAAATTCCAGTTCAGCCATTGGCCGAGTGTTTGTCCGTCTTTCATAGGTTTAGTGTTTAGTTTCTTCAATTAGTTCTCCGTCTTTCCAATGACGGGTTTTGGTAATGTTTCCCTGTTCATCAAATTCCTCCTCAATTCCATCCGCCTTACCTTCTTTGTATGGGGTTCTCCAATGGATTTTTCCGTTTTCATAGAACATCTCCTCAATTCCATCCTCCTTACCTCCTTTGTATGAGGTTCTCAAATGGATGTTTCCGTTTTCATAGAACCACTCCCAAATACCTTCTTCTTGCTCTTTTGAGTTTAGTTGTCCTTTGACCCATATATTTCCGTTGGGGTAATATTCAATGTAGGGTGTGAGTTCGTTGGTCATAGGTTTAGTGTTTAGATTGTTATGTGCCATTTTAGTGAACACAATTCCGAAGATTCCACTCTTGAAGGTCAATGTACTTATCATAGGTACACTCTTGACCACTTTCAATCTCATAAATTTGATTATCAAAAGCGTCTATTTTATCTTGTTTTACAATCCATTCTTTATACTCGTCAAGAGTGTTGAAGCCAAACATTTGACCTTTCTGATTATTTACTACTATTATCATAATTTTTGAATTAATTTGGTTTATTGGTTGAACAAAAGTGCGTAAATGAATCTGCCGAAGAAAATTACACTAAGCACTACTGCTAACGTTGTAAATCCATACTCAAGTATAGTTACAACTAAATGGTTATTGGTTTTTGGTTTCATAACTTTTATTTAGAAGCGGATTGAATTATACTAAATGCTTTACTAACCACTTTTTGGTCAGATACATATTTTACAGTATCATTGAATTCCCTACCCACATTTACCACCTCATTCACCACCCATTCAACTTTACCAAATGGAGCCCGATTATCAACAAACACATACTTAACCGAAGCTTCCAACACCATACCCGTCAAACCACAAACCGAACCTGAAGTTTCATAACTCTCATAGATATCATGCATACCATTGAATGTACCATACTCCCAAAGGTGGGCAAATTTTTCTACCTCATAAGCAATTTGTGAATCAACGGGAGCACCCATTTTAGTGTAAAGATTAACCCGAAGAGAATTACCACCAGAGAAAGAGTCCGATTTTACCGAACACATAACCCCATTATAATTCATTTTAACAAACTGCTTTACCAATGAACCTGCGATTGGTGCATTGATATGAACATATTTTACGCCGGAATTTGACCCGTAGGTTTTAGTACGGAGGGCTGTGGTGGGAACTTCAAAGTTCTGACCATTAATTTGGATTACCATTTTTTTCATAATGTTTGTTTTTTTAACTTACATAGTAAAGATAGGGATAAAACCCCATATTTCCAAGCTTTCAATATTAAATTTGCGTTAATTTTCAGTTTCTTCGATTAGTTTCCCTTCTTTCCAAAGTTGGGTTTTAATGATGTTTCCGTTTTCATAGAACAACTCCACAATTCCATCTATCTTACCTCCTACGTGTGGGATTCTCATACTGATGTTTCCGTTTTCATAGAATATTTTCCATATGCCGTCATATTGCCCTTTTGAGTTCTTTTGACCTTTGACCCATACATTTCCGTTGGAGTGATATTCAATGTGGGGTGTGAGTTCGTTGGTCGTTGTTGGTTCAACGTTTTTAGATACTGTCTCATACTGTTCCAAACGCTCTTTGAGCTTTGCGTTTTCTTCTTCAAGTTCTAATATGGTCTTAACCATACTGGTTATTAATTCGTTCATCTTTTATTGCTCGTTCAAAGGGTTAGTTTCGATTAATAAGTTGTCAAGTACGGTCATGAAAGGAAATTCTGTGTAGTATTCAACTCCGGCAACAGTTCGAATCGATTTTATTCCTCCTAAATACAGTACAGTTTCTAATGTCAAATGATACATAAAATATTTTTCTTCTAACTCTTTAACAACTTTGGCGATTGTGTTGGGGTAATGAACGGCTTTTTTATGCAAAGCATAAACCACTTCAGGTTTTAAACGGGAATAAAGATTTTTCATATATTATTTTTATTTTTAGTTTCTCAATTATTACATAGTAAAGATAGGGATAAAACCCCATATTTCCAAGCTTTCAATATTAAATTATCGTTAAATTTTGGAGGAGGGGGGTATTGGTCCAAACGAAAAAAAACACCAATACCCAATCCTCAACCATCTATTATACCAATGATGCCATACACTCTTTAGCGTATGTGGACAAATACGGGTAATGGAGAGCAATCTTCAGCGTATGTGGAAGATGAACTCATAATCATACCATCTGTCTCTACCTCTACCATATACTCACTCCATACCCGGCGTGCCTCTTCGTGCAAATGCGCAAGTTCCTGTGAAGAGGAATATTCGAGCTGATAAGTGGTTTCGGGCTCGGTGGTGTTGGGGAAATCTCCGGTGGGGAAATAAACTCTGAAAGTAGCAATCATAAAAGGGGGGTTTAGTTTCTCAATCATTACATAGTAAATATAGGCATAAAACCCCATATTTCCAAGCTTTTTCCCCAAAAGTTATCCACATTTTACAAAAAAAAAGTGTCCAATTTAGTGGACACTTTCATATAGAGTATTTGGTATTGTTTTACTTCCAATCAATTTTAGGGCAGTATTTGTGATACTTTGCTTTCACCATCTCAACGATGATATTGTCTGTCTTTTCAGTATTACTATTCTTTGATTGCAAGTGTTCTTTTGTTTTAATAATAGCCCAAGTAATGCCAACTATGATAAGGGAAGTCCAAACACAAAAACCAAAAACTATCATTACCATAAGTAATGAATCCTCATCAGGGATGTAAAAGAAAAGACTCAATGTTGAAATCGTGCAAATAATAGCAGCGATAAAGAACCAATAAACAAACGATGTTCCGAGCATATCACCGTATGTGTCCCGACGACTACGTTTGTAGTTGATGATTTCATAAGGTAGGGTATAAATTGCAAACAAAGGTGAAAGAATCACCGCAGTAACCAGTTTCCAAAAGTAAGGACACAGGTTGGTGGGCATTGTGTCGGTTTTATAGAACCAACGATAGAGTTTTGCCGAGAGTGAGTTTTGATTTAGTTTCATTTGTTTTTATTATTTTATTTTCACGGTAGACCTAATGGTTCCATTTATCTCTACCCTAATATCTAGCACATTTGTAGAATCCACCACTATGTATCGACATCCGTCAACACTATACACAATGCCTTTTGGGTATTTCTTTTGAAGCATCTCCTTATCTTGAGAAACAGTGGTGGCATTACAACTTACCAATAATACACCGATGCTGAAAATTGCAATTAACTTTTTCATGTCTTTTGTTTAGTTTGTTTAGTTTTGTTTTAAATTGTTTAGTAGTCAGTACAGGATTCGAACCTGTAAGGAAGGAGGATTACTATTAAATCTAACAAATGTTACCAAGTTTAGATTCCTCAATGCGTCTACCAATTCCGCCACCTGACTGTTTGATTATTCAATGTACGACCATTTAATAATATGTTTCTCTTCACATACATCATTATACGAAGGTATGTACCATTCATCATTTTCATAATAGCAAACCTCATATTTCGGTACGTTCTTCAAAGAACTTTGAATTAGTACCCAACTACCATCTTTTGGTTTTCCATTTTTAATTTCAACCCATTCCATATTCTTTAATTTTTAGTTGTCAGTACAGGATTCGAACCTATATGAACTTTCATTCTCGGGAAGGTTTCCCTAGCGTCTATCCAATTCCGCCACCTGACTGTGTTTCATATCTCTTTATCTTACATAGTAAATATAAGGATAAAACCCCACATTTCCAATCTTTTTATGTTAAATTATCGTTAAATTAATTTCACGACTTCTTGGTTGGGATTAGCACCGTTGCGTTATCGTCTTTCACGAGTTCCCAGTTGTAAGTGGGTGAAAGGTAGAACGAGCGTTTATCTAGTTCCTGATTGTCTGAATTTCTGATTTGTATAAAATCATTCTTAAGTCCCAAAGATTTACAAACATCCGCTGAAACAACTCTTTGCCCGGGTTTATTGGCGTGCTCAGAGAAGTCAAAATACTTGCTATCCTCAGGGAAGCAGTTGGGGTGGTTCTTCTTGATTTTTGGTTTCCATCCTCCACAAGCCATATCGTGCAGTCCACGGATGGCTTCTACAGTAGTAGTTCCATCCAACTTGAAGTGTTCTGTAAGGTATTCCTTTTGTGGGGTAGTGGCTGCGTTGTAGTACTCGTTGAGTAACTCACGGGAGATTCGAATTGATTTTGACATGGTTGTTTGGGTTGGGTTTGTGATTTGACGGAATTGTTCAAGGGAGATTTCTACAAATTGAGGATAATCGGCAATACAATTTTTGATGTCTCCAGCATAGTACTTGCTTTCGTCCTTCGGATGCTCGGACATTAGAGTGTATCCAACCTGAAAATGGAAATCTGTGTCTGCATTTTCCTCCCACCATGCTTTGAGTTCTTTAAAGTTTTCTTCCGTGGCTTCAATGCACCAGTGTTCAGGGTGTTTCATGGGTTGTGAGTTTGTGATTTCACGGAATTGTTCGAGGGTGATTTCTTGGTAGTGACATTTTAGAAAGTTTCCAAAGTCCGAAAAAAAGTAAGTACCGTCGTATGGGTGTTCAGACACAAGGAATGAGCCTGGTACAAACTTGTCGTCCCATTTTGACGCTTTACTCGTTCTTTTGCTCAACCTCCAACGATTGAGTTCTGCGTGGTTTTCTTTGGTTACGGGGATGTACCATTTTTCGGGGTGTTTCATAGGTTTTGGGTTTGTGATTTCACGGAATTGTTCAAGGGTTATTTTTTGGTAGGATGGATACCTTGCGGTAAAACCTTTTTCGGAGCCACACCAATAATAACTTGAGTCTGTTGGGTGCTCTGAAAGTAGGAAGGCGCCTTCTCTTAGGCGGGTGTCTGGGTCCTTTGTCCATCTGCTTTTTAAGGCTTGCTTTCGCCACCACGTTTGGAGTTCTGCGCGGTTCTCTTGGGTAACAGGTATGTACCATTTTTTTAGGTGTGTCATTCGTTTTTTAGTTTTATATTCAAAAAGGATTGGTGATTTGACGTGTTAGAATTTTTGAATCTTTTTCTGGACGAGATTCGATGTCCAATGAAATGGACTTGCCGTAGCATTTAGCAACGATGATGTCATCGCCGTAGCTGTCTTTTTCAACGGCAAACCTTACAAACCCAGCGCCTTCGCATTTTTCATTATAACCAACCATGTCTTTGTGTTGGATTGCCGCGGAAAAGATGATTCCACTCCCTTCAACGATTACGTATTTTGCTTCGTACATTTTTATATACTATTTAACTCCAACCATCAAAGTATATACATCACATTCCATCAACCTAAACATATCTTTAGGGAACACACTTTTCAAATCGGTAGTATCAAAGTACTCATTTTCGTAAATGGGTAATGATAGTTTGGTGTCTTTACGCATGGTGTGTCTTTCGACCCACTCATTAACATCGACTACCAACATGTAATTTCCGTTTCTTAACATAGCTTTTATTTTTAATATGATTAAATATACGAACGAATTTTATGGTGTTAAGATTGAAATGATCAAAACTAACAAGATTGAATAAAGTATAAAAGTTATACCAAACCCTACTATAATTCCATCAAAATATGTTTTTTCTTTTTTCATGTTTTGTTATTTTATTAAACTTTAAATTTCCAATTCGCCAACCACCACTTATTATAGGCAAGGGTGGTGATATATACCAACCCAAATAATGCCAATACGGTAATGGTTTTCAATACTACAATATAGATTGCGAGTAAATTGAGGATATCTGATAGAATTTCCATATTATTTACAGTTTTGTTCTTTGGTGGAGTAAAGGTTGACAAGATAATTAAACTTTTCAACAGCCTCAAATACCGAGCAGGTAACTGCTTTAAGGAGCATGGATGATTTTAGTTCGCTGAACATAATGGTATCATTTGATAGTTCAATCGAGAGGTTCAATTTTGGGAAGGTTTTTTTCATACTGTTTGTTTTTTTAACTTACATAGTAAAGATAAGGATAAAACCCCATATTTCCAAGCTTTCAATATTAAATTTGCGTTAAGTTTTTCTCAATAATGAGACGAACCCGTTCCCTATCAACGGAATCAAATTCAATGTCGCTTAATGGTATGCTTTCCAAATACTCATTACAGGCGGCAATAATCCCCTTTTTTGTAGTAAGTGGGTAAATACCATTACGCAACTCATAAAAAGTTATACAATATTTGTAAAACTCTTTGATTAAAACTGAATATTTTTTCATATCTCTTTTTGTTACATAATAAAGATACTACAAAAACCCCATATTTCCAAGCTTTTTCCCCAAAAGTTATCCACATTTTACAAAAAAAAAGTGTCCAATTTAGTGGACAGTTCTTATTGACCTTGGGTTTGCAAATCTATAATCCCCAAAGCCTCACTTATAACGGAAACAATTCGATATGGAATTATTTTATTTATTATCTACTCAAAAATGATAGTTGAACTTCTTTTAAAAGTTTCCTACCCAATTTTTTATCATTACGAAAGGTATATTTGTTTTTTACACTCATAAGTGTATTAGCCCTCACCAACTTTTCGATTTCAGTTTCGTTATAGCCAATACTTTCCCATGTCGCAATTAATTTACTTTCAACCCTCTGAAGTTGTTCACTAATATCATTTTCGATATGAGATTGGTTTATCTTAAAAAAGATATTACCACGTCTTATTTTATCCCGAAAAGAATTACCCATCCCAAATATACAAAAGTTTTGGTAAATCTGCCTACGTTGGTTATAATCCATACCTACCATTTCTTTTTCCATAATTTCTAATGTTTCTTCGAAACTGTACCTTTTATTATTTGCACACATAATTTTATTGTTTAATATTTTTTATTTAGTTAGTTATTACAAATATACGAAGTAAATTTTGTTTTTCCAAATCCTTATAGAAAAATTTACTACTCATATTTGAGGACGTTAGTCCCAATTCATAGGAAGACAGTCATGAGAAGGTACATCATAGAATTTTTCACCTGTTTCAATATTTTGTAGTGTATAGTATCGTGTACCTATCCTATAAGGTGCATAAGTTGACAAAATTTTATGAACCTTATGCCTATATCGTATTAAATCATCACTAACATCAGATATATGTAATTTTTCATTACTATTATCCAAGTTTTGTTCTAAATTTTTATCTTCTTCTGTATCACCATCTACCGTTCCTTGTAAAAAGGATAAGTATTTTATCTTTTCAATTTCTTTATCAGTATAAAACCTACCACTAACACCAAATAAACCCAATAAAAGGTTTTGTGCTTGGTTTTCAGTTATCAGTTCTAACCTAAGTTTTTCTGCTATTTCTAAAATTTGTTCTTTCATATCTTTTACTGTGTTTATTTGTGAACCGTTAGCGGTAATACTAATAACCCAACAAATACATCTTTCTACCCCAAGCTTTTTTTGCTTCTTGTTCATTACCACCATAAACAATCTGATACCAATCCACCCACATTTGAGGCTGGGCAACTGGATTTGGTTCAGATGAAGCACTACCGCTAACAGCAGGTTGCTTCAATGGCTTAGTTTCTTTCTTTTTTGACATTTTATCATTTATTTAAAGTTTGTAATCCTACACAAATACAACATACTGGTGGAATATAAGTGGATGTAAACTTCACAAATAAACGAGTTAGTTGCAATTTTTCTTACACCACATAATCTTGCTGCCTTTTCGCAAATGAACTAATCGTAATTCATAACCTTTATCCATCATTTGTTGCATTTCTTCTAATTCTTTAAGTTCTACATCATTGAAAGAGCGTTCATTTACTCCATCCTTAATCTTAATGTAGTTCTTAGCAAAATCATAAAAACTGCAACTAACATCGTGTAGTGCTTGTTTAATTTCATCACTAATTTCTTCATCTGTTTTTTTAACATTTTTCTTTTTCATATTCTATATTTTTTAATTTGTAAAACAATAATTTAACTAAACCTAACAAATGATAAACAACATTAAAACGATTGTTTATCATCGGACGTTATGTGTAATTTAATCAACTTTGTATTTCCTACCACCTAAGTGATGTTCGTGTATAAACTTTGATTTACATCTTGAACATTCATACTTACTATGATAATTACTTTTCCAAATCAAAGTTTTCTTATGTATTCCAATTAAACACAATAAACTACACATAACATCAGATATATGTAATTTTTCATTACTCTTATCCAAGTTTTGTTCTAAATTTTTATATTTTTCCATCTTATTAATTTTTTACCTTGTGTTCTATATATATTTCTCTGTACATCTTATATTGTTTCCCGTAAAAATCAACCAAGAAAAAATTCCAATTATCATTACCATTTCTACCTATTAACATTGCGTGTATATTTTGTAGTTTATAATACATCATAGCCACCTTACCATAATTGTCGGGATTATTTTTTAATTCATCAATCTCGTCCAATCTTTTTTCTAATTCAGTTTTAGGTATAATCAACCTCATAAACTTTAAAAAATAATCCCTAATTTTTTCTTTTGTTTTCATAATTCAAAAATTAATACTAAAATATAACAAGGTATATGTGAAATACCTCATAAAGTTTCTACTAATTATTTAAGTTCTGTGGTAAGGTACTTCACATATACCCAACCGTTAGTGGTAATTTTAATCTTTGTATCTTCTCCATACCGCAGAACCATCAATACCATCTTTCCACATTCCTTCGTCATTTTCCTTAACAGTTTTGAAGAATTCTTTAACTAAATCCAACACTTCTTTTTTATCCATTTTTACACCTTCGTAATATACATCATCTCTTTGATTTCTGAAGAATTCTTCAAAACGATTAAAACTACCACTAACATCAGATATATGTAATTTTTTATTACTTTTATCTAAGTTTTGTTCTAATTTTTTATCTTCTTCCATTTTGTTGAATTTTATGTTAAAACTACATATATCTGAGTATCGTTATAAACAATAAAAAACCTTAAAGTGGTGGTTCTAAATTGTCTTTTATCTTATCATAAGATTCTTTAATCGCTTCGGATAATACTTGTTCGATAGGTTTTTTACTATTTATAACAACGGATATATGAAATAAAAAATTAATAGATTCTACAAACTTTCTAATTTCTTCTTCTGATTTACATTCTCGTTGAACAACACAAAATTCACCCCTAACTACTTTACAAGTTTGGGTTTCTATGTTGTAATAAAGTATTGGTAATCTACAAGGGTTTCCACATATCTCTGTATCTTCTTCACCTAAAACCCAAACTTGTTTTCCAGTGAATACATCAAGTATCTCACTAAAACCTAATTCTGTTAAATTTTGTGTTGTTATCATCGTTCTGATTATTAATTTTTTACATTCATATATCCGCAGCCGTTATGTGTAATTTATTCAAAAATAATCACGTTTAAGTTGTTCCTCTTTAATTAGAATCTCCCTTTGTTCTTTCATTTGACCAATTACTTCATCGAAATTTTTACTCATTTGTCTTTCAAACTGATTTTCATTTTGGTAATCTAATGACACTTCGTGTTTAACATCAAATCCGTTTTCTCGTAAAAATTTCTTCAATAAGAAAATTAAACGTGATTTTCCACTCATTGCTCTACCAGATACGGTAATAATTAATTTTTCCTTTTCCATTTTATATTTGTTTTGAGTTTAATATAATTAAATATAAGAAATAAATTTTGATTTTCCAAATTTTTTATCAGGTTAACTTAAACCTACACAAATACAACATACTGGTGGGATATAAGTGGGTGTAAACTTCACAAATAAACGAGTTATAAGTAATATTATTTTTTAATTGGTTTCTTCTTGTTCTTTTTAGGTTTTTTACATTCATCAAGTTTAGTCCCAGCCACATATTCAGCCATTTCGGGTTCATTATTAAGAAACCAATTTATTCGGTTTATTTTTTGTTCTTGTGTTAATTCTATATTCATTTTTATTAAATTTATTTTGTTAAAAAAATAATACATACACATAACAAAGTGTATAAGTAATGTGGCTAATAAAGTTTATCTGTAAGTTATGTGTAATGTTACTCACCATTATACTTAAATTCAAACAACTTTGGTTTTAATGTATTACCAATTGGTTGAACGATTGATAAATCACTTGATGTTTCTCCGTGAATAACTTTCATTAAACCAGGTATTCCATAATTCTCAAATGTTATTTCATACAAATCGCCAAAAAATGATGTATCATTATTACTAATTGTATGTGTTACTTCTATAACATACTTTTTTGTAGTTATCAATGATTGTTGTAAATTAATAAACCAAAGTTGTGTTCCACTTGGTATCACATACTTATCTCCAATTTTTACTTTTTTCATATTTCATTTCTTTAATTTTAACTTTTTAAAATTTGTGAGTTCATTACTCCATCAATATCCAAGAAAATAACTTTTTGCACAGGTTTTGGATTTAACTAATGGTTCTTTCAAAAACAATGAGATAACCTCCTCTTAGATGACTGCCACCACCTGTTGATATATGTCGTGCTGTTACAGATACAATCAACCAACCATCTTCCAAGATTTTATCTATTTTGTCTTGAACATCTTTGTAAGATTCATCATCAGGAGTCACCAATACTTTTTGTTCTTTAAGTGCTATCATATTATTTTTAATTTAATCGTTCAAAGATATGACCTACAAACTCACCCCTCTGATACTGGTAGAGTATAAGTGGGTGTAAACTTCACAAATAAGCGAGTTAGCAGCAATGCTATGACTGCAAGCCAACACCATATCGTTTAAACCCATATTTCGTAAGTGTATAGTATTCTCCGTGTTCATTCACCCATTGATTAGGTCTTACTTCAATTAATCCTATTAGCCTTGCAAGTGCATCATATAAAGCACTGCTGCTAACATCGTATTGCTGAACATTGCCAGCTTCATCGGTAATTTCAACTTTTACTTTCATATCAATATTTATTTTTATTAAACATTTGTCTTTCAATTTAACTTAATACTACACAAATACAACATACTGGTAGCGTATAAGTGGGTGCAAACTTCACAAATAAGCGAGTTAGCAGCCATAATCAGAACAGACCGTTTCAAAGTCGTTCATAACAGCATCTAACAATTCCCATTTATCAGGATTACAACTTGTTGAACCTACCAGCAAAAATTGAATTGCTATATCGTGTTCAGTTGTATGTTGACCTTTTTCGGCAAATCTTAATCTTTCTGATTTAAGTGCCTCAATCAATTTTTGTTTTCTTTCTTCGTTCATATTTTTAGTATTAAATTTTACAAAATTACGGCTGCTAACACACGTTTGGCGAAAGTGGCGGTTCAGTGCTCCGCAGACACATTTGTGGTTAATCAAACATTGGTTCTCCGCATCGGCTTTTGTGGTGAAAATCGCCACCTTCGCCGAGCGTGGGAACATTATGTGCAAGGCTACAATTCGTACTTTGAATAAAAGGCAACCTCACCATCATTTACCCATTGGTCAATTAAGTCGCTAACATCATTAATGTATTGTTCATTTTTACCTGCTAATTTAGTTGCTTTTAGATTTTCCCAAAATTCACCACTAAATTCATCCATATTATTCATGTAGTGAACAACAATTTCAAGTTTCTCTTTTAAGTTTTCCATTTCGTATTTAAATTAAATTTTGTGGTTAATGAAAAGTCAGTGCATTTAAGCCTCCACTGACAGCAAGCGGCAAAACGTTAGTGATAATAAAAATTAAATCAATCCTTGTTTCTTTAACATATTTACGATTGCCTTTGCTGCTGCCTTAACTGAATCAGGGTCTGTTTCCATATCACCCTCTTTCATAGAATAAGGCACATATCGTAAATATACTTCACTATCAATTATATCTTTAATCATATCAATAAGTTCTTGCTCATTTTTACTATCACTAACATCAGATATATTCAAGTTTTCTTGATGTTCATTGAGACTTTGTATGTGTTTTAAATCTTTCATCTTCGTAAATTAGTTTTTAGCTAAACTAAGAATATAATCAGCATCATTTTGTGTTGATATTTTCCCCTTTATTAGTAATTTATCATAACCTGTATAAAGTTCCCATTTATCATCATACAACAAAACATAATGTTCTCCGTTTGATTTATAACCCCCAACATATGCCCCCTTTTTTAATACGATTAATTTTTTCATATTCATTTTTTTAACTTACATAGTAAAGATACAACAGAAAACCCATATTTCCAAGCTTTCAATATTAAATTATCGTTAAATTTATCCACATTTATTTACACACCAAATGCCTCTTTACCTTTTTCTTTACTACACCCCCCACAATAATATCATAATCCTTATTATCCATCACCCAGTCCAAATCAATCGTTGTAGCATAGTACGAACCCGAAGATGAAGATTTCCAATCCCCCTTCAGTAAACTCGTCCACATAAAAAACCACTTTATCCCACCACCACTATCATCGTATGATACTAAAAGATAATCCGAAGCACGCTTTGAATACTCACCACCCCTCCAAATATGGGTAGTTTTTGAGGTCTTAATCTCCAATGGAATACCACCAACCACCAAATCCGGTTCGGAATCCAGACGGGGCGAAACGCATTGCGGAACAACTTTGGCAAACGAAGCCTCCAATATATTCGATATCAACTCCGATTTTAATTTCGTTGATAGTGAATCGTAATCCACTAACCCCCTAAATGTATAAAACCGATTGGTGGCCTCCCCCACCACATCATTAATCCATAATCGTATCGTTTCGTTCATTCTTTACTAAATATTATTTGTTTTGATTATTATGAGTGCGATTATCATAGGTGCGCTTATCAAGGGAAAATAGTGCTTATCGTATGTTCAAGGGGAGAAGCTATGGTCGAAAACCTGACCTCTCGATGGGGATGAGTCCCCTCCCATAACACAACATAAATTATTTTCGTGCTTACACTAAAATGCCTGCCCCCCCCTGTCTTATAACATAACCCTTCTCACTAACACCATTCGGATTTTTTTTACCAAACTAGCCTCCTTCAGGCCTACCACTTTTTGGGTTGTGTTATATTTGAGTTGAGCTATATTTGGTTACAGCCCTTTCCACTTTTTGGAATTCGCAACTGCTCCCATCCTCATATACTCCATTCTACACCATTCCGTTGGTGATATATCGGATTGTGTGATACGCATGATATTTGGGTTGTGTTCTAACCCTAATACTTTTGGGTTACTATCTACAGGTTTATAGATAAAGTCATGTGGGGAGAATGCTTTTTTACTATTTTGCGTTTTTTTGTTGAAAAGGTTTAACATAGGTGTTATTTTTTATTGCTGATATTTTTTTTGTTTATTTCATCCAAAATCCGGACTGCTTCATCCTCATACACCCAACCGTTAGGCACAATACTAAGACTGTACCCATTCACAATCAAATTCTTGACAAAGATTTATAAATGCTTGTTTTTCACTTCCACATTCGTTGATGTATTTTTCAGAAACACAACCAAAATCACCACCATTTCTTGTCCACTCAATACCATACTTAGTTCTTTCAATCCAACAAATGTGTTTCCCTCTTTTATCAGCATCATCAATAAAACAGATAGGTTTCTGTTTGTCAAGAATTAAACTATAAAGTTGTTCGTAATCTTTAGATAATTTATACATACTATCGTATTGCTTCAAATCGCTTAATTTAATTTCGTTTTTCATATTATTTAATTTTTTGCAGTCAGGACAGGATTCGAACCTGTATGTGGTAATCCTTTCAGATATTTCTCACTTACGTTTTTGCCGTATTAGCGTCTAACCAATTCCGCCACCTGACTAAAATTTGTTAAGGCCATTTTAAATCGGGTGACTTATTGTCATCTTGAAACTCCCAATAAGTATCACCAAGTATTTGATCCACCTCGTCTGATGTATTTTCAAATGCGTCAAAAATAACTTGCATCACTTCCTTTTCGGTTACATTTAGAATTTTAGCAATTCCAATAATGTGGTCTTCTAATGGTAAATCTCTCATTTCGTTTTAAAATTAATCCGGTTTATAATTGTTTTGCAGTCAGGACAGGATTCGAACCTGCAAAGTATGGTGAGTTCATCCGTTGTACCCATACCTTTAACATTACTACTCAAGCGTCTAACCATTCCGCCACCTGACTATAAATGAAGGTTCCATACTTAGTCTTTGCGGGAAGTCACCTCCAACCCACCTCGTAGTCAGGACAGGATTCGAACCTGTAAGTACCGACTGGGCTTATTTCTGTTTTAAATGCATCGCCTGTCCAGTGCGTCTACCATAACGCCACCTGACTATGTTTACTCTTTAATCAATTTTTTATACGCCTTATCAGTTCCAAGACCCATCATATCAATATTTTTTCCTTGGTCGTACCATTCAGTTTTAATCCAGTTGTCATCATGATACCAAGTTTCCCAACCATTTTCACGAAGTAATTTAGATTTTTCTTCGTAGTTTTCAATTTCGTGTTTTTGTTTTAATAGTGCCATGTATTTTATATTTGTAGTCAGTATTCGATTAACTTTTTACGTAATTCATCATTTCAACCATTTCACAACAAATAAATGAAATAATTTTTAATAATGAACAAAGTTGAACTCGTCATTCAAATCAACAAAATATCCATTATCCTGTGCATTTTTAACTATTTCCATAATATCCTTTGTTTGTGCATACCATCTTTCATAAGAATTAATATCACCATTCAATACTTTATCTGTTCCTGGAATCATAACTGCCTCATCATTATCAATTGTGTTTGCAGTTTCTCCATCAATTAAAAATGCACAAATATCACCATCAGCATCAGTTAGTTTAACTAAATATGCATTCTTATTTTGTTGATTTTCATTCACTTTTTCGTTAAAATTAAGTATGGGTTTCATAGTCGTTTTTTATTTGTTTTGCTTTTAGTTGATTTGATTTGCAGTCAGGACAGGAATCGATTAACTTTTTACGTAATTCATCATTTCCACCATTTTCTGAATCAACAATTCCATTTCATCTTTGTTAAGATACAACTTACCATTCAATGTTTTATCGTCCAACTCTTTTGTTTCAACTATAATGCCATCAAACTCATCTGTCGGATAAATGCTTACGTTTTGTTCTTCAGTTGCAATAACTGTTTTGTTCCAAACTTTGTTTTTCATTTGTTTTGTTTTTAATTTGTTAATTTGTTTGTAGTCAGTACAGGATTCGAACCCGTAATATCAGCTTGCTTATTAGGCTTGCTTCTGCGCTACCAATTCCGCCACCTGACTGTTTTGTTATTTTAAAGTTTGGATTATGCTCAGTATTCCACTAACTATTAACATTGAAATCAAAATATAACCCAATGTAAGTGGAATGGATATCCCCGGGTCAATCCAAAAATCATGCCAAATTGTTTTTAACTTATTTTTCATTTGTTTTTAATTTTAAAATCCCATTTCTCTTTGTAAATCGTACCTCTCCTTTTCCACCTCAGAATAAACATTAAGATTTAAATAAGTGTTGTGCCAAGAATTATGAATTAGGTTTTTAGCCTCTTCGGCATCCCATGCTTTACAAAACTCATACTCTTCTTGAGTAAGAACTTCTTTGTTAAACATCAACTGATTAAAAAGTGCCAAATTTTGTACTGCCTGGTGTATTTCTTTCTGATTCATATCCATTTCTTTATCTTACATAGTAAAGATAGGTATAAATCCCCATATTTCCAAGCTTTCTATATTAAATTTGCGTTAATTTTTAGTTCTTCAATTAGTTTTCCGTTTTTCCATAGATAGGTTTCGATGATGTTTCCTTGTTTATCAAACAACTCCTCAATTCCATCCTCCTTACCCTCTTTGAACGGAATTCTCATACGGATGTTTCCGTTTGGATAGAACCACTCAGCAATTCCATCTTCCTTACCACCTTTGAATGGGGTTCTATATTTGATGTTACCGTCCTCATAGAACACCTCCCAAATACCTTCTTCTTGTCCTTTGGAATTCCGTTGTCCTTTGACATACACATTCCCGTTGGGGTGATATTCAATGTGGGGTGTGAGTTCGTTGGTCATAACTTTTATTCATTAATAATTGTGTATTCTGAGGCTTCTAATAAATCCAGTATATGTGCTATCTCATAAAGGTCTAATGTTTCTAATGAAATTTCATCTTCATCAATCCCAGGAACACCCAACAGCGTTCCATCGGATGATAAACCCCCAACCGAATATGGTATTCTTGACTCATCATCATAAATATCCTCTGTTACCCATATTCTAAATGGGGTTTTGAATTGAATGGCTTCAATTTTATTCTCCTCCAATATTCTTTTAATTTCAGCAATAAAACCTCGGTATATTAACTGTACTGTATCCGTATTTGTCATAACTTTTATTTTAGTAGTTTATTATTTAATTCCAGCCCATGCGTGTGTCCTATAAATGGTCATCGGTCCAACCATTAAAGTAGAAACCTTACATTCCATTTCCTTATATAACTGAGAGTAGATATAAGAACGGAGTTGTTCACACGAATAGTATGTACCACTACCCACAGTATGGGGTTTACAAAAGGTTTCGATTATCGAACTGAGCGTTGGTTTACAAACAGTTATGGAAAGATAATCAAGAACATCATTACGCAACATCCAGTCGCCGGGAGGAAGGGAATTTTTCATATTTCTCATTTTGTCTTACATAGTAAAGATACTACAAAAAACCCATATTTCCAAGCTTTCTATATTAAATTTAGGTTAAATTTTATTAAAATACGATTAATAGAATACTGCCATGGCTGACCTGAGCTCTTGCTCGTTGGTCACACGGAAGGTCTTTTCATCAATCGTTAGATTAGGGATGTTCTTCCATCGTTCTCGGGCCTGTGCGATGGCTTCTTCCACCGTATATGCCATTTCGGTATTCCATCCACCCAATTTGAAGTTGTACATATACTCACACTTGCTTTTGGTGGCATTTGAGGTCGGCCGGATTGATTTGTTTTTCATAGGTTTGGGGTTTATCATTACAAAGACTGCAACTCCGACTTGACATTATTCCAAAATTCAAGTGCCTCATCTTTTTGTGCTTCATACCAATACTGGTGAGTTGCTCCACAATCATCCCAATCAACATGGTTTGGGTCTAATGGTCTTGCGCTTAGTATTTCTTCAACCGCTATCAATGCGGATTCCTTAGCAAGTCTAATTCTAATACCATCTACAAGGTCATTTACTTGTGATAAAGATATCCCTACAAATTTTGAAATCAACTCGTATGCTTTTTCTTTTGGTGTCATGGTTTTCATGGGTTTAGGTTAAATTTTATTCATTACACCATTCGGGGTGAAGATAATGATACTCTTCTCTTAAATAAATGATTTGAAATTGCTGTGATTTGGGGATACCCCAAGCTTCAGTTTCCTGAACCCATATCAACCCCTTTTTAACCAACGAACCAACCCCACCACGAACGGATTTAATATCAATACCAATCTCTGATGCAATATCTTTTGCATCAACATCCGAAAACCCAGGTTCAGCATACAACCCATCAATCAAACAACTCAAAATGGTTTCTTCCAATTTCGTTAATCCTAAATCTTTGATTGTTTTCATATCTCTCATTGTCTTACATAGTAAAGATAGGGATAAATCCCTACTTTTCCAAGCTTTCTATATTAAATTTAGGTTAATTTTTATTGATTATAAACCCATTCTTATAAGTAATGGTTTTATTTAAATTTCCACGCAAATCTAACCACTCTGCGATACCATCCAATACACCATTTGTATAAGGATACCTTACTCGAACCTTTCCATTTGGATAAAACTCTTTACTATACCCATCTTCCTTTCCCTTCTTGTATGGGGTTCGCTCACGGATATTTCCGTTTTCGTAATACGATTCCCAAACACCATCCAGTTTCCCTTCCTTCAAAAAACCTTTTGTCCATAGCTGACCGTTTTTGTGATACGATTCCCAAACACCAACCTGTTCTCCTTTTGAGTTGAATTGTCCTTTGGACAGCACATTTCCGTTGGGGTAGTATAAAATGTGGGGTGTGAGTTTGTTTTTCATTGTCTGTTGGTTTGGTTGTTAAAGATTGTCTTAAATTACGCTAAAAATCAACACCCAAACATCAAACCCACTATCGAACCCATTAGGAAAAACACAACCGCGAGTATGATTAAAGAGATGTAGTATTCGGTGTGGGGGTTAATTTCGTTTTTCATATTTCTTTATCTTACATAGTAAAGATAGGTATAAAACCCCAAACTTCCAAGCTTTTTCCCAAAAAGTTATCCACATTCTACTGTCCAATATATTAGACACTATATAGTAGTAGTAGAGGAGCGCTGGTGGGGGAGGTGTATCTCTCTCTATATATATAAGGACACACCCCTGCGGAGTAAAGATACAACAGAAAATCCATATTTCCAAGCTTTTTTAAGATTATTTTTTCGTTTATTTCCCCCATACTATATAGTAGTAGAGAGAGGAGCGCTGGATATGTATCCTTATATACTATATAGTAGTAGTAGTACAGCGCCGGTCCTTACCGCAGAAACGGTGGGTGAGGTATGATTTAAAATATGTTAGGCGTGATGTAGAATATGTTAGCTATGACGCTTCCCCTATACTATATAGTAGTAGTATATATAGTGTTATATATGAAACGAGATATGTTATATACTATATAGTAGTAGTAGAGAGAAGCGCTGAAGATTGCTTGTGTATTATATACTATATAGTAGTAGAGAGAAGGTACGCACACACAGCGCTGTGTTATATTGTAAGTGCTTATTGTTATATACTATATAGTAGTAGAGAGAAGCGCTGAAGATTGTTTATGTGTTATATTGTGTGTGGGGAGTGTTATAGGGGATGTTTTTAGTGTTATAAAATTTTCCCCAATATTTATGGAAGCTAAATTGCTCTCCCGTCTCTCATGCCCCTCTTTCCCCGCTTTTCTTCGCAATTGAGGTATCATTATTAGTTTTGCTCCCCCCTTCCCTTCCCTCTCTCCTCCTTTCCCTTTCCTGTCTTGCTCCCTTTCTATTTTTGACAGGGTTTTTTTTGAAGGTTCATTTTAATACAATTTCGGTGTCAAATGGTATATAGTGGGGAAAAGTGGGGAAAAGTGGGAATTTTTACGATTATTACTCCATTTCTTCCTCTTTTCTTCTTCTTCTTCTGCTTTCGTTACTTATTTTTAGGTTATTTAGGTTATTTGGTTATGGGGTATCCTATATAGTGTATTGTTATTCTATATTAGTTATATATATATATATTCTTGTTCTTTTATACTCTCTCTCTCTATATATAGTATTGTTATTATTATTTGTCTTAGTACTGCTACTATTACTACTATATAGTGCTATTATATTTTTTGTGTTTATTTCCCACTCACTCACTGCGTTCATTCGTTTCGGCGCATAAAAAAACCCCAGCCTTTTGGGTTGGGGTCTTACACTACTTTAAAAGTGTTTTTATCTGAATCTATCTAACCGGCTTTGTAATTTATCGTTCCACTCCGGCCCACCTTTTAACCTGACCACTAATGCGTTCCCCGGTACTTTTAACGCATTACCTGTCAATGCCGATTGTACAATATATGAACTACCTTCTTTTCTATATATACCTACCACATCCCTAACAAATATAGGTTCTTTCTCCCTACTATCTAAATCCAATACATTCATGCTTTTCTTTACTACACCTAAGCCAATGAAATTATTGCTTTCTGTCAGTAATACACTTTTTATTGCCTCTCTAATTAGCTGTCTTAATTGCGATACTTTCATACTTTAATCCTTTTTTGATATTAATATACTATTTGTGAATTTTTACTCTATGGAGAGATTTTATCAATTTAAATAATTTATCAAATTCCATTTGAGTAGTATTGTGCGTATCCCTAATACCTAACATATCCGGTGTTTTATTACCATACCCGCCAATTTTCTCAACTGCAGCATAATTACTTAATTTTGTTCTTTGACCATTATTCATCCTTACAAATACAGGATTTATTGGTTCATGTGTTTTATCATCTTCTCTACTATATTCAGGTTTAAAGTGGACTTTATATAGAATTGTATCGGCAGTTGCTTCTCTCAATACTTGTTTTATTGCTTCTCTAATTAGCTGTCTTAATTGCGATACTTTCATACTTTGTTTCCTTATTAAGCATCTCTTTTTCTTCTCGACCACACCATATGTTACATGTCATAGTCTTTCAAACTTTCCAAAAGATTTTCTATACCTTCTTTGATAAGTCCGTTATATAATCCAACCTTTTTTAAGTTATATTTATTTTGTAGTAAATCTTTTTTTAGTTTTTCCAAAAATAGATCACTTTTTACTGCTTCTCTAATAAGCTTTTTTAATTCTAATGTTTTCATTGTGTGTTTCCTTTTAAGCATCTCTTTTTCTTCTCGACCACACCAAAGACCATTCCTTAGATACTTTATCAAACTCTCTTTGTACTTCTGGCCCTTTTTTCTTTACATAATCTTCAGCTTGTTCGGCGTAATCATCTAAATGAGTAGTACTACGATATAACCTCGCCGCATCCAATATTTTTCCGTTATCAATTAATCTCTTAAACTCTCTAAATGCTCCTAATTGACTAAAACTTTCTTTTAGTAATACATTTTTTACTGCTTCTCTAATAAGCTTTTTTAATTGTGATACTTTCATACTTTATTTCCTTTTTTACTGTATTTTAAATTTTATGCTTTCCAAAGGTGTAATAATCTTGAGCTTCATCATCAGCACTCCATTTTGATTTGGCCAATTGTTTTACCTTTTCGGTTGGATTTTGGATGTATTGGATTGAATATGGATCTTTTTCAACCGCTGCTAACTGAACCCTTTCTGATGGATTTTCTATGAATTCTATTGCCCATGCATACTGTTTAACCGCCGCTAACTGAATTAATTCACCATTATTATACACCTGTTTATCCAAAGTATATTTTGGATTCACTTCACCGATTTTGGTTAGGATATTTTTGAGTTGATTGTTTTCCATAATATTAATATCCTTTTGATTTGGCCAATTGTTTTACTTTCTCTGTTGGATTTTCGATGAATTGGATTAAATATGGATTCTTTCTAACCGCCGCTAACTGAACCGCTTCTGATGGGTTTTTGATGTATTGGATTGAACCACCAACTTGTTCGACAGCTGCTAACTGAACTTTTTCTGATGGATTTTTGATGTATTCGATTGTCCAGGGGCCCATTGGTTTCTCTTTAACCGCAACTAACTGAACCTTTTCTGATGGGTTTTTGATATATTTGATTGACTTTGGATCCTCTTTAATCGCAGCTAACTGAACCGCTTCTGATGGGTTTTTAATGAATTGGATTGCAGGACCGTCCCTTTTAACAGCAGCTAACTGAACCGCTTCTGATGGATTTTCGATGTATTGGATTGAAAGACTATTCTTTTCAACCGCTGCTATTTGGTCTTTTTCGGATAATTTGTTTGATGGTTCAATATAAGGTTCGACATCAGATTTTTGTATTCTTACTTGCCTCCAGCCATTTACGTTTTTTGCAAGGTAATATGTTGGATTGATTTTGTCTACCGTAAAGACATCACCTGAAGGGATATGTTTCACTTTTGAGCCTATCTTGATTTCTGTCTCCAGCAATACACTTTTTACTGCTTCTCTAATAAGCTTTTTTAATTGTGATACTTTCATACTTTGATGCCTTTTTACTAATAAATATATGTTTTTAATTTGTTTAATGTATTTTGTAAATTACTATTTTTGTGCAATATCCCAATACCCCCAGCGGCCTCCCACTTCGTTATAAAATCTTTTCTATCATCAATTAAGATAGATGTTGGAGTTGCCCAGTTCTGCTTTTGATAGTTTATTATTGTGGGTGGGTTTCCCAAAAACCTTTTTATCCAAATCAACTTACCCTTCTTTGACTCTGATATATTATACGATGGTGCTGATAATATAATAGGTTTATATTTTTTTATTTCTCGCCATAATAACATACCATTTTTTAATGGTGGTAATCCCGCCCAATATTGGTGTTCCTTCATCCCCTTCTCTACCAACTTTTCATTAAAATTATCCCAAAATTGCTTTCTCTCTTCGGGGGTTTTATATAATGGGCCGGGTGGATTTCCCATAAATTTGGCGTATCCACTCACAAAATCTACCAATACACCATCCATATCACAGTATATAGTATAGGTTATGTTTTCTTTTACAAGCGGTAATAGTTTTATCATAATTATAAATATAGAACTATTTTTTATTACTAAAATTAGTTATGTAATTATAATCCGTTTCAAATCCACCTTTACCCTCTACAGTATTTGATGGCGCTAATTTAGTTTTTCCAGATTGATTTATACTATTAATTATTTTTTTACGAATAATATTACTCTGATTTACAATTCTGTTATTAAAATCGTTTATATTCATATTTTTTCAATAGTTTTAACTCTATCCTCGTGTCTACCACCTTCAAACGGGGTAAATAAAAATGTATTTACAGAATCAATAGCATCATCAATGGATATAAACCTTGCAGGTAAACAAATAATATTTGCATCATTGTGCAACCTCATAAGTTCTGCTATTTCTACATCCCAACAAACACCTGCCCTCACACCTCTCGTTTTATTTGCTGTAATACACATCCCAACACCACTACCACATATAAGAATACCAACGCAATCTTCATTAATAACTACTTTTTCTGCTACCAAATGAGCATATTCTGCATAGTTTGATTTTTCAGGCCCACTACCAAGATCTAGAACCAAATAATCGTTTTTATGTAGATATGAAATAATTTCTTTTTTTAATTCATACCCAGCGTGGTCAGAAGCTATAAAAATTGTTTTATTGTTTTTCATCCGTTATATATAGTATGATTGCTATTTGTTAATTTAATAAAAACACCAGCTTTTCCAACCGATACCTCATATCCGCAAAACCTATTATCTAATTTAATACCATATTTTTTTAAATCAAAAATACATTTTTCGTTTTTTTCTCCATCAAATACAGCATAAAGGCAATTATCAGCATAGTCTACATTTACACTTCTAATTGAACTTATTCTCCAATACGGAACTATAACCAATTCTTCAGCAGGGATGTGTATCAGCATACCTTATCAAAAAAACGTATAATTTCAACTAACGGCGTTCTACTATCAACACCATTTTCAGACCAAACCCACTCTTTACCCTTACTGTCAATTATTTTTTTACGACCATCTATCCAATTTATCACATCAATTGGGTGGATGGTTTCTAATACAACATCATATTGGTCGATAATGTTAAATTCCATCGTAGTGGGGGGTTTTTCAATTCTTAAATTAGGCCCCTCATTGTTTATTAAATCTAATTTTTTCATAACAAATATATTTTTTTTAAATATGTTTTCTAAATCAACGCCATCGTATATAAATTCAATTTCTTTCATTCAAACTAATTTACATGTACTCTATCCTCTTCATCAAATAAATCTTTACCCCAATAATCAATATCCCCTATCCAAACGATGGAAATGGGTATTGTTATTAGGAGTATAATTAAGAAAGTTATCATAGGTAAAGTTATTTAATTGTTGGGTGTGATTGATAGTTACTTAATTGTAGGTATTATTTACAACGACTTACGTATATAAGCAGTGTGTTTTTTTACTATATTAGCTAATTCAACAACATCACCTGTTGGATTTTTGATAGCCATATCTGCTACTTTATCTAAAATATTAAGACTTCTACTAATTATATCTAAGTTACCTTCATTCATCACCCCAGAGATTTCTTCTCTAATAATTTGCTGTAATTCTGATTTTTTCATGTTTACCTTTTTTATTATAAATATTAATCAATTCAAAATGCGTACATCAGATTCAGTTTCAATAACCACTCTTGCCCCACAAGAAATTAAAGGTTTTACATCATCCCCAGCACCACAGTAAGTTATTTTACTTGGTCCCAATATCTCCACTTCATTACAATAGGTGTTTTTTCTACCCTGTTTAACTGTAATAACAGGTAAATCAGTTCCTTTAGTTTTGTTGGAACGAATGTGGTGTTGGTTGACGTGTATTTTAGTAATCATATCTATTAATCCTTATCATAATACTCCCACACCTCTTCCAATTGTGATGGGTCAACAACAAATGATTCCCAATCATCTTTTCCTACCTCAACATCCTTAACATCAATGTAAAATGTTTTAGGAACAAAAGGAAATGATTTAACATACCCCTTCTTTCCAACCATTTTACTTCTATCGCCTGATTTGTAATCTTCTTCATTTAACCACGCCATCCCACTCCAACAAATCCCATTTTGGTCTCTTTTAATAATTGCGTCTATGTAGTAGGGTTTTTCATCCTTTCCATCTTTAAATAAAGCAGAACATCTCCTGTTTTGATACCAAGATCTTCCATCCCCGAAATCATTAACATCACCCCATTCTTCATCTTTACCTGTAATAGGTAGTAAAGGTTCAAAGTTGGCAAGTTTGTTAAAGATTGAAGCAACATATGGAGCAGACATACCCGAGTGTCCTTGTTTAGAGAACACTTCAATAAGTTCCATTACAGCCTCTCCAATTAAACCTCCGTAATCGGAATCTTCATCAAAGTAACCGGCTGCCTGTAATTCTGTTTTTGCGTAATTTGTTAAACTCATATTTTTTTAATTTTAATTTTTAAATCAACCCGTGTGATTTTAATCTTTCCAACGCCCGGTTAAAATTCTCTTCGGCGGTTGATTCTATATCTTGATAGTCAGATGATGAATCTGCGTAAAGAATCGTCCACCCATTTTTTCCCGATTCGATTGTAATACCCATCCCGGTCTTGTCTTTTATCCTCTTGATGATTTCTACTTCATTTGAAGGCATCATTCCCATAAATCTTTTCATATTTTTTTAATTTTAATTTTTAAATATATTACTCCCCTATCCAATGGTCATCTAGTTCATCTATGCCTGAGTCAACTTGACTTTTAAATTTTTCTAATTCAAAGTTGTCAATTATATTGTTGTCTGTTTCAAGAGTTTCAAATCGTAGCTGACCTGACCCATCCCCATCAACAACGACCGGAATTGTGCGGGTCGCACCGACATTTCCAAGATACTGTATCTTAGCAAAAAGATTTAGAATTTCACTAATTTCTGATTTTCCGCCAGAAATTTTAACATTGATGTAATATTTTTCCATTTTTAATTTGAAAGCGGTAATTTAATTGTTGGGTGTGATTGATAATTTTCTAATGTAAAATCATTAGGTGAATAATAAGGTAAGCAATCACCTTCTTTCCACTTTACTTCATCCTCAATTTTTAATGTAGGTAAATCAAATGGTTCTCTTGTCAATTGTTCTTTAATACCTTCAATTTGATTTAAGTAGATGTGTGTATCTCCCAAATTTCCTATAAGTTCATCAGGCACCATATTAACCTCTTTTGCGATGATTTCTAATAGTAACCCGTAACTTGCGATGTTAAATGGTAATCCAAGTGGGGTATCTACTGAACGTTGATTCCACATTAAAGAGATTGCTCTGGTTGGGATGTTATACATTTCAAATTCAGGATTATAAACTCTACTATTAACACCCAATGTTTGACGTCGTCCACCTCCTGCTTTATTAAGTAATTCTATCCGTTCTCCTTTACTCAACTCTCTTGTATAAACTTGAAATCCATAATGACAAGGTGGAAGAACCATATTCGGTAAATCGTGTACTGCCCAAGCACTCACAACCATACGCCTAGAATCAGGGTTTTCTTTTAATAACCTAATCAACTCAGATATTTGGTCTACACCTTTTTTAAAGTTAATTATATCTTGACTTCCATCTCTTTCTAAACCAATATGTAATGAAAATTCACCTCCCCAATCTCTCCATTGCTTACCATACACGGGCCCGAGTGACCCCCACTTCCTAGCAAACTTATCATCGGTTTTGATTTTGTTGATGAATTCTTCTTGTGTAAAAGGTCTTCCATCTGGATGTAAATGTTCTTTATTCATAACTTTTTATTTTGTTTTTTAATTGTTCTAAATCAATATGACATTTTTTACTTTTAACTCTATTATCATACCATTCTAACATTTGTAAATTACACTGATGACTGATAATTTCAGGTTCTACATTATTCAAAAACCCTTCAACAATTGAATATTTATGGTCTAGTTGAAATCCATTTTTACCATTTGTCACTCTTTCTAAATTATTAGGATTTATGATATTTTTGTATTTATTATAAGTTGATTCCGTTAATTTTTTTACCTTCTTTCTATAAATTTGGTAATCAGATAGAAATTCGTCTGGTATTACCCACCCTCTTTCTATTTTTGTTTTCATAACATTATCAATTCTCATTTCAGGGTTTATATTGGCACTATTATCAACACCATATTTTTCTTTTAACACTTCTTTTATTTTTTCTTTAATTTCTTCTGACTTAAATGGATTATCTACACCATACTTTTTAATCCAAGTGTTTAATGCTTTTTGTTTTATTGCTTGATTGTGAAACGAATGTTCAACCCCATACCTTAAAATCATAGTAGATTTCATTTTATTTTTCAATTCAGAACTTTGTAGTGTGTAACCACCATATTTGGTGTTAACCGTTTCAGTTCTTTTTTTATTTCTCACTATTTTTTCTACTTCGGATAAGTTATCGTATTTTTCTCTTAATTTATTTTTCGTTTGTTCAGAGTTGTTATTACATTTTGCTGAGCAAAACATTCGGGTTAAATCAATTATTGGTTTATTACAGTTTATACATACGTTGATTGATTTTTTTTCTTTTAGTACGTACCTAACCCTATCTACCAATTTTGGATTATGCAAATCCAAAAATTTAGTGTTATCAATTATTTCTTGTTCCAGCGAATCATCAATTACTCTCAACTTTTGAGATAATATTTTATATTCGTTATTTCTCAATATACAAAGTGTTGACTGAATTTTACTTTTTATACACATTTTGGTTTCTTTTATAATAAATATATGAGAAACCAAAAAAAGTCATTATTCTTCATTATTTTTTTCCAACCTTTCACACTCTTTCAAATAAGAACGGTAAGCGTCTCCTACCCAAATGTTACAATCGTTGTCTAAGAGATACTTTATTGATGTATCACCCCGTAAGAACCAAAGTAACTCTACCACAATTCCTTTGAAATACATCTTCTTTGTAGTTAATAGTGGGAAACCATCTTTCATAGAATGACGGATTTGTCTACCGAATACTGATAGAGTCCCCGTACCTGTCCTGTCTTTCTTTTCAACTCCATTACCAAGAATGTATTCTAGGAGCATTTGATATTCTTTATCTAATTTATTCATAACTTTCTATTATTTTATAACTATCAAATTTTAACCATACCTCATCTTCATTTAGGTTTAGTGTTGGGGAACAATTATTTAAAATACCAGACTCGCAAATTCTTTTATATTCAACATCTTTCACATAATCTGATTTAGGTATTTGTCCATATCCAAGATTACATTTTTTTTGCCATTTATAAAAAAAAATCACATCTTGTTCTTCAGATAGAGGTATAATAAATTTTCTTTCATCATTATATCTACCCTCAAACCATTTTTCATTAATTTTAACTTTCATAACTTTCTATTGTTTTATCGTTGTATGTTACTGTGATTAGTTTGGTTGGTACATTGTGTTTGTCGCACATATAATTAGCAAAATCAAATTCTTCCATATTAGGTGTTAGGTCAGCTATCTTCCATCTTTCCATCATATCTAACTCTCGTTCTTCAATCTTTAATCCCCACCTTTCAGAGAATTCTGTATCGGTTTTACATTTGTTGATGAATTCTTCTTTTGTTAGATGTCTAGTTGGGTGCGGGGATACGATAGAACGACCAATACGAATACACCAACCTTTGTATAAATTTTGATAAAGTATGTTTGTATGATGGTCTTGTATTGTTGCTAATGGATAATTTGTGTATGTCTCATAAACCTCATCCAATAATTCTTGTTGTTCTTCATTCATAACTTTCTAATTTAATCATTGCAAAATATTCAAATTCGGGTATAGTGAATTCTTCTGTCCTACCAGGCGTAGAATTTAAGTACTCAACAATCACCTTATCTTTTGTTACATCTTTAACAATCATTGATACAGGTGCCAATGACCCTAAGTCTAAATTGAATTTTTTGCCAATTAATTGTTCTTTATTCATAACTTTCTACTATTTTATCGTTGTATGTTATTGTGATTAGTTTACGTGGCACTCCTCTTTTATCTAAAGTTTCATGATGATCAGGGTATTCACCAAATAAATCATCAAAATGTATATCGTATTTTTTTCTTTCTCTAACAGTTGTCAAATCTCGTTCTTCAATCTTTAATCCCCACCTTTCAGAGAATTCTGTATCGGTTTTACACTTGTTGATGAATTCTTCTTTTGTTAGTAATTGTCCTTTACTATTAATATAGTCTTTCGGTGGGTTAGATTTTTTCATCGGGAAATTATTCTTGAAATTCTTATAAGCATCATCAATAATCCGATTGTATCTTTCGTTATTCATAACTTTCTATTGTTTTATCGTTGTATGTTATTGTGATTAGTTTACGTGGATATAATGCTGTACTTCCTTTCAACATTGGATTATTTTGATCTACTTGTTCCAAAATTGTTTGTTCTTCAATCTTTAATCCCCACTTTTGGGAGAACTCACTATCGGTTTTACATTTATTGATGAATTCTTTTGGTGCGTATTGTCTATATACTTTCTTTATTTCACCTGTACCTAAACACATTCCATCTAATTCCTCTAGTGATACTAAATCATCTGTACGGAACATAGTTTGAGATTGATATTTTTTATACACCTCATCCAATAATTCTTGTTGTTCTTTATTCACCCTCATTGTCTCTTAAATTTTTAAGTTCTTCAATCACATTATTATTCATATCAGTAACAAAATCTCTTTCTAACATGTTCCTCAATGCTTGTTCGGCGTCTAAACCATATTCATTTGTTGCTAATTCAATACACTCATCATCTGATTTGTTATGCCAAAATGATAGATGTTCGAAAAATGCTTTAGCATCAATAATAATTGTTTTTCCTCCTTCGTTATTCATCGCGGTGTTCATTTTCGTGGTTCATTTTCATAGAATTCTTTGATGAAACTAACCACTTCATCGGGGACTGGTATCATACCACCGTAACTTGTCTCATGTTCCATTAGACCTCTGACCAATAAATCTGCTATCCAACCTGAATATTCAGGTGATATGTTCAATTCTAACTTATTCATAACTTTTTATTTTTTAATAAATTTGACCATATTTTTATTACCATATCTCTTCTTGGGGATTGTTTTAACATTTTCCATCTGTTAATCCAATGTTCTATTTCTTCTTTATTCATAACTTTTTATTTTTAAATCCTTCAATTAACAGGGAAGCTGTTGCGTAATTTGTGGCAAGAGGTATGTTGTAAACATTACAAACCCTCAGTAACATATTCACATCTACAATGTGTGGATGAACAGCAAGTGGGTCTATAAAGAAAACAACACCATCTATCTCACCTTCTGCTATCATACTTGCTATTTGAGCATCACCACCCAAAGGACCTGATTTCTTTTTAATGACTTGAATACCGGCGTGCTCTATGTGGGTGCCGGTAGTTCCGGTGGCAATGATTTGGTTATTTTTGAAAAAGTCTAACCTCTTCATAATAAAAGCAACCATGTCTGCTTTCTTACCATCGTGTGCTATAACTGCTATCTTCAACATATGTAAATATACGAAATTTATTTCATATTTACAATATTTTCTATCATTTTTTTTAAATTTTTACTTTGAATTTTTACTTTTATTACCCCGTCCCCCTCTACACTAACCCCGTCTGATATAATACTTTTTAATAAAGATAATTCAGTTTCGCTTATTTTATTTTCCACAGGTACTAATTCTATGTTTATTTCCATAACCTTTTCCTTTTGATAAAAATAATATTTGGAGGTATTAAACCTTATAATTTTATCATAATTTAACAAATTCCTCACAGATTGAATCAATTTTACGAGGTTCATAACTACAGTACTCCATACTATACAACCTCAATCTCACCAACTCTATATTTTCTACCAGTTGTATCTGCTTCAGCAGCCCGTCTTGCAAAATCCTCTGCTTCTTCCAATGTATCAAAATCATCCACCAAATCATTTTCATCTAATTTGGATACCCACATTTTTGGACTTTCCAATAATAATTGCTTATAAACTCTGTATTTAATTGCCATAATATTTCCTTATTTTATTTGCCCTGCTTTTTTCAGCATTCTTGCAGTTTCAATCCATTTTTTACCTATTGGGTTATATATAGGCCTTCTAATAAATTCATTTACAGCTTTTTGAACTGCGTTTGGTGGTGGACCATATGTGGTATTATCAATAATTCTATAATCCTTTGCACCAAAAAGAGTTTGAAACTTACCCATATTCTCTTGGCAATCTTTCCAAATAGAAGTAACCAAATTTTCAGGTAATGTTCTATCTCTCCCAGCATTTCTTTCCTTTGCTACTTCTAACGATGTATTAACAAAAACCATCATACAATCATACCCTAATGATTCAGCATGTTGTTTTTGCTTTTTTATTTTAGCAAAATCATCCCCCGTACCATCTATTATCATACCCAATCTACCCTCTTCATAAAATGCCCTTTGGGCTTGTGTTATTTTCTTTGCCCTATCTCTAATTCCACCAGGAACAGCAGTTATTGTAGCCCATAATTCGGGTTCTTCTCTTTCAATTCTACCCAAATCTTTTGGGTTTATACCATTCTTTTTTAATTGAGATTCAAAAGCAGTATCAGAATTAATTACTTTTAAACCTGATTGAGCAAAGGATGCTTTATATTTTCTATCTATACCAAATATTTCTTCGGATGTAAAAGATTTTCCTGAACCAGGCCCACCTGCCATGAATACGCATTTTAATATTCCTGGATCATCAACTCCCTCTGTAAGGATAATTCTTTTTAGTATTTCTCTCAATTTCATAGTAAAACTCCCATAATAAATAGTTATTTTTTACTTTTTAAACATATTTACTATTGAAGAAATAACCCCATAAATAATACCCAATATAAAAGCAGAAGTAAAAATTGGCGCGGTAATAAACCACAATAAAGACCAAATAAGTATGGTGGTATCCGATAATTTAACGCTCTTATTAGTAATTTGGAATAAGTGTAAAAAAAATGCCATTACTAAAGACCCACCTAAATATAATTCTAAATGAAATAAATTAAGCATTGGTATTGATATGTATTTTGTTAAATAAATTTACTAAGTCTACTAAATCAGTTTCGTTTGTTATTTTGAACGAATCTTCTTCAAACAAATAACAATACCAATTATCATCCTTTATTTCATCGCTCGATGATGTTACTAAAGCTATTCCACCAATATCTAAAACATAGTAATACCAATCTTGTGGACTTCCCGATTGTTCAGCTGGAACGATAATCTTTTCAAATCCTAATTCACTAAATATTTGTTCTTTCATTTTATTCTGGGTTTTTAAATTTGGGGGAGCATCCTAATATTATTGCATTCTTAAATAGTTGCCTTCTCCAAATTTTAATTTTATATTCTTTAATTACTTCTTGAATGATTTCTGAGAATTGGTATTCACATATTTCGTAATTGTTATAATCTATGACCTTTTCTCCTAGCTCATTTTCGGATGCGTTTTGGATTAATTCATCAAAGTTAGCTGATGGAGTTGATGCTCTATATAACCTCCTATAACATTCGTGGATAGCTTGTTCTTCTTTTTTAGTTGCTAATGACATAACTTATTCAAAACTGTAGTTAAACATAAAAATATTTTTATTTTTATTGTATTCACATTCGACTGTTAATCCTGTTTTTTTATCGTAAAATTTGTTATCACCCATATAAACAGAATTTTCTCTTACTTGGTTTAAGATAAGTAATGCCATTTCATCGTCTTGAGTTGCATTTGTGAACATTACATTTTTTGTTTCTCCATATTTGAAAACATAAAAGCTCATTAAATCAAAAGATGTGTGTTTAGTCCATAAACACCAAATTTCAGATTCATATGTCTTATCCCAAGACGCAGTACTAAATTCTATCTTGTTGTAGGTCTTTATTTCATTTTCGGTAAAGCCAACCATTGGTTTTTGTGCTAAGCAAATGGTTGTTATCCCCATTAGCATTAGAGTTGTTATTAGTTTTTTCATTAATTATTTTTTTAGTATTTTTTTATTCTATACATACAACCCACTTTATCATACTTTCCCTACTTTAATTTCTCCATCGTAAATTAGGTATTGACGTGAATTTAAAGCATCAATCATAATGTATCTGCCACCTAAAAATTTCGCCATTCCAATCAAATCAATTTCTTTAATTTGGGTGTGTCCAAACACTTGAATGAATCGTTTTTTAATTCCATCTTTACCTCGTTTGTTATTTGAAGTTCTCAATGAATTCAACCTAATCCAAATAGGTGATTGTGTTTCATTATCCCCATATGGATTAAAACCATTGAACTTAAAAATGAATGGAGAATATTTAAATGTTTCATTCAGTTTTTCAACTAAATTATCGCAATCCCAACTACCTCTAAAATTATCATTCATAAATACTGAAGATACACCAGCATGAGTACAAAGGAAATTATCAAATGAATATGCCATTTGTAAATGTTCCATATTTTCTTTGAGTAACTGTCCAATATCAAATTTTAGAGCAGGTTGAAATCCCCTGTACGTTTCACCCATGTTCATATAATGATAATCGTGATTACCTACCAAAAGTACAACTTCAACGCCACTTGTTTTTTTGAAATGGATAATTTCCTTAAAATTATGAATTTGGTCAATACCAGGAATATCAAATGAATCGAAATAATCTCCCACAAAAATAACCCTATCAGGTTTTTCCTGTTCTACAATTTCTTTCCAAATGGAACGTCCGTGAATATCACCGATGAATACAGTTTTCATGATGTTTAATTATGGTGTAAATATACGAAGTAAATTTTGATTTTCCAAATTTTTTATCAGGTTAACTTGATCCTACACAAATACAACATACTGGTAGAGTATAAGTGGGTGTAAACTTCACAAATAAGTAAGTTATATGAAATAAAATTAAACAATAGTCCAACTACCATTATGAAGATAACATCCTTCTATAATTTCTTGTGTTTCGTTGTTTTTAATATCATATCTTGGTTTAACCTCAGTTAGATAAATTTTTCTATCAAAATAACCTTTAATCATAATAGTTATATTCTTAACATAATCGTAATCCATATCTTTATATTCACGATATGTTAAATAACTTTCTTTATTAGTATTACCATCATATACTAAAATTAACGGTTCTTTTGTATCTACCCAACCATTAAATTTATCATGTTTGTTTATGATATTAAAAACACCAAAATCATTACATGATACATCTTGTCCTATTTTAAAATCTTCCATATTAAATTTGTTTAATTTTACATTCATATAACAAATGATAAACAACATTAAAACGATTGTTTATCATCAGACGTTATATTCAAGTTTATTTTTGTTTTGATTTGTTTATGTGAAATTCTCTGACCATATTATAAATTTCATTATCTTTTGATACTAATGTTCTCATTGGATTTTTATTACCAATGTATCTCAACTGATATATTTCTTCCATATTAGAATCACTATGTAAATAGTAGTCCGCTGTTGGAAAATAAAGTGATATATCATATTGTGTTATATCAAATTCAACATCATCAGTATCAAATGTGTAGTAGTCATTTATTTTTGGTGTATTATTCCAAAAAACCTCATCAACTTTAAATAACCAAATCATAATTTCTTTTTTAATTGTAAAACAAAAATAAACCTAAATATATCTGAGTATCGTTATGTGTAATATTTTTAAACTACATCGTGTGTCACTTCTAATATAGGTTTTTGAAAACAATTCGAAAACCATTCTATCCTCTTCAAACTATCCTCGTGTGTTTTTGTTGGTAGTGTCATTAATCGTGAGTCATGTACAGAATTCCATCCATGATTACACGCATTTACATTATCACAAAACCATTCTGGATGGAATTCTGATTTGTTTTCAAATTGTTTTTCTACTACTCTAAATTTCATTGGTGATGTTGGTTCTTGATACATTTTAAAAGATTTTGTTAAGTTTAAAAATACATATTTCTAACAGCAAATATAAGTAATAAATTTTAATTTTCCAAATTTTTATGAATTAGTAAAATTGGAATTCAAAGAGTTCAAATCAATACGAGCAGTGTCGGTGGTTGCTGTAAACAATGTTGTTTGGTATTTTTTAGGGTTCCGCACCATTTTGTTTGCCATAATACACCCACATATACCACTTCCGCCATTTTTGGGGTTGCAACTACAAATGCTATGGTAAGGTACTACATCGGGTTCATAGTTTGAACTTGTGATGTCAAAAGGGGTAATGTTTACTTGGTGAGGTATAGTTTTATCACCATCTATTGCTTCCAGTGTTTCCAGTTGTTTTTTGTACGCGTCGATCTTGGCTGCCAATACCATCCTATCTTCCTCCAACTTTTGGATATGGAGTTTTGTGTCGTAAATTGCTTTTTCTATTTTATTCATATTTCATTATTTTGATTTTGGTTTATAAAATCCAAGACCAACAACTTCTTCCCAAAGTTGTTTCATTGTTGTTCTGATGGATTCTTTGTGTTTTTCATCCAAAAACCCAAAGTCATGTTTGTATCTCATTGCCATAGAATCAATTAGTTGTGGGTCAGGCTGTAGTTCGGGTTTAGTTTCTTCAATTAGTTTTCCGTCTTTCCATACATAAGTTTTTATGATGTTCCCTTGTTCATCAAAACACTCCACAATTCCATCTATCTTACCCTCTTTGTGTGGGGTTCTTATACGGATGTTGCCGTCCTCATAGAACCACTCCCAAATGCCTTCTTCTTGTCCTTTTGAGTTCTTCTGTCCTTTAATCCATACATTCCCGTTGGAGTAGTATTCAATGAGGGGTGTGAGTTCGGGTTTAGTTTCTTCAATCAGTTTTCCGTCTTTCCAAAGACGGGTTTGGGTAATGTTTCCTTGTTCATTAAACCACTCCACAATTCCATCTATCTTACCCTCCTTGTATGGAACTCTCCTTTTGATGTTTCCGTTTGGACAGAACCACTCCCAAATACCTTCTCGTTGTCCTTTGGAGTTCTTTTGTCCTTTAATCCACACATTTCCGTTAATGTAGTATTCAATGTAGGGTGTAAGTTCCTTGGTCATAGGTTTAGTGTTTAGTTTCTTCAATTACTTCACCATTTTTCCATAGAGTGGTTTTGGTGATGTTTCCTTCTTCATCAAACCACTCCTGAATTCCATCCATATTACCATCTTTGAATGGGGTTCTAAAATCGATGTTCCCGTTTGGATAGAAAACCTCCTGAATACCGTCCACCTTACCCTCTTTAAAAGGGATTCTCCTTTCGATGTTTCCGTTCTCCCAGAAATACTCCCAAATGCCTTCTCGTTGTCCTACGGAGTTCTCTTGTCCTTTAATCCACACATTTCCGTTGTCGTGGTATTCAATGTAGGGTGTGAGTTCCTCATCTATCTTTTTTATCAACTCCAACACTAATGAGTTTCTACCCATTCGATAGGTTATTTGGAATTCTGTTTCTTTCTCAACATCCTTTGGGGGGAGATAATAAAGTTTTTCCAATTCGTCTTTTGTTAATTCTAGTTTTTTCATATTTTAGTTTTTAATTTGCCTTGTTGTAGAGTATTTACGAATATCATCCCCAATCTCAAATCGGTGTGATAAATCCGTTATCTCGTAATGATTTCCACCAATTCGATATGAAAAACGTGCCAAACTCGTATCTTCTACCATAACTGATTTTCTAGTGATTATATAACTTTTTTCTGCTACAAAATCACACGAGTAAAGTGATGCAAATAGGGTAATTAGTAAGATTTTTTTCATAATTGGGTGGGGTTTAGTGTTTCCATCCTATCCCTAATTTATTGATAGGAGTTAATTGTGAAGTATAGTTCATATAAGATATTACAAAATTTTAGTTCCACCAATTTTTAAGTCCCGAACCATCAAATTTTCCCTCCCACTCATCTTGCTCAAAAAAATCACCTTGTCCTTTAATTATTTCACAAAATTCTTCCCATTCCTTAACTTCAAGTTCACGAGATTTTAAAAAAACTTCGTGGTTATGATCTCTTTGTTCTTCAGTTAAACCATCTTCAACACTAAATAATTCAGGTCTATCTTCCAAAGGAACAAATTTAAGTTCATAATCATAACGTTTACCTAAAATGTTTTCAGCCATTGTAACATAGTTATCATCTATGTGATTTTGTAAAATCTCACAAGCACGCCTCATTTTGGCCACTTTTTTCATTTTAGTAGACTTAATCTCATTACCTTTATTCTCAATCCCATCAGCCATTTCATTAATGCCTGTGTTCATAAATTGAAATAAAGGCTGATAAGCCCACCAATGAAAATCGGTGAGAGCCTTTCTAAATAACCAGACATTTTTTATGAAGTTAATGAAAGATAAAATTTTATCTTTGATTAGGGTGTAATATATTTTTATCATATGAATATTCCGTTTAAGTATCTTGTTCTTTCTTCGTCAGTCATCTGATATGGAAGATTATAATCATCAGTTTTATTTTCTTCCAACCATTGATGTAGTTCTTCTATTGTTCTACATAGTTCATTCCCATCCTTATCTGTCATTGTTAAATCGGTTCTCTCGCCCCAATTTTTATCATAACACCACCAATCAAATGTTTCTTTTCCTTCTTTCCCATAGTAAGAACCAATCAAAAGAGAAATTACTTGTTCTAAAGTATCACAAAAATTGACAAGGTCAATTTCTGCTTTGTAAGCGGCAATAGTCTTACTTTGATGTTTTTTAAGTAATTCTATTATTTTTTTAAATACTTCTAATTTCATTGTTCGTTTTTAAGTAAAAATTTATTGCTGATTGCCTTAAAAGAAATTGTCCCGTCTAATGACCTAACAACAACACCTTCTCTTTCTGTTTTTGGGTTAAGTGCGGACTTTCCTTCCGCATACTGTAACATCTCTTCAATTGTGTTTGGAAGAAGAAAATTAGATTCTAGAATGGGCACAGTTTGGAGACCAATCATGAAACAAATATCCTCTAAATCTTTGATTCCCAACCTGGTTCTACTATCAATTTGATAAACACTAAAAAATCTAACAGTTTGTCCTTTTATACCATAGGGATTGCCTTGAATACCTTCACCAATCAACTCTCCCTGTAAACAGATATTGTAGCCGACTGCTCCAAGCTTTGTCTTGAGATCCAGTTGACGAGCGACTTTCCAAAAGGTGTTCTCCTGTTTCGGTCTCTCAGCTCCATCATCGCACATTACCATTCCTGGCACAAACTCTTCAGGTTCTGCGAGCTCTAAGTTTCGCGAACAGACTCCAAAGACTCCATCCTTGAAATAATAAGTTGCGCTTGCCCCATCAAGCTTCTCAGCGACATAGAACTGGTGGGCCGAAGTCAGCTTCCACTTCTCATAGTCGTCGGCTAAGTTCTGAACTCTCTCCTCATCTGTCTTGCGAATGAATGAAGGAAAAAGACCCTTAACCTTTCCTGCGAGCTCAGCTGGGATTGGCGGCTCATACTTAACGATTTCCAAATGATTACTTACATCCGTGCCTTCTTCGATTAAGAGGGCATCATCGTATGGTCCCAGTTGGAGTTGCATGCCCCAAGGTTGTTGTGAGTAGCCGATCTTCATTTCGTCTGCGTCTTCGAGAACAGAGAGCGGAAGCAAGAGTCCTTGTGAGACTTGGCCTCTGAGCCTGATTGTCTTGAGTCGGAAACCTTCTTGGTCTCCCATCTTTTTGAATGAGCTCTTGCGTAGGAACTCAAACTCTTCGCGAATCGGAAGGAATGAATCGATCTCACAATAGATTACCAAATCACCAACCTTGTGTTGGACATCTTTTGCCACCACAACTTTCCAACCATCAACCACCGCTAGTTCAATCCTATCAGCTCCTTCGATGGGTAAAATTTCTTTTATTCTTCTGACTGTTGCAAGTTTTCTTTCCATTACAATACGTTTTTTAAATTATGCAAATATAACTCTTTTTCTTTGCTTCTCAAATAATTTTTCATTCTTTTTTCGGCCCTTCTGAATTTCCAAAAAATAGGATTGAATGGATTCAAAACAGCAAACGGTATTTTCCAAGAAAAATGACCGTTCACCCAGGCACCAATATGATTTGAACTCCAACCAAAAGATAACCTTCCTCCATTTTCTTTTTCATAAGTTGGACTATGAAATTCTGCCCATGACATCCCTGGTCCGGCGTAATGGTTCATTTTCCAATTTTCATAATCATTCTCCATCGAATCGATGAATCTGTCTATGTATAACTTATCAATTTGTTTTTCTTTCATAATTTTATTTCAAATCTGTTTTTCATAATTTCTAACTTATCATCAGGAACACCATGAATATTCCTTCCGCCGTGTCGGTTTTCAACAATCAATGAGAAGACTGTGTAACCGTAATCTTTGGCCAACTTATAATAAGCTTCCATCTCCCATTCTTGTGTGAATGTGTTGGAAACAACCACCGGCGTGTGTTCGAGTCTCAACAAGAACTCAACTTCTTTTTGGCACCAATTGTGCGCATCCTTGATTTTCGACGGCTCGAACTTATAGTTGCCTTCTCTGTCGACGAAAAACATATCTGCTTCTTTATGACAGTAGTCTTTGTTGACCAACATTTTTGCGACTGTCGATTTTCCTGCACCAGGCAGGCCGCGTAATAATATTAGATTTTTCATAATTTTCAAATTCTTTTTTCGTGATGATCTTGTGGCAGGTAAAGTTTTTTGATACCCCTTCCTGACATAATAACTTGTATCTCTTGCATAAGTAGAGGTTCGTATTCATTACCATCAACACCAACATCCATAGCTCTACCTTGTGCAACCCTCAGGTGTGCTGGTAAGTGTGTGTGGCCGTGAAGGTGAATCACGCCATTGTTCATCCCATCCCAACTGGCAATAGGATAGTGCATGCAAATAAATTCAAATTTATTTACCAATCCTTTGTTGGTTGAGGAAGGTTGTCTTACATCCAAGTGAAGATAGTCGTGAGTTGAGGTAAAAAGATTCTGGACACCTCCCTTGTTTCTACGAATGTGATGATCGTGGTTTCCAAAAACAAGGTGAACATTTTTACAAAGGATTCTTTGCCGAAACTCTTCTATACTTTCAAATCCACCAAAAGACCAATCTCCTAAGTGGATTAAAACATCATCCTCACCTACTTTAGTATTGATATTATCAACCAGAGTATTGTTCATGTGATCCAAAGATTGGAAATCACGAGTAACACCATCAGAGTCTTTCCAATTTGTAGTAGCTCTACAAATATTTGAGTGTTTGTAGTGGGTATCACTAGTAAAAAATAATCTTTGGTCTTTTTCTAAAATTAGTTTCATAGTTTTTTGTATTCGGGTTGTATAATTTTCCAAATCATAGGGTCTATATTTTTACCGTCCAATAGACCAAATAAAATGGATGGGTGTTTGTATCTTTTAGCGTACTGGGCAAAGATAGCTCTATTTTCTGAAATTTCCTCGCCCCTTTCTAAGATTTTATAAATCCAATTATATTCATCTTTTATATCATCAAATTTAGAAACAAGTTCCATTTCATATTCCTTTATCTTATCAAAAAATTCATCAGGAACATCTCTGAGTACCTCTTCCATATTACCACCATTGGATAAAATCTCCCAAACAGATTTAGTCGAAACTTCAGTCATAATCTTATGCAGACGCAAGTATTCTTCTCCTTTGATTTTTACCCTATTTCCGTTTGAAAACCTTACAACGAAACCTTCTTGGTTGTTAGAAATTATACTCTTCAGTTGGGTATAGTCTTTAATTCCATCGTATTTTTTAACTAGAACGAATCCTTCGTTTTTCATTTCTGAAAAATCACACTCTTCTCCAGTTTGGGTATTGAGCACACCCAAAACAACCAGTTCTTCTAAATCACCGTAATTTACTACTATCCGATTTTCCGGGTAAATAATCTCAAATAGGTAAGTGTAGCCAGTGTAAGTTCCACCTTGCCAATTATACTTATCTAAAAGAGTTCTTCCTTTGATGGCTTGGTCGGAAGTGAAAGAACCTCTGGATGCAAAAACGGGTTGCTCCTGATAATAAAAGAAAATGCCGAGAGAACCGTCCATCTTTTCATATACTTTGAATTCTGAGGTTGGTGTGTGTTTTCCCTCTTCTAAATTGAAAAACTTCTTGAAAGGTCTAGCAACGATATTTCCATTATCATCTGTAACCAAACCTCTACACATAAGGGTTATTTCATCCCACTTACCCTCATATTGGGTTGATTGGGAATAATTCCAAATAGTAAGAGGCAAAGATGGGTGGGTTTGTTTAATCAACCAACCTTCTTCAAAATATTTTTCTAAAGTTATAAATAAGTTCATCTCAATTTAATTTCACGTTCAACTTCAACCCAAAAATTAGAAAGAGGATGATTAGCCCAATAAGCCGTTTCGGAATCTAAATCATCTTTTTTCATAAACTCAAAGATTTCGTTTACAATTGCTAATGCACATTCTTTATAATGTGGGTTGGTTGGAATCGGTTGATATTTACCTGTGTTTAAGTCTAATTGTTTGCTTCGACTAAACATAACAGATTCTAACAACTGGTCTGCTTTTTCTTTGGGTGTAATCCCTATGGGTTTGTATTTTGTCATAATTTAATAAAAAGTTATGCGGGTAAATTGTTAAATAATACTGTTAGATTTTGTGCATCTTACTGTATTCGTATGTTTTGGATTTTTAATTAAAAGTTAAATTTTCAATTTATTACTAATGCTTGCTCCATCTTTTTAAAAAGAAATCCCCAAAATCACCCCCGGGTCCCGATTCGTTGATCGTTGCCCATCTTGAAATTAGAAAAGTAATTAAGAGAGTCACAATCGCTGTTGTCCACTTTGCCCATTCCGGTGGCTCTACTGTGAGGTAAGAGAATTCTTTGAAGTCTTTTCTGACGTAGTGATCTACTACGGATTTTTCGACAGCACGACAAATTTCGCCAGGGTTGAAGAAACCAATATCCATAATTTCCTCCCGAATTTCCGGAATTATTCTGCGGTTTGTGGACCAGCTGAATGGCTTTACCCATTCAATTTTATTAGAGGTAGAATTCATACCAATACAGATAACAAGCTCATTATCGTTTCCCCCATCCCAATAAGCTTCCTGCATAGAGGCAGCTAACTGTGGTTGATCTTTAAAGAAGAGAAAGAAAATGTGGACTTTCTTTTTCGGCCCGAGCTTGCCGTTTAAATAATCAGACTGCTGTTTGAAGTAATTTACATTTCCAGGGTTGAGTTGTTTTAAAGAATCCAAACCCAGAACGGTCTCTTGTCTCCACCCATTAATTGCCGGATAGTCAAAAAGATGGTAGCTTTTAACATCATCTTTAGTAAGCTTCACAAAATCGAAAGCAGAGTGAGCAGCTTGAACCCGATTTTCGTACCAGTGGTCCGTAGTAGTGGCTTTTGCGTGGAGCGGTTCCTTATCCCATTTGATTGAATACATATCACCATCCTGCCCGCATCCCCAACCTCCATGGTTTATGTCACGGTTTAGTTCAACAAACTGTGGCTTCTGGCCCCAAAGCTTAGTAAGATGTGCGTAGTACTTCTGGGAAATGCTGAACTGCTGTCCTAGAGAGTTAATAACCACCCACCTAGGAGGATTTTTATCGCAGTAGGAGCAATCATAAGTGGTGGTTACGGTTGATTTGCCAACTTTGTGGGTTCTGGTGCAAGTTCGGCGAACATAAGTTTCCCAATATTCATAATACCGAGCCTCGGTAACAAGCGCTCCGTGGAATTCGGTGTCGTTCACTTGAACCTTTTCGACACTGAATTTAAATACAAGGATAAAGAAGAAACAGGCAATGGTTGGAACAACAACTTCCCACCAAGCAAGTGTGTGTTTATACCATCGAAGCAAAACAAAAGCTCCGATCAACGGAATCAAAAGACTAATCCAAATTGACATAATATTGGGTGGAAAAAAAAGCCGGTTTTTACATAAATCGGCTTTTTTGAATACCGCTTTTTAAATTGTTTAAAATACCTCGACGTTGTTATCTTTTCCGCTTTTGATTACCTCGTCTGTGCGATCTGAAGTAATCGGTTTGTAAGTCAATCTTGTCCTTCCCATAAAGGATGATAGGATCCAACCGGTAGGAAACCGAGTCATAATGTTATCGTGTTCTAATACGATCGACTGAATCATTTTTTCCTCCATGAAAAAACCATCTCTTTGAGCTTCGATTGCTCTACTCAAATCTGCATAAAGAGAAGAAACCGCAGCAAAATTAGAATTTGGATTTGATTCCTGTACCCATTTCATAAAAATGCCCTGGGCATCCTTCCTTCCAGCCATAATCGCATTTACGTTATTTGAAAACGAGCTGTCATTCTTTAATGCAACCTTAGATTTTTGTGAAATCGTTTTCCACATCTTGTCGTAAAAAGCTGTTCTTTCGTCCATCTTTTGTTTGTAGCGGTTCCTTAGATCAACCTCCTGGTTGGACAAAGAAATTACACTCATGAAGATTCCGAAAATGAAAAGTGCGATAATTCCTAGAATTCCGTACTTGATGATTTGGTTTGTGTTCATTTTTTTGTTTTTGAAATTTTTAATTTTAAAGATCTATTTTACATTTAATTTTACCTGATTCCTTTGTGCTCAAATGTACTGATGAATCAACAGTTATGCTACTTCTATCTGGATCGTTTTTCCAAAATTCATGTCTAATAACCTGTATCAAGTCAAAAGCAACCCGACAACTTTCATCCACTTCATTGGGATTGTAAATACCGTAACTTCCATTTTTACCCAAATCTTCTTGTAGGAGTTTGTTTCTACCTTCACTCAGTATTTTATCCGCTTCATCTCTAATTTGATGATACAAGCCATAATCAATGGATAGTTTTACATTCTCAACATCAGCCCAAGTACGAATTTCTTCACCATTGCCCCAACTACCAGAAGTTTTGATATAACCCTTTCCAATTTCTACCACTTCACCTCTTTCAGTTCGGTCACCAACTTCTAATTGTTTTTTAGGTCGGAGTTTATCCCGCAAAACATTATAGAATGTAGGGTGGTCTTTAATTACCCACATCTGTCCTATTCCAATTCGAGAATACATATCCAAAGCTTGTTGGATTAACCTTAATTGTTCGTTTGTTACTTCAAGAGTTGCCATAATTTTTTACAATACAAATATAATAAAAAGTTCGTATATTTCCAAATTTTCTATATTAAATTATTATTAATAATTGGCCAGAATTTTGGATTACCTGATAATTCCAATTTTATGATATCTTTGACTACACTCCAAAATTCATACCCTCTATCAGAGCCCATATCCCCTAACACCTCATTACATACAATCAATGCGCAATTTACTGATTGATTATACCTCAATTCATCAGGATTTTTTGTGCTAATAAAACTTCCATTATTGGGTAAAATATAATAAAACTTATAAATTAGTTCCCTCGCTTTTTCTTCGGCTGTCCTCATTATTTTAATATTTTATTTTCAGTTGTATTACGTCCAGCACGATTGGCTTCTCCCTCCATTAACTTATTCAAATATTCGCTTAATTCTTTTATGGTCATCCACCTATCAAAATCAGGTTCAATCCTTTTAATGCTAAGTAGTAATTCTTCTCTCTTACCTCTTTGGTAGTAACCATATTCAATATCATCAGCTAAATCTTGTAGGTATTGGGGAGCTGCAATACTAATCCTTAAATCGTAGTACGACCATTTAGTCTTGTAATCGTATAATGTAATTCCTCCAGTAAGTTTTTTGGATAAGTTAGATAAAAACCTATTACGAACCCTTACAATGGATTTATCATTCCCAAATACATAAAGGAATCTCAATACCCAACGAGGACACCATTTAGGTTTTGCTTCATAATCCATAGCAAGAACTAAGGGTAAAAGTGCCTTAAAAGTATTTGTCCTTGGGTCATAAGGAACTGAACCTAAATAACCATATTTTTCCTCAAAGTTTTTAGGAAAGAATATTTCACGAATATCACTCCACCCAATATCACGAGTGTAGATAATTCCTTTTTTTCTACCTCTCCAAAATAGGAGTGATTGAGCAAATTCTTTTGCCTTTACACTAAAAGGACGATTGTCTTTGAATTCAAATTTACTTTTCATAACTTTTTTATTTTATTCCCAAACAAAATTTTCATTTTTTGCTTTTGATAAATGAATTAAATACTCTATAGCTTTCGGTAATGTATCAAAAGACCTTAAATAAATATTAATATCACTTCTAGTCAAATAACACCTATACTCTTCTTTTAGAAATTCATTCGTTGAATTCATAACCGAATTTTCTTTAAAATGTATTTTACCTATAATACTATTACCCAAATCAATACTATGTAACATAATCATATTACTACATAAATATTGATTTTAAATATTAAAATTACCCATTATTAACAACATCCATTACTAAGATGTACATACCATACATAAGCAACGAAGTGGCAAACAATAAAGATGCTTTGATAATTAAACTTACAAAAAACTGAATTTTAACTTTCACAATTTTATTTTTTATTGGTTTTATTTAAATAAGCAAGAACTTCTTTAAAATACTTTTTTTCAGCATTTCGGGCCTCAACCTCCAATGGGTTTTTCCAATAACCATACTTTTTATAATATACTTCGTATCTTGTTTTTATGGGTTGAAGTGAGTGTTGGTATTCGTGTATAATTGTCGTTATTAATACTTTTAAAGATTTTACATTATTGTAATATAGTATGAGCTCATTAATTTCCGCATCAAAAGCACCATAAGTTTTAGGTTCATAGTGGTTTTTTACAACAGATAATGATATAGCAAATGGATTTCTCATATTTACACCCATATTGGATTTACACCACCGAAAAACGCGTAATGCTAACGCTCTTTTATCGGAGTAAGACAAGTCTGAAATGGGTGTTTTTTGGGTATATTTATGGGGTTTTTTCATACACTTTTATAGTTTACATAGTAAAGATACAACAGAAAACCCATATTTCCAAGCTTTTTATGTTAAATTTAGGTTAAATTTTACTGTCCAATTTATTGGACACTTACCTAATACGGGGTTTTCTAAAGAAACCACTATAAGAACCCACCACAGACTTTATTATATCCCCAGTAAGAGGTGTAAAAGTGTAATTCTTTAGTTGGGGTAGTTCTACAAATTTTAGTTCGGAATGAACCCTTTTAATTGCTTTCCCACTCACATAATTACATATGAATGGTATTAATTCCACAGTATCGTTTACAGCGGATTTAAACTGATGAAATGGCTGTATTTCTATACCAAATTCTTCTTTAAACTCCCTTATAAGGGCTTCATATTCAGTTTCCCCATCATCTACCTTACCACCAGGAAACTCCCAATAACCCCCAAAATTGGGGTTATCATCCAACCTTTTTCCTATTAAAACCCTGTCCTCATTTCGTAGTAAACCACAAACAACCTTTTGCATTAATCATTAATTATACCAAATTGAGATAAGTTAAATTCCATTCCCAACTTTTCAAAAGTTAGTATCATCTTAATTGTTGTAGGAAGCATAACCTCATATCTGGTGTTCCAGAAAATAGATTGTAAAAAATATTGATTCATTTTATTTACATATGAAATCACTTAATTTTGTAGATTTTGGCGCCACATTATAAAAGTAATAACACTCATTAATATTCAATTTTTTAGATTGAATTGTTTTATAAAACCCAGTTGGTATAGTAGCACCACCAGGTACTTTTTTAAGTGGTGGGTTAAAATCTATTCTAATATATACATAAATATCATCGGATTTCTGTCTCAAATTTCTTTCATATTCTTCCAACTCTTTCCAAGGACCTCTATTTAGAGATTGGTGTTGAAGAGCGGAGTTTAGATAAGTAAATGTTTGTTTTAACAGGTTTATATCACAACCAAATGCTGCAGCAGGAGCCATATGCCCTTTGTCCCATTCGTTACTTACATAATCACCATTATCGGATGTATAATATTCTTTTTCTTTATAAAAATCCAACCCCTTACGAGATACTGAATTTTGGGCGCACTGAACGGTGTATTTAACCCATTTTGGTTGTTCCAATACTTCGGAGTACACCATTTCAAATATAGGGGATTTGATATATACACTATCTCGCTTTTGTGCGAAAATAGATAGTGGTAATACAAATAGTAATAATAATAATAATTTTTTCATATTTTAGTCCTTATCATAGTCATTTATCTCATACCAATCATCTTCATAATCATAATCATTATCCATTTCATCTTCAGAATCAGTAATATAATCACCATCATACATTATTGCGTTTTCAGATTTAAGTTCTTCTACACACTCTTCCAATATACTTTCTTTTATAGCAAATACCTTATCTTCCAATGTATATGGAGATTCATAATCTTCTTTCTCTAATAAAGAACTAAGTTGTTTTTCACTAGAAATTGAATTTGTTGCTGTTCCATAAAAAGCACCAACATGGACATACTCACTATGCTCATAGGTTGCTTTTACCTCAAAGTTTTCATCAATCTCTCTAAAAATATCGCACATTCTATTTATCAAATCATACGGAAAATCGGTATCCGAAGATAAAATTATAACGGATTCATCACCAATAAAAGAATTACTCAATGTGGTTGTGCATGTACCAACACAATTATAATCCCAATCGTGAGTTGTTTCGTAAAACTGACTTAGTAACCAATTATTATCACCCTCTTTCGGATTTGAGAAAATGGATGAAAGCGTTGATTGCAAATCTTCATTTCCAATGATTTTGATTGTTGATAGAATTTTATCCATATGTAATAAATAGTTTAATTTTATTGTTGATTATCTTCGTGAATTTTACCAATAGGTTTAACCTCATATTTATACCCAGAATCAGAATTTGTTTCAAAGATATTAGCGTAGTGTTCCGCTGATTCTTCATCATCAAACTCCCAAACTTCTCCGTGCCCATCTAACAATATAACGGGAACATTTTTTTTAATGTATTTTACTATTACAAAGCTCATAATTTATCCTCTATTTCATTTAACGGAATTTCACATCCAATTTGTTGCTCTACGGTTTTTATTACATCCAATTTTTCTTTTTTACTTTTTGAAGTAGCCCAAATCCATGCCAATGATTTTTGCATATCCTTTATTTTATCTTCATAATTAATTATATTTTTTCTAAGCAAAACCTCATCTTCTGAATCAATTTCGTAATCAATATCATATTTAACTGCTAAATCAATCATTCCAATTAAATTATCTGAATCATAGGCTGCTTTTAATGTATAAAAATCTTCGTTTGTTCCACCTCTATCAGGATGAGCTTTAATTGATATGTTTTTAAAAAGTTTTTTATATTTCGTATCCGCTTTCTTTTCTATTTCTATTTTGGGTTTCGGTGGTTCGGAAGTATCGGGCTCCTCATTTCTGACCTCACCGGTCTCCTGATTAACCCAATACTCCGTAACACCTTCATTAGAACCAGAAACCCCCATAACTGGTTCTTTTTCTTCTTTTTTTTGAAATTTACTAAAAAAAGAGTTGAATTCATTCAAATAAGTATCGAAATCAGTTTCAACATCTTCTAACTCCATTTGAATGTATTTATACTTCAAATTATATTTGAGTATTTTTCTGTTCACTTTTTTGCTCAGGCTCATTAACAATCATACATTCGGTTGTTAATAGTGTCCCCGCAACCGAAACCGCCTTTTCCAAAGCAATTCTTACAACTTTAGTTGGGTCAATAACACCACCTTCAACCATATTTGTATAAGTATCTCGCATTACATCATAACCATAATGATTACTCTCTGCTTTTTTGATTTCATTTATAATACTATGTGGTTCTTCATACCCAGAATTAATTAAAATAGATTCTAAGGGATAACTACATGCTTTTATAACTATGTTCCACCCAATACCATAATCAATGTTATTACCAAGTTCTACAGCACCATCAATTTTTGATGCATGAATTAGTGCAGAACCACCACCAGGAACAATACCTTCTTCCATCGCTGCTTTCGTTGAAAGGATAGCATCATCAAAAAGGTCTTTCTTTTCTTTCATCTCAACTTCGGATTGCGCACCAACCCTAATCACAGCTACACCACCTGATAATTTAGATAACCTCTTATGCAACTTTTCTTTTTCCCAATCGGAATTTGTTTTGTTTATTTCCGTTCTTACATCTTCAATTCGTGCGTTTATTTCTTCCTGCGAACCTTTCCCACCAACAATTACGGTTTCCTGTTTGTCAGAAACAACTCTATCGCAATTACCCAAATCATCAATAGTAATATCTTCTAATGAATCATTCAAACCACCAAAAACCTGCGTTCCACAAAGTGCTGCCATATCCCTTAAAATTTCAGTTCTTTCAGTTCCAAAACCAGGTGCTTTTACAGCCAAACACTTCAATGTTCCCCTTGCAGCGTTTACAACCATTGTTGCCAACGCTTCTGCTTCAATTTCATGTGCTATAATAGCAATTGCCTCACCTTTCGCAGATGCGTTTTCCAATAGATGTAAAATATCATCCATCTTATTGATTTTACCATCGTATAAGAGAACTTTTGGCGATTCCAATGTGCAATTCAACTTATCCCTGTTGTTGATAAAGTAGTGGGATAAATACCCCTTATCAAACAATAACCCTTCTACAACAACCAACTCATCTTCGGATTGATTACCTTCTTCAACAGTTATTACACCATCTCTACCCACTTCCTTAACCGCATCGGAAATCATACAACCAATTTTAACATCACCATTTGCTGATATAGTTGCTACATTTTCAATCCTATCCATATCATCCAACTTCACAGATACATCGTTAGTAAGTTTACCAATAACTGCTTCTGCCGCATCCACCATTCCTCTTCGTAGATGAATTGGATTAACGCCATTTTTTGCAATTTCTCTCATACCTTCATTAAAGATATATTGAGCAAGAACTGTGGATGTAGTTGTTCCATCACCTGCTTTATCAGCAGTTTGTTGTGCCGCTTCCTTGATTACTTGCGCACCAATATTAATGGTGTTGTCGGAAAACTCAACCGATTTAGCAACAGTAACACCATCTTTGGTAATATGCTGCGTACCATCTCGTTGAATAATTACATTTCTGCCCTTAGGTCCTAATGTAACCTTAACCGCATCTGCCAGTTCGTTTACTCCTTTTAGTAGTTTTTCACGTGAAGATTCTCCGTGAAAGATTTGTTTTCCTTTACTCATAACTTTATTCTCCTTCGTTTTTTGGGTTTATTTCGTTTATTATTTTGTTTAAAATGTGTTGTTTTAATCGTTCAATTCTGAATTGCGGTTGTGTACCCCTAAAATTACCCCTATTATTATGATAACAATTGAAGCAAGTAAACCTTAGATTTTCTCTACGATGATTTTTCCAATCATCATCTAAGTGGTCTAATATTAGTGGTATTTTACCATCACTCATTCTTTTTTCGTTATAACCGCAAACATGACAACAATACTCAAATGGTGGGTCTAATCCATGTCCAACCTTTGATAATCGGTTTTTTAATTGGGTAATTGAATAATCAGGATACTTTCCATCAAAAATATCAGAAAGTAGTTTGTGTGCTTTTGTTCTTGGTTTTTTATCCTGTCCGCGTGGGGGTCTTTTTTTCTGCTTCTGTAATTCCCACAATGATAATCCGGTCTCCGAATCAATATATTGTAATGCGTATTTTTTATACGAATTAAATGATACCCGTAAAAAAGCAGCGGCCTGTTTGTTTGATGGTGCGTTTTTCATAGCATACCTGATTTGACTTTCCGTCAAAGCAAGAGGTTGCCTCCCCATCCCCAATACATATCCATTGGGTAAAACTGTGCCCTTTTCCGCCTTCACCCGTTTATTCTTTTACCATTAAGATTTCGCTTTCACGATATAGATTGTATTTTACTCCATCAATTTTAATTTGAAAACCTGTTCCATCTAAAACGACTTCATCATCTACTTTAAGTTTCATAGGTATTTTTACACCTTGCTGAGTAAATAATCCATCTCCAACCGCTACAACTTTACCTGTCATAGTTTCTTTTGCGGTTTCGGGTTTGTACAACCCACCTTTTGTTTTGTCATCGTGTTTGTTTACGGAAACAAGCACATAATCATTCATTGGTTTATAGTTCATCATAACTCCTTTATTTTTTTGATAAATATACGAAAAAAAGTTTTAATTACCAAAATTTTCCATTGATAAAATCTTTTTGTTTTTGGATTGCATTTTTGAGTTCAACTTTATCAATTTTGGTTTCAGTTGTTGTTTCTTTTATTGGTTGATTTATTTTAATATTTCTTTCCAATCGTTTTTTTATTAATTCTTTCTCACCACCAGTGAGAGAATTTGATAATATGGATGAAACATAACAATACGGGTCTTCTGGGTCATCCAATTGTAAGTCATAATAAATACACCCTGGTCTAGTTACCGATTTAACTCTATAACAAGCCCAACCATCTTTACTATGGTAACATTCGGATACAAAACCAATTTCTCTTTCACCATACCATTTAAACGCAACCATATCGTTTGGTTTAAATTGGTGTTTTTTAAAGCGTTTCTTATCCTTATTTACATTTCTAACAGTGGGTAGTTCTATATTAGATTTCGATTCCAACAAAACCTCCATTTTTTTGAACTTCAATAGCAGTTGCCCTTTTTTCAGTTGGGTTTTTTACACTTTTATTGTTTATCAAAATCCTTTCAGCCCTACCAATACCCATAACCAATTGGTGAAACGGAATACCTAAAATATTCATCTCATCTATTGTGATTTGGCGTAATTCTTCGGGTCGTGCTGTGGTTAAGACGATATAATTACCCTCATTATACCAATTGTTCATTTTTTCAACAACGCCGGGCAAGACCATACTTGTCTTAGGGTTTATTTCTTCAAAATTGACTTGATAAACAAGCGTTCCATCAATATCACAAAAAATTGTTTTACTCATCGTTATTGTCTTTTACATATTCTAAATAATAATTCACTTCGGACTCCATTAAATTACGAAGTTCATCTTCGAATTCTTCGTAGTAAGTACCACCCTCACGGATTTTGGGTACATCCCACCCATCCATATCTGTCCATTCATCGGATGTGTAATCTTTTGCCGCCAAATGAACACCTGCAAATAAATAGGCTTCATCTTCAAAGGTATGTTCAATCCAAATATCCTCTTTTATGTTTGATAGAACTTCCGCCAACTTTTCAACAAATCCTATAACTGGGTCCCACGCAGATACCATTCTAATAGAGACCCGAGTTTCTTCTTCATTTGCAATATGCCCATAAAACCATTTAGCGCCACACACTTCTACTACCCAATTTCTATTATAATCCTTATTACCATTTGCCCATATATTATTGTAAACTCTATTTACCAAATCCACAGTCTTTACATCAATCTCAAAAGGATTATCTTCCCGTCTATTAGGTTTGAAAATCTCTTTTAATTTTTCAGTAACTTCAGTATTTACATTTTCAACAATAATATAATTTGAAACTTCGTTTGCCATAACTATATTTTAATCTACAATGGTGATGTTTGATTCTCGTTTTTTAATTTTTAACCTTTGATTATTTCTTTGTTTGTTTTACCGAATTTGTTCTCAAGTTTATCAATACGAGAGTCTATCATTCGCCGGATTTCATCGCATTCTTGCTGAATGTCATTAATTTGAGTATCAATGCTTCTATTTGTTTCATCAATTTTCAAAGCCACCTCTCGCATTTCATCTACGATTCTTCGGTCCATGTTAAACTCATTTGATTCAATCAATCGAACAATATCGTTGGTTCTTTCATCAAAATCGTTTGTGTTTGATTCAATTTTTTGAATTTTATTCCTCACATTAACCATACCAACAGCTATCAATGTAAATCCAGCTGAAACTACACCTAATACAAAATATACTATTTCCATAATTTTTTCTCCTTTTTATTTTAGAGAGAACCAAACATCACCATATAGATAGTTTTCTTTTTAAGTTTTTAATATGTTTACACTCAGAACCTCGTCCAAACTCATAGGAAGGACAGGAGCAACTGAACCTTTTATGATTAAACGATGTAACTTTATAATATTTTAATTTATTGGTTTTTTTATCACGAGAACCCATCTCAATGTAAACCTGCGTCCAATCGTTAGTAAGCATTTTCATCCATTTCGGTTCTATAAGTAATTGCTTCATCAATCTCATCGCCGGTCATAGAATCGGCAACTTCCATCAATTCATCACAAACCTCGTCAGAGCATTGACCATACAACTCAATCATAAGATTTGCCCTTTCCTGAAGGGTAATAAAACGAAAAACTTTTTGTGAAATCATAACTTTGGGGGGTTTATTTTGGGGGTTTATTAATCATTACAATGTAAATATACGAAACTTTTGGTGAAAATCCAAGCTTTTTAGATTAAATTATCATTAAATTTATCCACATTTATTCACAGTTATCCACATTTTGTGGATTTTACTCCCCATTTTTATAGGGAAACCACTTATTTAGGGTTTCTTGGCGTTTATCACACCCACAATCGGTATTTCCGGTCAATTCTGCTATTTTTTTTGCCAATTCATCCATCTTTGTTGCTGCTGTTATTTTTGCAACAGTATCACCCAATCCTCTACTTTTTAAATTTTTATTACTCACTTACCAACTCCGTTTTATAATTCATACCTTTTAACTCATTTTGATATAAGTTTGCCATATCAAAATCACCATAAAACACACAACACTTACCAACAGTATGAATTATGTTAGCAACGCTGCAAGTTTGGGTTATGGGCATATGAAACATATCTGATAAATGCATTTGAACTTCATCAAACGAATGATGATTATCGTTATGAATAAATAATTTTGTCATTTTCTATATCAAATTTTTTTTGAAACTTGTTTATATAAATGGGAACTTCATACTCATTACACATTTCGGCCAAAATTGGACGATTTGAGTTATCCAATACATAAACAATATGAGTCTGTCCACTCCCCCCAAAATCTACTTCATACTTTAACTTTTTTACTCTTATTTTCATTTGATTTCTCCATCTTATCGGTGTAATCTTTCAACCTTTGGAGTTTTTCGTATTCTTCGTGCTTTAAATAATAATCAATCAAGTATGGAATTACGAGTTTTTTATGCTCTTTAATACCACGATATTTACCTAAAACAACTTCCAGGGTTTCATCCATCACCATTTTTTCGTAATTGTTTACCATACAATATATATTAAAAAATTTTTAATGAAGTTTGTTTAGTATCTTTTTAAAATTATTTCTTAGAACCGATTCAAATATACGAACTTTATCTTTTGGAGCAAAATTATCTACAACTAATTTAGTTTTTAAAGTTATATCAGGATATTTTAATTTCAAAGCATCTATCGCACGAACATTGGCAGGAGAATCATCCATAAAAGCAATGTCAGTATATCCACTTTTTATATGTTTCTCAATCCAATCTGCTTTCTTTTGTGGGTTTGAATCACCCAATGCAACTGGGTAAACATCCAACCCAAATTCTTTTTTAAAGTAGTGTCTAATTGGAAAAGCCAATTGTCTTGCAGTTAATATTGTAACCTTTTTATTTGGGTTTGATAGCATCCTAATCAATAAATCAACATTTTTTTTGATTATTTTTGGTTCTTTTAGCATTTTATTAAAATCGCTATAATCAAACTTATCACCAGGTTTTGGTTTATATACAGCATACTCACCCGGAGTTAGCACCGTTTCTTTACCATCTCTGTGGGTTACTTTAATATTAGAGGATGTCTTTACCAAAGTATCATCCAAATCGAAAACTCTTAATACTTTTCCCATACATATAAATATACGAAAAAAAGTTTAATTATCCAAATTATTTTACAGAATTTGATTGGGTTTTTTCTCCACGCTGCCTTGCTTTCCTACCAGCACAATGGGCTTTTTGAGAAAAACCCTTTGGATTATTACAATCTATTGATTTTTTGTATTTGTTAGTCCAATCTTCGCTTAACTTTTTTTTTAATAATTCATAAATGCGGTTTTCTATGGTTTTTAACTTATCATAGTATTTCGGGTTCTCAAATACATGGTCTTTTGCAATCTCAAATGCCACCTTTTTATCATTGGTATGTTCCATTTCCACTTTCACACCTTTTGCTATTTGAGATTTTATTTCATCCACACCCACCCCGTGCTTTTTTGCCAAATCATCCAATGAGTATTTATCTGCCATACCACCAGGAAAAACATCTTCGTTTCGGGTTTTATCGACCATAGGCATTTCATATAATAATTTACTTAGTGGTGAATACGTAAACTTTTCTATTAAGCTATTTTCAATTTTAGCAAATTTTGCAGGCCTTTTAGCACAATTATTATAAGGGTTTTTTTCCTTTATTAAAAGAATTTGATGTGTTATTTCATGCAATACAGCGGTTTCTATATCTCTAACCTTACCTAAATCAAATGTAATATAAAGTGGTTCAAATGTTTTTGTATGATAGGTTGTTGCTGCACCCAATCTACCAACCGAACCAAATTTTATTGGAATTGGGGATATACCAACTGCTTTGCAAACCCCCTTATAATAATTTACAATATTTTGTGGTTTAATTGCCTCGTTTAATTTACCCTCAAATTGCCCCTGCGTCTTAACCTTAACCCAACCACCACCAGGAATATCAAATATTCTTGCAGGAATTGGTATTATACCTGTCTTTGGTAGATATGATAAGTATTTTCTATCAATATGTATTACCCTAACTAAATAACTACGAGTCCTATTATCAACACCAACCAATTCAACTTCTACTTGGACTGGGTTTCCATCTACTTTTAATTTACCCTTATATATATTACCCTTAGTATGTCTTGCCTCAGAAACATCACCCTCAGGTGCAGGTGGTTCGGGTGCAGGTGGTTCGGATGCAGGTGGCTCTTCCTCTTTTGGAGGTTCTTCTTTCTGGACTAAGTCAATAGGAAACGCATAGGTGTATCCACCGCATCGTTTTCTATATTCCTGTTCGGTTTCACCCTTTTTTCTTGAGGAGCAATTTGCCATTTTTCAACTTTACATTTTCTCTAATGAATTCAACAAAGGTTGGGGTTTTAGTTACATTCTCTTGAACAATAGCTTTTAGATGCTTTTTATATAAATAAGCCAAAAATGGTATTAACTCTTTTACCATTTTATCCTTATCCGAGTCTGTAACAGTTTTGTGTTTTTGGGGGGCAGATTTAACTAATTTTTGGTATGATGCCGTAGTTCTACCACCCAAGTATTTATCTTGTGGTGAGTAAGCAATTGGTACATTATAAATTGCATTATGTGCTTGGCTTCTTAAATTATCCTTCGTTATTACCAAAGCCTCTTTTATGGGTTTATTTTCATTACATCCACAGCTCATTTTCTTTCCCCTTTGTGTTTATCAATTTTATCCAATATTTCATTTAATAATCCCACTTTAATATATCCAGCCATTGAAGCGTTTTTAAGTGCGCTGATTAATTGGAATACCATAAATGGAACAATAATTACTTCACTTAACCAACCTGTTCCTGCAAACCCTCTTTCAATCATTAAAACAGCTGATAATATCATTATCCAAGCAGCAGTGTTTTTTAGTATATCCAAAGCCCGTCTTGTTTTAAATCCTTCCCGCTTTGTTCCTGCAATCATACCAAATATACCATCTAAAAACATCACACCAATTACAGCAATATATTGGTCTTGATTATCCATATATAGTTGCATGAAATAACTACATATGAAAGCGCATGCAGCGGATACTGATGTTATGGTTAATACAATTGGGTCGGTTATTGTAGTGTATTTCATTGTTTTGGATTTTTAAGGTTTTCAATCTCAGTTCTTAATAAATATTCTTCTACACTATCTTGATGTTTTTTTAATCTAATCATTTCTATCTTTTTTTCTACCCAAAATTGTATGGAATCCGTTTTAGTCTTTGCTTTTTCGGCTTTTTTATATTTTATTTTTTTGGTAGGAGTATATACTGAATCACTATGTTCAACAAATCCCTTTTCAAACTCTTTTATCATCCTTTCTCGATGGAGTTGAAATTCTAAATCAGAAATCCTATCTAAAAGGGCTTCTTCGGTAAGTATCAATTCTTTTTCAGCATGATAGGTTGCTATGTAATAACCCAAAATACCACCCAAAATTGTTGCTACTATTAAATCTAATTTTAATCGCATTCTTTTGCCAATTTAACTATATCTTCTTGTAACTTTTGAACTTCACCCTCTAACTTTGTAATTCTTGATTTTTGGGCTTCGATTTGTTCTTTGTAAACCATCCTATTATCAATATATAAAAAGACAATCCCCACCAAAACCAAAAACATAATGGCTTTGATGGGGTCTTTTATAAAATCTTCAAATGATATAGGAAATTTCATTTTTTATTTAAGTAATGTATAATATTCTTTAAAGTGCTTAATACGGTCAGGTAAACCAATTGTTCCACCATTAACTCTTTTAGTAATTGCTGTTACACTTGCATCATCCGCACCTTTATCAGCTAATGTGTTTAATCCGTTGCTTGACCAAAACCAAGCAGCTGATAATAGCGGATATTTAGTTGCTACTAAATCAGGATTTGCGGTAATATCTTCGTTTATTGCTTTACCAAATGCAGCGTAATTATTTTTACCTGTCAATTGAATGTATCCTCTACCTCTAAATTTGTATCCATCTCCACTCGCCTCATCACCATTGCCCATTCTGCCACCATAAACCAAGTTAGCAATCTTTTCAGGTTTTCTTTCATATTGTAAAGCCTTTGCTTCGGTTGGGAAATACTTTTTAAATATACCCAATAAACCCTTTGCACCATAGTTTAGGTTTTCTTGAACTGCTTTGAAACCAGCACTTTCATGTCCACATTGTGCCAAAAAGTGAGATAATCTCAACGCTGTATCGATTTTGAATGTTGTCATTACTGACGGAATTTGAGTGATAACGGCATCAGGAACATGCCCTTTGAGTTTGTTAATATCCATAAATTACCCTTTCTTATAAAACTAATAATAAATATCTATTTTTATCTTAAAAATGATTTAAATATCGTTTCTTTTGCTACACCCAATAAAATGTGCCCTATAAAGAAAGCTGCTGCGGGATAAAAACCAAAAACTAAAAACCCTAAACAAACTGAAATAACTTTCATCATTTGAAAAAAGTGTTCAGCATCACTAAATCCAACAAATAAAGTTGAACCATATGGGTATCTTTCAGCTTTCGGCATTGGAACTCCAAAGTGATACCATTTAGGTTCGTATGGTAGTGGGTTTCCGTTTTTATCTAATTTCCATTTGTTTTTCCAAGAGTTTTTTGTGTTCCATTTTTCAAATTTACCTTTCCAATTGTTTGAAATACATTCATCTTCAAGTTCATTGAAAAACATGAACAAAAATCCTGATAATAAAATAACCAATAATTCCATTTTAACTCCTTTTTATTTTTTAAACGCTGATTCTAATGATTTTCTTAATGCGGAACTAAATTCTGTTCTTTCAAATGGTAGGTTTTCATCCTGTAATTGTAGAATCGTTGAAGAAACTGATGTTTTTGCACTACCTTCCCCAAACAACTCCTTTCCATCCATTTTAATTTTTGTTTTTACAATTGTTTTCTTTTGCTTAAACTCAAAAGGACCAACCCTAATACCTTTGGTTGGTGCCTCGATTGATAATATTTCTACCTCCACCGGCTTTCCATTATCACATAGTGAATATTTATCATTTACCAATTCAGTAACGATTTGGTTTGCACCATAAGTTAGTTTTGTATCAGAAACCCCGTTCATATGAGCAAGTGTGATAACGCTTGAAATAAAATAACATAAAATTGTATCCATTGTAATCCTTTTTTAATAAGTTAATGTTGATTGATTTGTAAATCCTGGTGATAATAAATATAGATTAGTTGTTCCTCCATTCGTTGGTGTAAAAGTATAGCTAGATTGAGTGCCTGGTATTGAACTCCTTAAATCCCCCGTTCCCGTTGTTAAACTTGTCCATTGTGAGTTTGTAAATAATAAAGTTCTTTTTGTCCATCCCAACCCATTTATTCTTCTTGCTATTGTATAAATATCGTTTATTGTAATTGTATTATCACCACTTACCTCATATTTGTGATAGTGATGTGATTTGATTGGTGTTCTTTGTAAAACAATATCATCAATTCCTACAAAATCAGCAGAAGATAGATTTGAGGTTGTGGTTGGAATTACTACTTCAATATACCATTCAATAGAGGGGTTGGTAGGTAAACTAAAAGAATATTGCCCACTAGCATTTGTTATTGATATCGCTTCTAAAGTCCAAGGAGTAGTAGTAACTATATATTCAAATTCGAGTACATAAGGTAAGGATACATTTGGTAAATCGTTCCACCTACCGCCGCTAACAAATTGAGCATAATCTTCGTTTCCCGCATTATTAGGTTCACCCCCGTTCCAGTTTGTATAGGTTACTGCTTCATTTGTAACCCATCGCCATTGCCCTTCCACTGCTTCATCGGTAAAACCAATCCACCCCGAAGGCCAGGTGTTAAAAACAAATGTATTTTCAGCAGCCGATGTGATTGTTACTAAATGCCCTCCCATATTGGCACATGCCGTTCTTGCATTAGTCCAAGTCATTGAGCTGGTAGAACGATAATACGAGTGCCCATTATAATTGGTTTGCGATGTAAATCCAGTTAATACAGGCGTAGTTCTTTTAAATAGTCTTACTGTTATTCCCGATACTCCTATATTGTTTTCAGTCCTAATTAAACCTGAATGTGTAAAGGTTTGTCCAAATAACGAAATAGGTAATAATAAAAATAATAATAATTTTTTCATAACATTAATTTTGTTCCAGTTAAAACTTGCCAATTTAAAAATGTTTGATTTAATTGATAAACTCCTGAAAAACTTACAGTCCATTTGAATTTATCAGTTACTTTCAAATCTGTGTTTACCATTGGAATTATCAACAAACCACTTTTATACCATTGACCTGCATAGAAATAAATATAGGGAGAATATACAGCAAGCCCTAAAAAATTTACACCAATTGATTTTCCACCCTTAAAGTTTGTAAATCCACCACCAATCAAAGACCAATTTCTAAAAGTATTTTTATCTATCTCACCCAAAGTAAAGGTAGTTCCCCCCATTAAAGTTACTTTATCTATTTTTTGAGCATTGAGTAATGATGCGGTCAAAAACCAATTATCCTTAAAATTAGTCATATATGATGTAGAAAATATACCCATATACCCCTTAAACTTTAATGAACCATATCCCGATAAGTTAAGTATGTTTTGCCCCGTCTGATAGTTTATGTTTATACCTTTGATAAATGTTTGGGAGGTATTGACATGGGTCAAAGAAGTATTAAATCTAAAATTATCATTACCTTTCTTTGTGATATTTGAATCGTTTCGTATTATAACAATATCCCCAGTAGCGATTAAAGCACCATTGGATACTTTGGAAGAACTTTTACCACCTTTACCTCCACCACCACCTTCACCATTATTTTCACTTTCACCACCACTTGCAGTTTGTTGGTTTTTATCATCAACTGGTGTTATTTCACCACCACCCTCGGATGAGCTGCTGTTATTATCATTATTAGCCCTACTACCGCCATTTCTCGGTGCGGGTGGGGGTGTAGGAACACTACCAACAGAACTTCCAATAGAACTAGCCATAGATACTACTGAGGATATGTTTGCTACACCATTCGCTGTAACACTACCTATGAAGTTTGTAACATTGTTTGATTCCGCAACTCCTTCGGATGCGCACGGATTAGCACCTGGTGGTAAAGCATCTCTAATGGATTGAACCCATTGTTCATATGCCCCCGCACTTAATTCAGCATAAGTAAATATTCTATATTGCCCCGCAAAGAACATTGTAACTTCAGAACTTTGTGTTGATAATTGAACACTTTGAGTTCTACCATTACATGGGTTAATATAAGAATAGGTGAAACTTTGAGCTTTTACACTCAAAACTCCACCTATTATGAATAATAATACTAATAAATGTTTTTTACCAACCATTTTGCTCAAGACGCTTTACGAGGTTCATTGTCGCAACCTCCAAAGCCTTCTGAGTAGCAATACCAACGGTTGATTGGTCGAATCCCATTGTTGGATTCTTAAAATACCCTTCACCAAATTGAGTTGATTGTCCTTGTCCAGACGCAACTATAAATTGTGAATTTTCTACATTAACTAAACGAATTTGAATACCCATAATTGTGGTATTTGTTTTTTTCAATTTACCTTTATCGTAGTTTTCTGCGTATGAAACTGAAAAATCATAGATTTCGGCATAAACAATATATTTGGGTAAACGAATACCCTGCATTTTAAGTTTTGTTTTACCATCATCTAAACCATCAATCTTTTTTTCCCACGCATCCAACATTTGATTTACAACAGCATCTTTTTCTTCGGTAAACTCAAAACGATTAGTATATAGTAAATTTTCAATAATACGATTAGATACACCTAAACCAAGTCTTTTTTCTCTTAATTCGGGGAAAGTTTCCCAGAGTTCTTTGTTTACATTTAACTTTGAAAGTTGAAGCGTTTGCTTCTTACCTGTATAAGTAGAGATAGATTCTAATGTTCTATCTGTCTTTTCAAAATCAGCTTGATATTGAGTAGTTGAAATGCTAGATTTACAACCCACCAATAAAGCAAAGCTTACGAATGGAATAATAACTATTTTTCTCATTCTTCACTCTCCTGCTCTGCCTGCTTAGCTCTCAACCTTTTCATTCTTTCAGCTGGAGTTTCTTTCTTTTCTTCAATTGGTGCTGCTGCAGGTTGTGCGGCAGGTTGAGCTGCTGGTGCTGCTTCTCTGATTGTTTCTTTTTCTCTGATTATAGTAGTTCCACCACCACCGCTTGAAGTATTACTTTGGTTATTGTTTTCTAAGTTTAGATTAATAACAGGTTGTGCTGCTGGTGCAACTTGCTCCGTTTTTGCTCCCTCTTCATCGTTATTACCCCCACCAAATAGGGTTGTGGAAATCCATACACCACCACCCGTAACTACAGTGGCGAGTGTTCCTACGATAGTTTTCTTGAGTCCGCCCCAAGTACCATCATTTTCTGTCTCTTCTGCCATTTTTTTCTCCTTTTTTTAGTATTTAATTATTTTATAAGTTTTTTGCTTCTCATTGGTGGTTAATCTTACAAAATAGAAACCAGGCTTTAAGTCGCTAACATTGATTGTTTTCGTAACTATTTCATTTTGATTTACAAAATCTCTACTATTATAATAAGATTTACCCATATAATCGTAAATTTCGTATGTTAGATATCCCCAATCAGTTTGGAAATAATCTATATTTAAGACATCAACTACTGGGTTAGGATATACTCTAAACCCATTTACTAATTGGTTTACCAATTCTCTTGCCCGTCTACCATTTACAACAGTAGCATCTACGGGTGAAGGTATGATATTTAAATCGGTTGCTTTATCACTACCAGCTGCTTTGTTGAAAATCTTAATAGGTGATTGTTCCCAATTTTGATTTAAAATATCAAACTTAAATGAGAATTGTTGTGTTGGGTTGATAATAAGCGATGGAGACATTTTAGATTCATGTCCACCCCAAACTATTTCACCTGGCTTATTTGATAAGAAAGAGTTCCAAGCACTTGCTTCAGGCCCAACACTCACACCTGTGAATTTAAAGATTGCTGGGTCATATTTTAATCCTAATTGTGCTGCACCTACTTTATTTCCGTGTGTAATAAAAGTAACATTTACATCTACTGAATTATCTTCTGAAATAGTTAATTTAGGTATTCTAAATTGAACTGAATCTTGGATATTTTGATAAATAGTACCTTCATCTAAAACATAAGATGTTCCATTAGTAGGGTTATTTACCCTTTGAATTTGGAATGATACATTATTTAATCCAGTATTTGTTACATCCCCCAAAACATATCCAATATAAGATAATGAACCTAAACCATTAATAGGAACATCAACATTTGTAGTTCCAATAATTGAAGATTGGAAGGTGTTTGGGTTGGTTATAATCGTATTGTATTCAGAGGGGGTGTAATATCTAACATTGTATTCGTTAGCAACAGCAGGCGACCAGGTTGTTCTGCCGGTTGCCAAACGATTAAATATCAAATAAGCATCTGCTACTGATAGGGTTGAACTGCGGTTTACATCACCTTGCTGAAACTCATACGATTGAGCAGTATCAGCGTAAATACTCATATCTGATAACCTATAAGCATCGGTAATATTGATAGCAGAATTATCTGATAAAGTATCCAAATTTGATACTAACTTAACATTATAAAAAGATGTATCGTATGGAATTTTAATACTTACCAAACCAACAGCATCTGTTAAAAATCTACCACCACGAGTATATGTTTGTTCTGATTTTAATTTGTAATCATATGCGAAAGGCATATCGGCCGCAGGTGTTCCATTCACATTTGTTAATGTTACAGGAAATGTTAATGTATCCATTTTAAATGCACCACCATAGTTGTGGGTTAATAATACATTATCAATACCACCAATTGTAGTTGCGATATTAGAATACGATGGATTTCCAATTACCTTGATAGAATCAACAGATGATGGATTAAAACCAACTGCGTGTGGAAGTTTAACCTCAAACACAGCACCATCCGGCCAATCAAATACAGCGGAAGTTCCAGTATAGATAGCTGTTGCATTTACCCAACCTGGCTGACTATAGTATGAACCATATTTTGTTCCAATTGATGTTGCGGAAGGGCCCCATAAAACAATAGGTTGTTTGAATGAAGTAGTTGGATAGAAAAATCTAACCTGAAAACCAGCATAATTGGTTGCTGTTGGGTTATGATAGTGTAAATAAATCACAGTTGTATCATTTAAGATACTACCCAAAGTAAACACCGTATCAACTAGAAAATGCGGTGAGTTACTGTTTGGAGATGTTAATACTTCCGTTCTACCATTTTGTGCGAATAAGTTAAATGGTAAAGTTAAAGCAAGTAATAAAAGTATTTTTTTCATTATTTTCCTTTTTAGTTTCGGTTATTCCTCATTTGACGAAATCGAAACCCCATCTTCTTCATCCATTTTTTGAACAAGCATCTTATCTCTGTCCTCATTTGAGAACCAAAAATCTACAACTTTGTTCAAATTACCAACGAAAGCACCCAAAAGAATTAATAATAACTCTTTCCAAGCTTCTTCTATTGTTGCTTTAAACATCACTGCTAAAACAATTCCAAAAACAATAAAAAAGAATGTAAATAAAATCAATAAAGTAATTTTCCAACGATTTGATTGCATCGTTTGGAGCATGAAGTTGAACCTTTGATCGTTTTCAACTTTTTGAAAATCTTCGTTATATAAAAGTTTACTAAGAAGTCCCATTATTCAACCCCACCTTTATCGCAATTGCAATCTTTTTTCTTAAAGATTTTATCTGCGGATGCTAAACCTAAAGCACCAAACGCAAGAGCAGCAACGGCGTTTACGAGTGAATCGGCTGGAGCAATGTGGGATTCAGTAAACTGATTATGGTACATTGTTATACATAAGGTTAGGGCAGCCATAATTCCCACAAACCTCTTTGATGAAAATCCTCCCTTTTCGTCTTGGAAGATTTCAGTAAAAAATCTTTTCATAGTCTTGTCCTTTCGTTAAAACATAACCAAATTGACAAAACTTATTTTAAAACCTTATATAAATAGGTAATTTTTTGGAATAACCCATTCAATTCCAAATGGATCGTTGATTTTTACATCATTTTCTAATATTTCTTTTATCTGTACCCTCTCCCCCTCTATCAGGCTTCCTTTGTGGTTCGAAAATGTCCTCAACATTCTCACCTTTTCTCCCTTTTTTGGGTTTGAACTTTTCAAATCCGGCAGGTTCTTCATATTCATCATAGTTTCTTAAATCTACTTTTGGCATGGTGTTCTTTAATTTTTATTAAAAAATATCGTATATTATATTTTTACTAATTAATGGGTTTTTAATTTTTATTTTACCAACTGACATATCTTTTTTGTTTCTTATAAATATCTTAAAATATTCGTATTCATACTCACCAACATCAGTTTGATTAATTATATAATAAATGTTACTTAAAAATTCCGAAAAATGCTCCTCTCTAAATTGGGAAAACTGAAAATCTATTACAATATCATCATTAACACCTTTATTTTCAAATATTCTATTTTTTGAATTTAATGTATTAAACACATGTTTATATTTTTCCCAATCTTCATTTGAAATATCTAACAACTTATTTGCAACAATGTGCTCCGAATCATATATACTTTGCAGTAGTTCTATTATAGACACATCATCAACATATACATTATTAAAAAATTTTTCTATGTGATAAAATTTATTAACATCTGTTATAGTTCCTCTTATAACGGCGTTAATATTATAAAAGTTTCTTTTTTTAGTACTATGTTCAATATGTCCCCAATTTCTCAAAAATCTACCTATTTCAATTTGGTCGGCAATTGATTGTAATTCTAATCTACGCTGAGCTTCTGTATTATTTTTATCAAACCAACCGGGTCCTCTGCTGGAGGTGCATGTGAAATGATAAACTAACGCATTCCAAATTTGAATAATTTTAGTATCATTTAAAGCTAATCGGGTCAATATATCAGTATCTTCTCTTGAGCGTCTATAAATGGAGTTATGTCCACCAATAGAATTCCAAGTATCTTTGTACAAAGAAAATGGTGCAAAGAAAAATTCTGTTATTTTATTTTCCTTTTTGTTTTCTGCGTAATTAGTAAATTTTTCCAAATCAAAATCTAATGGGCTTAATCCAAAATCATATGTTATTTTTTCACCACTATTTGGATGAATTGGTGGTTCAATTCTTGTAGAGCAAACAACAGTGTTTGGTTTAATATGTTTTAATATTTCCAAGTCATAATTTCTACAAATAACCATATCAGATTGAATATACGAAACTATTTCATTTTGAGCTTGTAGAAACATTTCATTTATATTTGATTGATAACCGTATGGTATTGGTAGTTTGTTTTTTAATATTTTTAAATTTGAAAAAACTAATTTTTGGGAAAGTAACCATTCAAAAGTATTTTGATTATCACTATCTACAAAAACTATTATCTCATGTTCTTTATTGTATAAATTTTTTTCAAGAGAAGTAAATAATAATTTTATATGATTTAACTCATTTTTCCCAGTATTAATACAAAAAGTTATTTTATTCATATTTTAATTTATTATAAGTTTCTATAATTCCGTGAGTTAATCCTATATATTTTAATCCGTATGGGGCATTTAATTTTGATTCATAATCTTCACTTAAAGATGTGTCCATATATATAGGAACTTTATAATCTTCTAACTCATTTATAATATTAGCTATGTCTAACAATGAAGTTGAATTTACATATGCACAATTACTTTCTTTTAATAAAGAACTTGAGGAAGATTGAATATAATGATTAACTAATGTTACTAAATCTTTCATGTAAAAAAAAGACATTTTTTTATTTTGCACCAACATTGGTTCTTTATTTATATATCTTTTGATATTGGATTTGATAAATCTAGTATCTAACTCATTTTCATCAAACACCGCATATATTCTTATATTGTAAAAATTATCTATTTCAGAAATCGATTTTGCTATAACTCTTTTACTTAATCCGTATGGGGATTCAGGACTATGTATTTCTGCTCCTGAACCAAAGTGAATTAGTTTTCCAAATCTATCATTACAATTTAATAAATTATAATACATTTTAAGATTATTATCCATATCCCCAAATGTATCTGTTTTCAATCTACTACCACCAGTTACGGCACAGTGTATAACAACATCAAAATATGTATGTTTAAGATAGGAATCTAATAATTTGTAGTTAGTTAAATCAAAATTTTTCCTACCAATAGCAGTTATATTATATTTGTCTTTTAATGATTCATATAAACTTTTAGCTATATAACCATTCTCTCCAGTAATTAATATTTTCATATATTATTAAATTTTTGGGCTATTTCTAAAATTAAATCTTCTTGACCAGCAACCAACTTTCTATTTCCAAGTTCAAAAATTAAAGATGAATATTCTATGTTGTATAATTTAGAGGCCTTAATAATTGGTTTTTCAAACCCAGAAAATAATTTATTTAATCCCGTTAATACATTAATTGGTGATATTGAAGGTGCTTCTGGGATTAGATAGTTCATTACATTATCTGCTTCTTTAATGGTTTGTTTAAAATTAATATTTGTTTTAAAACCGCTTTGTTCTAGTACTGGAATTAGTATTTCCAAAGCAGCGTTTCCTGCGCCAGCACCAAAACCTCTAATACATGCATCAAGTAAGTCTGCACCACTTTGCACAGCTATTAATGAATTAGATATAGCACATCCTAAATTATTATGAGCGTGAAACCCAATCTTTATGTTTATATTTTCTTTTAAAGATAATATTCGTTCTTTAACATCCAGTGGTAAATAAGTACCCGTTGAATCCATTATTATAATGGCCTCAGCCCCATAACTTTCCATTATTTTAGATTGTTCTACTAATTTTTTAGTATCAATTAAAGCACTCATCATTAAAACCCCATACACCTCTTTGCCGGTTTTTGCCAAAAACTCTATATGAGATTTTGATAAAGTGGCTTCAGTACAATGAGTAGCAACTCTAAAAACATCCACCCCATAATCAATAGCTTTTTTTGCATCATCAATTGTAGATAAACCCGGAATAGTGTGAACACCTAGCTTACTATTTTTTAAAAATTTTTTAGCAGTAGTAAGTATTTCTTTATCTGTATTTGGTGATTTTCCTATTAACAATGAAGAAGCGGATAATCCATTCCCATGACCCACTTCTACTATAGGAATTCCGGCGTTATCGGCAAACTTACAATATTTTTCTATGCTATCTAAACTTATAGTGTGTTTAACACTATGATTCCCATCTCTAAGACTGGAATCTGTTATTAATACGTCTTTCATTATTTAACTAATTTTTCGGTTATTTTTATAGCAGCGCAATTTATTATATCTAAATTTCCAGCATATTCTGGTAGGTAGTCACCACTACCCCTAACTCTGATGCTCATAACTATAATTCCATTTTCTTCTGTTGGTGGTAAGATTAATTCATAATGGGGTATATATTTTTTTAATTCTTCTATTTTTTCTGTAATTTTCTCAATTAAACCATTAAAATTAATATTTTTTGATTTAACAAACATAGTAGTTTGCATATCAACACATGGTTCAGCGGGATTCAAGTTTAAAATTACTTTTGTATTATCACAGTTTGTAAATTGATTGATGGCTTTTTGTGTAGTTTTTATATAATTATCTATGTTTATTCTAGTAGCCATACCAGCACTTTTAGATGCTATTTGGGATACAATTTCTATATATTCAATTCCACTGCAATATTTAGATAGTAAATACAACATAGGAATAGAGGCTTGCCCACCACAAGTAATCATATTAACATTACTTTCATTTAAAATAATATCCCCATTTACATCAGGCACACACATTGGACCTACTTTAGCCGGAGTTAAATCCACTACTTTAATTCCCTGATTTTTGAAAATTATAGAATGTTGTAGCGCATCTTCAGCATTGGTACAATCATATACAATATCGCAACAATTGGGGTTATTAATAAAATAATTAATTCCTTCATTAGTTACATTAATTCCTTTGGCTTTAGCAATTTCAATTCCATCCGAATCTAATCTTCTTCCGGCAAATACAACAAGTTCAATAAAATTTGTTTTAAGAATTTTAAGAAGTAAATCAGTACCTATGTTTCCTGTGCCTAGTATAGCAGCTTTTATTTTCATCTTATTATATGTTCACTTTGTTTATTAATACCACTAATCATAGCTTCTTTTATTTCATTCAAGGATAGTAAAGGAGACATTTCTTCTAATAACCCTGCTTTAATACTATTATCATTTTGCTTTATACCCCGTACTTTGGGGATAAATTCTTGCTCAGGATTCATAAATACTTCCATTATAGCTTGTCCTTCATACTTTATAAAATCATCCATTTTATCATCTGTAAAGTACTCATAATCAAAAGCCATAGCTATTTTTTTATAATCAGGAAGTTCAACCCCCGTATTTTTATCTACACATGTTTTGTGGTTTTGAAATAGCATTTTTTGCGTATGTTTTATCATTAAATAACCATCATTATTAAAAATAATAATTTTAACTGGTAGGTTAAATGTTTTTATAGTTTGAAGTTCTTGTAAATTCATCATCATACCACCATCGCAATTAAGACACAAAACGGGATTACTCCCAAACCCAGCACCAACGGCTGCTGCTAATCCATAACCCATTTCTCCCAATCCTAACGAAGTAAACATTTTTTGGTTAGATTTAATATTAAAACCATAAAACCCACTCAGTAAAGCAGTTCCCATATCGGTAACAATCGTATAGTTATCAGGCCATGCTTTTGATAATTTATCAATAAAAGTATATGAATTTTTAGGGTCTAACAAATGCTCTTTCATTACTATTGGATAATCTGCTTTTATTTTATTGCAATATTCTCTCCAATTTTGTATATTTAATTTAATATTAGATTTTAATTGAATAAGTCCTTTTAAAATAAGATTAACATCTATATTATAATTTTTTCCTTTAAATTTTTTAGTTTCGGTAGGGTCTATATCAATATGAATTATTTCAGCATTAGGGGCAAAATTTTCTCTTGAATATCCTGTTTGAAGTAATGATAATCTGCTACCAAATACTATAATTAAATCACTATTTTGGACAATGAAATTAGAAGCTCGTTGTCCTTGTACTCCTGGTCTTCCAAAATTATTTTGGTTACTTGTTTCTAATAAATCTATAGCAGACCAACTTAATACTGTTGGGATTTGGTGGTTTTCAATAAAGTTTTTAAATAACTTTTCAGAATTGGATAATTTTACCCCGTGCCCCCCTAAAATTAAAGGTCTTTTTGCTTTATTAAGTTTTTTAATTATATATTCTACCTCTTTAATTGGTATTTCTTTCTCCACATTTAGGATGGTAAAATCTTCAAAATGCACATTTTGGGATTGAGTATCAAATGGAATTTCCAAATAAATAGGGCCGGGTCTTCCACTAGTAGTAATATTAGAAGCTAATGATAATGTTTTAAATATATTTTCTTTGGTTATGCGAACTGATAATTTTGTGTGGTTTTTATATGTTTTTACAGAATCATACCCTTGAATACCATACATTCTCATATTTTTATATTCATCAATATAGTATGTTTGTTCCTGACCAGCAATTATAATTCCCGGAATAGAATCGGCCCAATTTGATAAAATACCGGTGAATGCATTAGATGAACCTCCTCCTGCTGTTACTAATGCGGCTGATAATTGGCCTGTTGTTCTGTAATAAGCCCCCATAGCCATTACTGCAGCTTGTTCATGATGAGTGGGGATTAGTTTAATTTTTTTATTTCTACTAATAGAATCAAAAATATGAGAATTAGCAGAACCTATTATACCAAAAACTACTTTAATGTTATTTTTAATTAAAAAATTAACTATAACATCGCTTATTTTTACCATATAAATTTATCTTTATAATATTCTATAATTGTAATTAACTCATCATCAAATTGTTTTTTAGATTCCCATCCCAGCTTTTTAAGTTTAGAATCATCTAAAGCATACCTAACATCTTGTCCCGGTCTAATACACGACAAATCAACATATTTATCCAATTCTTCAATGTTTTTATTGTACAATATACAAATCTTTTTTACAGTTTCCAAATTATTTTGTTCAAATCCCCCACAAATATTATATATTTCGTTCTTAACCCCAGATTCTACAATTGTAATTATAGCATCAGCAGTATCTTGGGCGTGTAACCAATTTCTAATCGGTGTTCCATTATTATGTAAAGGTATTTTTTTACCTAATTTTAGGTATTTACATGCTTTGGGAATTAATTTTTCTACATATTGCCCTATACCATAATTATTTGTTGGTCTAACTATAATATAAGGTAGATTATATGTTCTTCCCCAAGCCATAACTAACATGTCTGCTGCTGCTTTTGTTGCTGAATATGGGTTTGATGGTTTGAGTAAATCCGTTTCGGTATGCGCTCCTTCCTCTATATCACCATAGACTTCATCGGTGCTAAAATGAAGTAGTATTGGTTTAGATACATTTTCTCCCCTATGATTTTTTATCAGTTCAAGTAAATTATGAACACCATTTATATTAGAGTGTATAAAATCATCGCTATTTGCTATTGAATTACCTACATGGGTTTCAGCTGCGGTATTAATAACATAATCACAATCATATAAAAATTTTAAATCATTAATATCACAATGCACGAATGAAAAATTTGGATATTTTTTAAATTCGCTTAATAAATCTTTATTTGCAGCGTATGTTATTTTATCTACGCCTTTAACATACCAACCCAATTTTAAACAAGTTCTTGTTATATAAGAACCTATAAAACCTAAACATCCTGTTATATATACTACCTTCATAACTCAAAATTATTTTTTAATAAATACCCATCAACTTTATTTAAAAATACTTTTGGTTTACCTTTTCCTTGAGTATGTCCTATAAAGTGAGTTATTTTTGATTTTAGCCCAATCGTCCAACCATTATTTTCATCTTCATTATTTATTTCCCCAAATTTTGGGTGAACTCCCCAATTAGGCACTACAAAATACTCATTTTCTTCTAAAATATGCGGATATTTTTTTGAAAAAACAACATTCATTAAACCAAAAAAACTTTGTTGTTGCGTATCAATAATAAATCTTTCATTACCCCAAATTTCATTACCATTTTGGTCAAAAATAGATTTATATTCAAATAAATCCAATAAAAATTTAAATCTATCTTTGGATAAAAAATCATCATATATACTTAAATCAATACCTTGAAATCCAGCATTAAATCCTTTAAACTCAGGATTTCTATTTTTATAAGCTGTTAAAAACCCTTCTCCAAATACATCTATTAATTTATTTATTAATACCTTATCGCAGTTGATATTCATTGGTTCTGATATTAAAACAGGAATTTTGTTTAATACCAGTTTTACAATGTGGTCAAAATTATCATTTATTAAAATATCATCATCATATATTAAATAATAATCTTTACACAAAACTCTTCTAATATAATGTGGCATGATTATATGATAGATTGGTGGCCATATGTTGAATTTATTTTCATAATCCAAATCGTATAAATTTTTAACATAATCTACAAAAAATTTTCTATCATATGAATATAGATTTTTAATCTCAGAATTTATTAATTTTTCCCATTTATCATTTGTATCATTATATTCATCTTTATTATCCCATAATATATGAAATTCAATTTTAATATCAGAATATAATGCTTGTATTTTACTTTGTATTTGGTGTAGAGCAAAAAAACTTTGTTTATTTTTTGTTCTCATCATGTTTGCTATAATTATTTCTTTCATATGTTAATTTATAAGAGTTTTTATCATTAATTTAATTTTATTCATAAGCTTTTTTATAAAAATTGATTAATTTTTTTACTATAGTTTCTATATCATATTTTGTCATATTATATTTTTTATATATTTATTCCATAGTATATCTTCTATTATGTCATATTCTAAACACCTATTAAAATTATCAATAATCGCATCTTCTTTTGATAAATAAAGTTCTGGTGTTAAATTATTTGGATCGAAGTTTTCTTCTAGAAAAATAATACCATCTGTATTAAAATATTTTCCTATATTCGTATCTCCATAATATATTGGAATTGTTCCACAAGCAAAACAATCTAATATTTTTTCACTCCAATACCCATCATATGAAGCATTTTCCATTGTTACAGAAAACATATAGTCTTGTAATGCATCTTCTTTATTTAAGAAATCTCTTATACCTCTTCCATAAAGATCCAATTTATCTTTCAATTTTTTAGCCCATTCTAATCTATATAAATGTCCTTGACATTGAGTCTTATTTGATACTATCATAGAACACAGTTTATCCTTTGGATAACAAGCGGGATTTTGTATCCAATATCCTGATGGGGGTAAGTAATAAAAGTTATCTTCTAAAGATACTATTGATCTATCATGACTTATTAAAAACTCAAAACATTTAGATATTTCTTTATGATACTTTTTTACATCATTAATTAACTCGGGTATTATACCAGATGATTCAACTATCCAGGCTATTTTTTTCGATTCTTTATTTGATAAACCATCAATTATCGCTTCATCTACATAACATGTAATTTCTTTAGTTTGATTCTTTGCCCACGTAAAATAACTTGGTTTTTTCCAAAACGTTGATGAATATGCGTGTTGAAATCCTCCCCCTATTAATCCTATTTCTAACATATTAATCAAGTTTGCAAACCAATATATCATCTACGATGTGTCCATCCATAGTATAAAATGAATAATTCTGATTAATGGTTTTTATATAGTTAATGACGCTTTTATAATTAAGTGTTTCACTATAATTTTTCCAACATCTGATATCATCTATTAATAATATGTGAGTATTTAATTGATGCGATTTTATATGTTCTAACTCCTCTAATATAGGAAACTCACTTATTCCAAATCCCGTACCTTCTCCTGAAAAATGTCCATCTAACCAAAAAGTTATTGGTTGATTTATATTTTTTATCACATCTCCTAATACTAAAGCAGAATCTCCTTTTATAATTTCAACAGAATTATTGTCATAAAATCTTTGTTTACAAATATTGTAAAATTTATCGTATAACTCTATACTATAAACCTTATCATATCCTGCATTTAACGCCAATTGAATCCCATCTCCAACTAATGCGCCTGTTTCTACAAATATATTTGAATATTTAACTATTGTTTTTATTGGCATAATTATTTTTTTATATTATATACATATCCAATTTTCTGGAATTAAATCTTTTATGTTATTTTCTTTTAGAGATTCTCCAAACCATTTTTTTGGAGCTATAACTTTTTTATTCGTATTGTTGTTTAACCAAGCTCCCCACCAACTAAAGCTACTATTTGCTATTATATTACTTTTACACATAGTCATTAAATATAAATCAATATAATCTTTTTCATTTTCAATTATAGTATATTTATTTTCAGTAAATGTTTTTTTTGCATAATTGATATCATCGCTAAAAACTAAAAAAATTACATCGTTATCGAAATTATCAATTGCGTTTTGATAATATTGTATATCACAAATAGGATGATGATCTTTACTTAACAAGTAATCTCCTCTTCTTATATGTAAACTTACAGTATTTTCTTTTAACAATTCTGCATATTTTGCATCTATATATTCTTTGTCTTTTTTGTTTATTTTAAATAATTCTAATATGCTATCTCTGTTATGAGAAAAATATTTTTCACTTTGAAAATGACCTTCTAAATATAAATTTTTTTCAAATTTGTATGATATTGGATAATATTCAAATCCCGGTTGTTTCCAAATATCAAAATTGGTTGGATTTTCTATAAAATCTATTTTAGAGTATATACCATTGACATATTGTAATGGATCGGATATTTTCCCATCTAAAGATTGATAAACTCCATTTTTAGTACTTACTTTTAAAGAACACCCATTATCTATTGCAAAAGAATATGCGGCCGCTATTTGAAACATTTGATTGCCTAATCTTCCTAACATTCTTGGACTAACGTACTTTTGTTTATTGTCACTTATAACTGAATATGGTTTTATTGATCGTATGTAATTCTCCGATTCTCTATTTTCATTATAATCCTTTGCCGTTCTTATCGAATTCTCTTCTGACTCATTATAAACATAACACAAATAATCTACTATACCTATTTTCTCTCTCGGTGATTGTTCCATAGCAGAACACATTAACGCCACATCATCTCCAAATCTAATCCATTCATCTTTATAAATGAAATCTTTTTCATTAATATTTTTAAATAAAAAACCTTTCATTGTTTTTAAATGACTTGCTGTAAATGGGTATTGTCTGTATGTATTATATCTGTGTACAATATCAGGATGATCAAGTCCGTGAGCTGGGGATTGTTTTAAACTAGGATAGCACAACATTTTTGAATAAGTTACCCAAACTTTATTTTGTATGTAATATTTAACAACATTTTCAAATACATTACTATAAGAAATCCAATCATCCCCATCAATAAAAATTACAATATCTTCATAATCTACAAAATTTTTTGCATGATTCATAAAAGAGTATGCTTTACTCATATTCTTCTGATTTTTAATTAATGTAAAATTTGTATTATCTCCTATGAGATATTTTGCTATATCGTATGTATCGTCTGAAGAATGATCATCTATATATAGTACTTCATAATTCTTAAATTTCTGCTCTAATATGCTTTCTATATTTGTTTGAGTCCATTTTTCGTTATTGTATGTCGTAACTATCACTTTTATTTTTGGAGCTCTTATATATAAAGCATCACCCCAGTTTGCATGAGTCCAAATCGTTTCTAATCGTATAAAACCCCGATTATATAGAAAATTATCAATATCATCAATGATGTCGCAATCTTCATATAATTCCTCTTTATTAACTTCTGTATATATGTAATCTATATTTTGTAAATAGTCACCCAAACTCTTTATAGCTCTTAATTCTACGCCTTGCAAATCTAAATTAAGGAAATTGTATTTACTAATGCTTAACTTATTATTATCTATAATAGTGTCTATTCTCTTTGTTATCACTTCAATTTTTTGCACAACATCTATCTGCGGATAAAAGTTTTTGTGATTTTTTAATTTTAATATAGATGAACTTTCGCCATTATTAGTTATATTGAATTCCACTTTTTTTCCATCGGTATCACTAATGGCTTCATTGATGATAATATTATTTTTCTCGTCTACTAAGTACTTTTTACAAAATTCACTTTTTTCTGGATTCGCCTCTATCCAAACAATATTATCAATACCTATTTTTTTATATAACGAAGATTCTTCTGCCTCATGTGCCCCACAATGTATGATTCCTTTAATATTTAAATCATACTTCTTTATTAACTCATTAAGATTTATTAGCATTTATTTTTATTTTTTATAATGATTAATTAATTTTTTAACAATTTTATCAATATCGTATTTACAACTGTATCCATAATTTTTTAATTTAGTTGTATCCAAATATGAATTTTTAACTTGTACTATATTATGAAAGTGAGTAGGTTTTATTTCTACGATATTGGATTTTGAATTAGATATATCTATAGCCTTTTTTATTATATTTAGAAACAAATATGGTTTACCGCTACCTACATTAATAATTTCATTAACTGGTGCTTTATTTATACAATGGTGAATAGCTTCACATACATCATCTACATAAATATAATCTCTCAATACATTACCACCATAATAAAGTTCCACATCATTATTTTCTACTATTTCTTTTATTAAAAACTGTAAAGCATTTTTCTTTTTTGAAATTTTATTATCGCCTTCTCCCAATACATTTGCCAATCTAAATATTCTATACTTTATATCGAATGTGTTGCAAAAACTTATTATTAATTGTTCAGCGCATCTTTTTGTTATAGAATAAAAACCGGTTGGGTTACATGCTAAATCATCTTCTTTAAACGGAATTTTTGTATTTTGCCCATACACGAACCATGAACTAACAAAATTAAAAATAGTGTCTGAATTATTTTTTGTATGATCTAATACATTCATTAGTACTTTTAAATTTGTATCTATATCTATGTGCAAATTATTGTGAATATTATAATTATCTATTGTACTTATTAAGTATAATATATTATTAGACTTTGGTTGATAATCATATTTTTCGTTTTTTAATATCGAATCTTTATACATTTCGCAAAATCTTTGGCCTATAAAGCCATTTCCTCCAAAAACATTTATTTTATTTATCATTGTTTTATATTTTATAATTTTCTAAAATAGAAATTTTATCAATAGCTTGCTGAGTTAATTTTCCATGAAAACCAAAAGTTTTATTGAGATCATATTCACAATCAGATATTTGATGTTCGAGAGAGAATTTACACGCTACTTCTACGGGTGCATATTTTATACCTTTTGAAGTAAATAAATCATAATAATAATTAGTTACTAAAACATCATTATGTATTCCTTCAATATATGGGTTTTGTTTTTCTAAATTTAAGAATTTTTTACTTTTTAAAACGAATCCCCCATTACCAACTCTATTTTTTATACACCAATCTAAGTTGTTAGGCCATGGTGCGCCTATATAATCATAATTAAAAAATTGATTATTCCACAAAAATGGATTAATTATGAAACCATCATCTTGTATAGACAACATATAATCTGTTTGTATAATATCTGGCAATTCTTCCATTGCGAATCTATTTATAGTCCCATGCGTATGTTTTATTGTATTCTCATATCTAATATGATTAGGTAATTGTTCTGGTTTATAATGTGATATTAATAATATCTCTCCAAAATTTATATACCTAGAACTATACTGCAATGCTTTAATAGATTTTTCTGGACTTACGCAGTCTATTGCTAATAGTGTGATATTTTTTAAATCTATTTTCAACTTACATAAATTAATTTTGCCGTATCGTAATTAGATCTCTTTCTTATTAATTCTAATACACTTTCATCATTTTTTTGACTATCTGTTGGTGCAAATAACGCCCTACTTCTTTTATCAATGTCTTTCGGAGTATCACAAAGATAATAAATAGCTAAACTTTTTCTATACTTATTATCAGAACAATTTACCTCTCTACTCATTCCGTGCCAAGAATTTTGAGTTGTATCAAATAATATTGCTTTATTAAAGCCTACTTCTATTTCTTTTTCTAATTTAGAAGCATCCTTATTCCAAAGACCAAAATGACCACCATATTCATCTTTCCAATCCTCACACAAGTATATTATTAAATTTAATTTTCTTTGTAGCTTTAAATGAGGGTGTATAGAATAATCTAAATGGGGATTTAATTTTCCCCCATTAGAATGTATGTGCCAACCTCCGCCGTGCAAGCCGTAATCTGGATATAAACGAATGTTAAATATGTTAGATAATAATTCTAAGATTATGGGAGAATTTAAAAAAGTAAAAATTTCATAGGTATTCGTTGGAAATTTTCTCCAATCACTTAACAATTTTTTATCTTCTATTTTATTCTTATAATTAAACCAAACGTCATCATTAAAATCTGGAAATTCTTTTGATAATTCATTAGCGAAATTTTCATCTAAAAAATTATCTATTACAGCATGATTATATGGACTAGATTGTATATTACAATTTAATATTGAAGATATAATTTGTTTTTTGGTTTGCGAATTCATAATTATCTATTTTTATTTATTAAAATACGGTTTACACAAATTATTAATATATTCTTGCTCAATATCTTTTTGACCTTCTGTACAACCGTAAGCCATATGTATTCCGCAAGAATTTCTAACATACACAGGATGCATGTTTTTTATTTTTGAATACACATTCATTTGACCTTCATCCCAACCGTCTTTAAAAGTAGATTGACTTTCTTTCCAAAATTCAGTTTTAATAAATGTTAAATTGTTGCAAAAATAAACTGTATTGTAATGCATAAGACTATACTGTCTTTTATTGAAAATTAAATCTTGATTTTGAATAAAAGTTTTCGCTATTTCCATATTATATCTATGAGAAAATCTTGCTGGGTGGAAACCTTTTGCGAGTTGCATATACGCCGGAAGATTTATATTCTCTATAGGATTAAATCCATCCATAAATTTCCAATAATCCTCATAATCCCATTTTGTTTGATTTTCTATATATTGTTGAACTTTGTTATAATTACAACCCCAAATTCCTAAATTATTTTTTACTCCCTCAGTTAAAAATATTTTTCTAAAATAATTTTTTTGCTCTTCGTTAAGGAAATCATCTATGAAAAAATCAACAGTCGGTATTCCATTTTGAATTATGGGTATTAGTACTGATACATCACTTTGATCTAAGATATTTACATTTTCTATTATGTAATCCCAAACATGAGAATTTATAAATGTATCATCATCCCATTTACATGAATATTCAAATTCCGATTTATGAGCTAATTCAACTTTATGTATATATTCATCATCATTCATACATTGAATTACAATATCTATGTTTTCATATTTATCATTAGTTAATTCTTCAACCCATTTTTGTTCTTCTAACGCGTTTATATAGACATGTAAATTTACTTTTTCTAAATTATTTTTTTTAATTTTAGAAAATTGATCTAAACACATTTTAGTAAACCAAAATCTATCTTTGTAATGATTCCCATACGCCGTAAATAAATTTATTTGTATCATTTTGTTTCTATTATTTTTAATTTTAAATTAATACTTTATTCATATATTTTAACCATATTTGTTTATGGTAAAAAGATTTATAACTCTCTTTAGCGGTTCTACTACAACAATTATAAAAATCTTTATCTTCTTTTAATTTCTTTGCTAATTTTTTTGCACTTTCTACATCATGTACATCAACTGATAATTCGGTATGGCAAATTCTTTGAGTGTCCACATTTTTATTTCCTATACATGGTATCCCAAAGTAAGCACAATTCAAACTAAATGTTCCTGCTGCAACTGTAGGCATTAAATGTACAGCATATTTAAATGAACTTAATTGTTTCATCCAATCTGTCCAAAGTACTCTTGGTAAATGATTAAATAGTTGTTCTTCTCCCTCACGCATAGCATGGGATGTTTGTCCCCAAATTGGTAAATCAAACTCTCTAGCAACCATATAACTTTCAAACCCACCATACCATCTTGCAAAATTACCACCTATAATCACCTTATCTTCGGTTATTGGTTTAATATCTTTAATGGTTTCCTCAATCATTAAGGTAGGAATTACATCTATACTTTTGTTTGGAAATAATCCCCTATAGTATTTAGTATCTTCAACATTATGTGCAAATATACCATCAAATTCTGATAGCATATTATAAAAATTAATTTGGTCGCCCAATTCATAATCATTAAACCACCAATGCGGTCCTTCTTGAATATAATAAACTTTTTTGTTTTTTTGTTTTAATTCCCCAATAAAATTAGATTCTAACAATTTAGAAATGGGGTTTTCTCCATTTACTATTTTACTACCAGCTGCGTTTAAAAATACCATTCCTTTTGGGAATATAACAAAAACAACATCATAATCAATCACATCATATATATTGTGTATATTATAATGGTCTGCACCCAACGCACACATCCATGCGAATTCAGTTCGCATATTAGGATGATTGGATGGAACTTTACCAATGAATCCCATTTCGGTTAGGAAAGCTATTTTCATTTACTAAAAAATTCTTTAATTTTATCACAAACATAATCCACATCTTCAATTGTCATTCCGTGGTGTGCCCCTAATAGGAAACCATTCTTCATAATAGTATCGGAATTTTGAAATGGTTGTAAGTATTCTCTATAAATTGGATGCCTGGTTACATTTCCTGCAAAGGTTACTCGGGTTTGAATATTATTTTCCTCTAAAAAATGCAATAATTCATATCTTTTTTCAGTTTGAAGTGGAATTGCTAACCAATTAGGTTTAATGCTATCATCAGGTAATAATATTTCTTCTACATCTTTTAAATTTTCTAAATACCTTTCAATATTATTCCTTCTAATCTTTTCAAACTCACCAAATCTCTCCAATTGAACTAAACCAAACGCGGCATTCATTTCTGATGACTTCATATTGTATCCTAAAACACCATATAAAAACTTATAATCATATGGTATCCCATCTACGCTATGATTGAATCTATCCGACATTGCTTCTGAATTATCTCCTATTCTTCCCCAATCTCTAAATTGTAAACAGGTATTACGATATTGTTCATTATTAAACATTACCATTCCACCCGAACCACCTGCGGTAATTACATGTGATGCATAGAAGCTTGTAGTGGCAATATCGGTTTCAGTAGTGTAGGTAACAGTATCGGCTGAATCTTCAATCAGTATAATATCTTCTCTACCCATTTTAATTAGACCCTCTTTGATTTTTTTCCAATCAGGCTTATTTCCAATTAAATTAGGTAGCATAAGAACCTTAACATCATCGGTAACAACGCTTAATACCTCATCTACATTAGCAACATATGTGTTTAAATCAACATCTACAAATATAGGAACTAATCCTAATTGAATAATAGGGGCTAATGTAGTAGAAAATGTACAAGCAGGCGTAATTACTTTAGTTCCTTTTGGTAATAGTAAACTTGCTAACGCAAGTAAACACGCCGAAGAGCCTGAATTTACAAATACTCCGTATTTTTTACCGAAGTATTTTGCAATTTTTTCTTCAAATTCAATTGACTTAGGACCAAAGCCGGCCAACCAACCTGATCGTAAGCAATCAACAACTGCTTGAATTTCTTGTTCCCCATAAGATTCAAATTTATTAGGGGCGTACCATACTTTTTTCTTCATAGTGTATTATAATAATTATTTTGTCTTTCTTGTCTTTCAATTGTTTTGGGGTGAATTAAATAACACCCTTCAAATTGACCCTCCAAAGGTATTGCTGCATATGTAGTAAAACCATCCAATTTTTCATGAACCTTATTTATCCATTTAATAGTTGGTATGTTTTTATATATTCTCCATTGGTAATCCGGCCAGTTTACCCATCCTTTAGTATTTAAATTCCACCCCCACCGTTGAATATGCTCTTCTGTCAGACCTTCAACCGTGTTTACTCTTGGAACTAAATAAACTTCATTATTTGGATTACTTTCTAACAATTCAGGTAGAATTCCAATTAAGGTTTCTGATGGTAATTCATCTGCATCAATTTGGAAAATATAATCGCCGGTACATAAAGCGGTAAAATAGTTTTTATGGTCAGCAAAATCATCGTTAAAATCTCGCTCATACCACCCATACCAACCCAATAGTGAGTAACTACTAAGTATTTCTCTGACTTTGGATGTACCATTTTTACTATCAAAAAGAATTACGATTTCATCTTCTTTTCTCTTTTTTTCAAGTAAAAAACCAAGTAGTTTTTGAATTTCTACTTCTTCATCTTTGACTGTTATTGCGTAACTTATCTTCATTTATTTTTAATTCTTGCGTTTTTTGGGTTGCGTCTCTTACATCCTTTGGTTCTACCATATCAACGGGTTTATACTTATAATTGAAAACCGTTACCGAGCGGATGTTTTTCCATAGAAATGTCCTATATCCTTCTTGTAATAATTTGTTTTTAATTTTTGCGGTATAAACTCCTCGTGAATTTTCGTTAAATTGTAACTTCGCTAATTCTAATCTTTTAATCTTTTTGTTTTCTGATATTACCTCCGGAAAATCTTTTGATAATCTTTCAAATATTTGTGGTCTTATATGATTTAAATCCAAACAATGAAAATACAACTTAAAATTTGGTTCTAAAACTAATACCCAATAATAATTCAACTCACCATTAACCTTTTCATATTGAACCTTCGCAACCATTCCCCTCTGCAAATATGATTTTGCAAGAGGAGTAGCATCGCTCAATCTTTGAAGATGTTGGTTTATGAATATTTTATCCGTTGGCATCTACTTTTTTCAGTTTTGGTAATTCAATCTTTTTAAGTTTAGGTAATTGTAACTGAAGTTGTTGTGGAGCAGAGTCAGCTCCCCACTTATCCAAACATTCTAATAATTTTTTGGTCATCATATCAAATGTAAAATTATCTTTTGCATATTTACGATTTTTTCTTGATAATTCCAAATATTTGTTATAGTTTTCATAAACAGCTTTCATATAAGCACCACCCTCACTATGATTTATATTAAACCATTGAGAACCTTTTATCAACCAATCATTTGCAGCGGAATGGTGTATTTCTCCCAACTCACCACCAACCAATTGATTAAAACCATTATCCAAAAAGTCCATATGACCACTCCACTTTGATGCAATAATTGGTTTACCACTAATCATTGCTTCCAATAACGGCCTACCAAATCCTTCACCTTTTGTAAATGAAACATGGGCTTTAACTTTTGGATGATTATACAATGAATTCATTTCTATATCTGATAAGTCTCCGCTCAAGATATAAATATTGGGTAATTTTGTTTCACCTACATTATTCCGTATTATATCAATCCTCTTTTTTAATTCATGCGTATCTACATACGATGGCGCCATCATACTTGTTTTCAATATAAGTGCTGGTGGATTTTTCTTTCCCTTAAATGTTTGTAAAAATGTATGAACTAATCCTGCTACATTTTTTCTATCCTGCCCAAACTCACCTGGCAACCAATGCCCTACAAAGAGAAAACAAAACTCTTCGGGTATATTACCCAATTCATCTTTTATTGATTGCTCCATTGGTAATTTATTATCATAAACATCCGTATCAAACCCTTCAAAAAGAACCTCCATAGGTTTTTCAAGTTTTAACTCACCAACTTTTTGTCCTGTCTTTTCATTCTGCATATCATACTTTACTTGAAAAGTTGATTTGGCGTGTTCGGATGATACCAATGTCAAATTCATTCTATTACATCCCTCAATAAATTGTGGAGATGACTGATTCGTTTCAATCCCCGCAGTAACACCTATGTTATAATTACCAACAGGCTGAAATTCATTGGGTATTGTTATTTGTATCCAAATATCAGGCTTTTGCTGCATTTGCCCTACTATCAACCTAGTAACTAAATCATCATCGGTTGGAGAGATTAAAGCATTTTGAGGTGTATTACCCCACCTTTGTGGTAATATCTTCACATCCCACTCAGGCTTTGCTTTAATCAAACTCCTTACAAAATCTCTACTACGAGCACCATAACCACTTCGTGTTGCTATGGGGCAACTGACTACACATAACTTTTTCATGCTTTTACTATTTCAAATTTTTTACGAGGTTTCCAATTTTGGAATACCACTTCCATACATTCTATAAATGTTTCACCCATTTTTTCGGCTGTCATATTACCATCACCCAATACAAATTGGCGAGCCGCCATACCTGCTTCAGCTCTTTCATCTGAAGGTGTTTCGTACCACTCTTTAATAGCGTTTCCAAAATCTTCATAATCACACCTATCATCAAATATGTAAGGTGTCATTGGTGAACCCTGCAGAGAACGATTAGAAGGCCATACAGGTTTTACCCACTTACCCCATTCTAACCCACTTATGTATTCTTCCTTAACATTATGTAAAGAACCCAATTCCAAGTAATCGTTTTCATCTAAAACCTTATCATTAAATTTGAACCCACATTGGTCTTGCAATCCACCAGTAACATTTACTACAATAGGTAATCCAGCTCGCATTCCCTCACAAGTTGCAAGTCCAAATCCTTCATTGGAAGTTAAATTTACAATTAAATCGCCTGAATTATAATATAAGTTTAATTCTTCGGTAGACATATTTGGTTGAGTAAATACATAATTACCCCCATTAGAGCAATTTTTAATTACTTCAGGTATATCAGTTCCATTTTCATCCACAGGATTTGTATGTAAAAATAAACATACCTTATCACGCTTTTCTTTTGGTAATTGTTGAACAAAATGATTAAAAGCAAGGATTAAATCTCCTGGTTGCTTTCTACGAATATTTCTATTGTTCCATAAGACCACAAATTCCATTTTATCCAAACCATACTTTTTCTTAAATTCCACCAAATTCGGTTCATCTTTTGGTAGTGGTTTAAAATGCTCAGATACACCATGTGGAACATACCTAAATGTCCAATCAGGTAAATCCAAACCATACTTTTTTAGACATCTTTTGTTGATACCATATGTTTGTTTTGATATTGCCATCAACAAATCACAGCTGGCGTAAAATGGTGCATTCCACATTGGGTCTGGTAAATCATCCCAAATATTGTAATAAAAAATAGGAATAACTTGCCTAATTTCATGCTCCATTTGATACAACCAAACCCAATATCTTGGGTCAGTAAAGTGTAGAATAGCATCAGGTCTTTCAATATTAATTAATTGACGAACAATATCAGGATTTCCATACCCATTTGTGCAATAAATTTTAAGTGATGCGTCCTCTACCCCAGTTTCTTTTTGAGCATCCTGTGATATATCCAAAATCTTTCCATTATCAGGATGATTTAGGGCTGCTCCTAATTGAACCCAATCGTATTTATGAAGTGTTTTTAAAACGAATTCTTTGGATTGTGTTGCTATACCACTATGTAATCTTAAATCATCTGAAAGAAGTAATATCTTCTTTTTCTTTGGTTTGTTAGGGTCTATTTTCCTAAGCGTTGGTAATTTTAATTCCATATTTTTTTCGTAACTAACTTTATAATAAATACAATTTCTACCCAACAAAAGTTGCTTTTGAGCCGGATATTTTCAACATTTTTTTAAAATGGTTTAATTCCATATGGGAAATTTCACCAAAGTAAATTATCTTATCACTATTCTTCGCAATCAATTCATATTGGTGTAATTTTTGGGTTGGATGATAGGGTTTATCATAATAAGATTCGTTCATCCCACTATAGAGGTTCATTGGAGTGGATGCGGAATTATATTCAATATACTTAACACCCATCTCCAATGCCCACTTTTTAACCCACTTTTCAACGCCATTTTGATTACCCCTCGTAATCAATATTAAATCATCACCATATGTATTTTTCAACTTAAAAACCAAATCTTTTATTTCCATTCGGTTTTCATACCTATCGCTACCTACCAATGAAATCCTGACCATATCTTTTCTCTTGTAAAATCTTGGTTTTTGAACCATGTTTTTTCTCATATACATCTAATAAAAAATCAGTTTTAATTCTTTCTTTTTTAGAACACAAATCGTTTCTATCCTTAAAAGGACAAAACTTACATTGTTTACTATTATAACCTGCGGTTGCTGGAAACTCACCATCCTGTTTAAAACTACCATCGGTATTAAAAACTTCTTTTACAAAGTTTTCAAAAACACCTACTGTCTTTTTAAGGGTTCTACCACCATTTGCTGGTGAAAAGTTTTGTAACCTACTAACACCATACATTATTGCCTCATTCAACTTTCTTTTTAATATCAAATACTTTACATCAATCTTTTTTTGGTCAATCTCAAATTGCTTCGAAAAGTAATGCTTGTATAGGATAAGTTGTGCAATTTTAGTATCATCTGCTTTTTGATAACTGTTCCAACCATTGGTGGAAGTTTTAATATCCAATATTAAAATATCACCAGTGTTAATATCCTCAAAAACGAGGTCTAAATAACCTACAATTTTTAGGTTTTCATAACCTTCTAATATAGGTTGGTATATTTTAGTTTCAATACCAAATAGCTTCCACTTCCTGGTAGAAAAAAGTTCAACTCTATTCTTTTTTAATTCATTTAATATTTCAACCCCATCTAAATAAAACTCATTCATTTGGGATTTTGTAATCCATTCCTTTAAATCATCCCGCTTTTCTGATAAAGATTTATACTCCTTTGCCATAGTATCCCTAAGTAAAGTAGATAAATCCATTTCATCGGATTCTAATGGTGATTTTGTAAAAAGAGTTTTTAACCATTCTTGAATAGTTTCATGCATACTTGTCCCAAAAAGGAGGTGTATGGATGGTTCATCTTCTTTATGACCATCCATATATGTAAGTTTCCATTTCTTTGGGCAATTTGCCCACATAGTAAATTGAGAATATGAAACCTTTACATCACCCGCACTTTCAGGCAAAGTAGTGAAATCAAGTATGCTATTAAACTCCTTTTTCATAATCCATTAAAAATGCTGGGAATGATTCTTTTCCATTCAAGCCCATAATGTTAAACTCAAAGTAATCATATGCCTCATCAAAAGTCATTCCACTTTCCCTAAGTTTTGATAAAATACACGTGATAGAGTATAGTATTTTTGGTTCGGCTTCGGCTTGAATAACTTTACCTAATATACATTCATCAAACCCATCCAGCATTACCATACCTTCATATATATCATCCAATATACTATTTACCCCATTTTCCATTTTGTACCATTTGAGCGATTATACCATATACTGAAAGGTCTTGGAATGTATCTTGCACAGATTCACCAACTTCATCGGGATGACCCAATACTACTAATTGTTTTAAACGATTAATCTTATCGTTCATCCTAAACCATAATCCGGTGAGTGATAATTTTATATCATCCGGCGTTTGAAGTTGAGTTCCAACCGAAATATTTCCTGGCCCATAATTCCTCTGCTTTTTACAGAAGGTTTCATATTGTTCCCACATAATTCGTTTGTATTCATCCATCATTTCAGGATAAACTCTTTCACAATACTCTGTTGCTGTTTCTTGGTTATTTTTCATCTTTATACATTTTATCTATTTCGGAATCTTTTACTCCATATTTTTTTATAATTGTTCTAATCTCCGCCTCTGTCAGCATCTCACAATACTCTTCGGCTTCTCTCGTTGATATCTCATAGTATTTACAAATATACGAAATAATTTCATCAGAAACAAAGTTTTTTCCGGTTTTTTTAATATATTTGTCAAAAGTTTTTTTCTTTGGTAAAAAATCAAAATACACCTTATAAACACTTCGGGCATCTAAATAACCATTAGTATATTGTTGAACTTCATTGATTAACTCAACAAATTCCATATTCATACTCAACCAACGATTAGCCAAATAGATATTAAATGATTTTTTATCAGCCTCTGAAAGAGTTTCCCATTTTGTTTTGTTCTCCTTCAAACCCGATAAATGTTCAAAAAGGGTTTTGGTTTTTATTACCCCACCCGAATCATTGCTTTTTTTCTTCGGCATCGTTAAATAAACCTTTTGGTACAAACTTTGGATGAACAGTCCCACACTCACTACAAATAACCACAGGTATTGGAATCATAGATGCCTGTCCCGTTGGAGATTGAATCGCTGGTAGTTCTTTGAACATCATTCTCTCCTCAAAAAATATACCATTACAATTTGGACAACTAACTGTTTGTAGTTTTGTTGGGTCTACATTAAACCCAATTTGTTCGTTCTTTTGTTTAGGGTTACTTCCCTTAAAATCTACTATTTTTGCCATTTTTTTTTACATTAAAATATTTACAAACATTGCCATTACATTTATTTCTTTATCCACAACCAAAGAATCTTTGTATTGTGCTTCCGCAATATTAACTATGGTCACACCAACTTTATTTCCAGCATACTCATCAACCCTTTCATACAACATAGAATATAATTTAGTGTAATCCCTTATTCGAGAATCAGCCAATATTTGACGGATTGCATTGAATTTCGTTTTAGTATCAGAACCACTTTTTAGTATATCTATAATTTTTTCAGCATAGGTCAATTCAATAGTAGATTGTTTATCAATAACTAATTTACCATTTATGATTTGCCTTTGTGCTGAATTTATTACCCTGCGAATATCGGGATAACCACTATTAACAATTGGCGCCAAATCCTGCATTTCGAATTGGATACCCTCATTTACTAAAATATCATTCAACCTTTTAGCAACTTCTTTTTTAGATGGTGGTATAATTTCAAATAATTGACACCTACTTTGAATTGGTGGTAAAATTTTTTCAGGATGATTACAAGTCAATATAAATCTCGTACTCTTACTGAATGTTTCCATAAGATTACGAAGTGCTGCCTGAGTAAATGATGTTAAGTAATCAGCCTCATCTAATATTACTATTTTCCAAGTTTTAAACCCAACCGATGCAGCAAATCCTCTGATTTTATCTCTCAATGTATCAATACCCCTTTCATCGGAAGCATTGATATACATATAATCACAATCAATACCATGCACTATAATTTTAGCAAGTGTTGTCTTACCTGTTCCAGCAGCACCATGCAATAGTAAGTGCGGAACATCATTATTTTCAATGTATATTTTTATTTTTTCTAAAATATATTCATTTCCAATATATCCTTCAAGACTCCCCGGTCTAAATTTCTCCACCCACAAACTATTTTCGTTCATCTTCCTACTTCTTTTAAATATTTTTCTTTCGATTGTTCCCAGCTCATTCCTATAATATCAACATAAAATAAACTTTCAGGTTTAATTCTCCCTTCATCAAACAAGGTGGTGTATCTACGAATTGCTTTGGGTTTCCACCAATTTATCGTATATTCATCACCCTTAACAAACTTATCTTTCATAACCAATTCTTCTTCACTTATCTTTCCCTGAAGAAATTCGTTACCATTCTCATAGAATGGCGCAAGATACACCCCTCGTTTGAATCCGTGATCGTAAGTATCGGATTTAATACCAAGCTCTTTGTAAATTTGGTGTATGATTTTTTGTTTTATCCCACTAACAGGCCCGTTTCTTTCGTAACCCATATTCGCACCATTTCTCTCCCTCTCTTCCGTTATTTCCCTCTTATACCAATCTGAATGGTTTTCTTTTAACCATTGATGCCACGGGTCATACACACTATCATCAGGCTTAATACTAATCTTACCCTTACTTTCCCCCAAAGTTTTAAAATGAGGTATTCCATTATATTGAGAGTGAATTCCATACAATGAAGTCGTTCCTAATGCTATCAATACATTATCATACTTCTTTTTCCAATAATTTCTAACAATTGGCGATGTAGCAAGTGCGGCAATTAATTTACCACCTAAAAAGTTATAACCAAATGGTTGTGTAGAAACAATCGTAGTTGCGATACTCGTATTGTTTAACTTCCCTTCTTTAAACTTATTATCCTTACTCCACCCAATGTAGGCATCTCTTACACCCAAAGATGTAATATCAGAACCTAATGAAATTTGCCCTAAAATCTTTCCACTAACCTTATCCTTTACATAAATCTTTACATTTCGACCAGGATTAGCAACAAACTCCATCGTATGGATTAGTTTTCGGATTTCTGTCCAACGAGTGGATTCCTTCGCATTATCATCAACAATTTCTACATAAGGTTCTAATGCCCCTATCTCCGAAATGGTCAATTCTTTATTGTAAATATCCGTAGGAAACCACAGTGATTCATAGTGAAGAGCGATATTTGCTTTTTTGGGCATGGTGTTTTTTAGGTCACCATTCCATTCTTGCCACTTTTTGTAAAGTGTCTGCTCTTCTACTGACATTGATGATAGATAGTTCAAATTATCAATGAACTTCTTTTTTTCAACATCATAGTTGAATTCAGGTTTCGTTGGTTCAGTATCCCAAAACATATTACTTCACTTCAACTAAATAGTATTCAGATTTATAACCCTCACTCTCAAAAGAACATTGCGCCAAACCAGCAGTTGCAATTTTCATAATTGCTGATTTTGGTGATTTGTTTGCATTCAAAATTTCTTTCAAATACTTTGCTGAAAATGAAATTGGTTGAATTGAATCCTTACTACACTTACAATCAACTTTAATAGAAATTCTATTTGAGTTAATTTTAGCATATCCCAAAATGATTTCACCTTTACCACCTTTACATTGGAATGTAAAAGTATCAGATTCGTTCAACGCACTTTTTGATTTAATGAACCTATTAATAAATTCATCACTCAAAACAATTTCAGATTCAAACTCAGGAATTTGTTTGATATCAGGCACCGCAGGAATAACCGAAACATCAGCCATCATATAATTCACAGTTGTTGAATTATCGGAAAACTCCAATGCAGCACTTCCAGCAGTTACATTGATGTTAGCATCCAACACACCCAATAGATTTTTTAATTGAGATGTTGTATATACTCCGAATTCACCATTAGCGAACTCACCATCTTCAGATGTAACTGTCCCAAGTAGGGTTTTATCATCTGAAATGAATTTTACACTCATACCATCATCGGTTGATACAAGTTTTACAGATTCAATTTCACCACCAAGATTATAGCGGCTAATGAATCCTTCCAAAGAGATTTTTTTCATAGTTTTTTATTTTTTATTTTTATACAATATACGAATAATTTTCTTAAAATCCAAAAAATTGTGATGCTTTTTGTAAGTTTTCATTGGGTAAATCCCACTTCATAGCGTTGTAAAAATCATCTATTTTGTTTTGAAGCGAACCCTCCCAAATAGCATCTAAGTCTGCATGGTCGTTGATAATCTTCTCAATCTCCGGCGGGTCATTCCATCCCGTGAAACCAATAGAGTCTAACCCCCATTGATTTTGCTTTAAGTAAACCCATTTAATTTTATCACCGTCTTTCATAGGTTCATATTTGTAAGGGCACTTAAAGTATTTCAATAGTTGATTATATATAATAGCCGATTTAACATGCGCAGGTGTTCCTTTAGGTGATTTACCCAACGATAATTTACCATTATCGTATTTACTCAACTCTTTTACGGCTGAATTCTTTGCTACATCTTTTTTGGGTTGCGTTTCCATATCCCTCTTAAAATCCAATATCTTTTTATCAATATCCGATTTATTTACCCCCTTCAATATATCCGAAAGTACCTGTTCCATTACACCCTTAAAATATGTTGGAAAATCAGAGCGTTTAACATCTAACCCCTTCGCATCTATTTTATCACAGGGGACGGTATTATCATTAATAATCCATTGAGCGTATCTCTTTTTAGCAACCCAAAAACCTGCTTTCGCAATAGTTTCTTGTTTAATATCAAATCGGTGTTTATCAATATTAAACAATCTCTTCGCCATTACATCATAGGTTTTATTGATATGTTCTTGTACCTCTTTTGCAACGGATAAAATTGCGGGCACCATTTCTTCATCCGATTCTACATTTATGTTTGGATTTCGGTGTTTGACAAGTGGCAAGGCTGAAAAATAGACAGAATCAGTATCAGTATAAATGTTGTAATCACCACTACTTCCTATTTGGGATATGTAATATTGATTGGCAATTTTTTCAGTAGTTTTAATTACCGTCTGCCCAGTAATTGTAACCGCTTCTGCGTTTTGAACATCATAAAATCTGAACGATGGTAAACCCAATACACCATAGAGTGAATTCAACATAATCTTTTGAACAAGTTGGCGTTGGGAATAAAACTTATACAATTCTTTGTTTCCCTCCTTACCATACTTTTTCATCAAATCTTTGTATTCAACCCTCTTATCAAACCACACATTAAGAATTTCAGGTATTACACCAACAGATTCATTTGAGTATATAATTCCATTGGATGAAATAGAATACCCATTTGTTTGTATTAGTTTGTTTAGCTCATCTCTATTCATTTCCGGCAAAGCCTGCCCATCCTCACAAACAATTTTATATGATTTAATATCATCTTTGATATACGCCTCACTAGTAAATCCGGTTATTGAACCAACCTTTGTTTCTGGGCTGATATTTAAACTCATAATAATGGACGGGTATAGGGATGTTAAATCCAAATCATACAACCATTGATACAATCCAGGCATCGGTTCTTTCACATACGCACCCTCAAACTTGCCCTCGCTCTCTCCACCCTCTCTTTTAGGTCTATTTGGTGCTACCCTACCACTCCTTCTTAAAAAGGTTAATATAGCCCCTTCTAACCACTTAGATGAAAAAAGAAAATCCTCATAAGGAACATGCCCAGAATGGCATATCGCCCTTGCCAAATCAATGAATTGTAGTTTTGAATCTAAATCTACAACCAATTTAACATCCTCAATATTGTATTCAATAAATCGTTCTAAATCATCTCGCATCAATTGGTCCAAATTACCACTATAAGTAACTTTACCCCTACCCAACTCTAATTTAGAAATAGTATCCAATCTATAATTTGGAAACTCCTGATAAGTGTAGGTTTTATATAACGCTAAATAATCTAAACAGGAAACACCTGCAATTACATATCTTTCTCTATTCTTTAAGTAATCAACTTTACCAATAGGTGATATTGAATTTGCAATCTTTTGACCCAATACCTTTTTTGCCCTATTGTAAAAATAAGGTATATCAAAGAAATCAATATTCCAACCCGTTACAATTGTTGGGTTTATTTCCTGCCATTTTTGGATAAATGCCCACAACAAATCCCTTTCATTGTTAAAGATGTTTACCTCTGCGCCAGATATGGTTTTAGATGAACTACTCCCACCCAATACATACACAAAGTAATCACCCGTAGCAAAATCATGCGCTGCGATAGATGTTATAGTATTATCCGCCATTTGAACATTCGGCAGGCCGGTGTTCATTTCAACCTCAATATCAAAAGTTAATACTACATTGCCCTCTGAAACATCATCGGATGAACCATACTCATCAATTAAAATTCGGGTATAATCGTTTACATCGGATTCATATAACTCTAATTTAGTATCTTTTTCCCAATAAGTAATCTTCTTTAATCGTTGGCCATGTATAGAAAAATAAGAGCCATTTCCATCAGGTGTGTAGGCGTATCTACTATGCTTTTTAACATAATGCCCCTTAACATCATCCCAAAAGTGAACAACATTTTCTTCTTTATCATAGTATATGTTTTTATACATTATTTAAAATCCTTTCTAGCAATATTAACAAAGTTTTTTTCAATATCCCAACTTTTAAGTTGATGTTCCCAAAGTAATGATTGTGCTATTGTAGTAACATCAGTTCTAACTATATTATCATCCAATAAATTTATAATCATTTGTATAAACTCATCCTTTGTATTATATAATAATGGGTATTGTGTTCCAACCATTTCAGGATAACAAAAATTATTTGGTAGTAAATATGGAACACCACGAGATAAACCATCAGTAACCGACATACTCCAAGCGGAATATTGTTGAAAAGTTCCCACACCAAAGTGGGCTTTTGATAATTGATTCATGTAAACATCTCTATCAGCATGCCCAATGTATTTGGTATATGGTTTATCCATTTCTTTTAAAGTAGTCCATACTTCAAAATCTTTTCTACTTTCCCACAATTTATCCATTATCTCAAAAAACCACTCCGAACCTGTATATACACCCCATCTATGATTATATAAAATAGTTTTTGGTACATATCCCCCCGATGGAGTTGCTGAATCACAACCTAAATACCAAGGTTGAATTATATCTTTTAGTTTTTCTATAATATGGGGTTGAAATGTTTCTGATGCTCGTTTTATAACCAAATCTTTTACCCATTGTGAGTTTACACCACAAACTTTCATTTGAAGCATACCCCGTATATTTCTCCAAAATGAATTAACATCCCTTGCACCATTATCATCTATTTCCCACCAATGACAATAACCAATGATGGGTTGAAGTTTATTGTAAATACGGGTTATCATATATTCATTTGTCCATTCAGGCAAATGCGACCATATTAAATTAAACTCACCATCATATTTATCAATTAATTTATTAAAAAATTTATGTGGATAATCTACCCTCATTTTTGGTGGAAAGCAATCCAATCCATCCATTTTAACCAACTGAACATTCGGGTATTCAAATCCATTTATAATGCCTGGATGATTATTTAGGTCGGGATATGGTAGAATCCATTCCCACTCTTTTCCAATTTGGGTATTATCTAAAAATGACTTAAACACCAATAGGAACGAATCCCTATTGATGTCTTTTGCCATCCCAAAGTTTGTATAGTTTGGTATTACTAATACTCTCATATCAATTATTACTATTAAAAATATTCTTCAATGATTCTGCATCCGCCAAAACACGATACTTGTTATTTCTAACAAAATAGCCCTCATTATTCATCACCAACTTATGGTTATTTTCAGAAAACCACTTCCAATATTCTAAATTGGAAACATTGTGATTAACATTATTTTTAGAGCGGTTATGGTATTTTTCCTGAATAATACAATTTTCAATAGTATAACCAATCGTTTGTATTTTCTGTCCCAAATCCAAACCAGCACTATCTCTATCAGTTGCCCCAAAATCAATGGTAACAATTTGGGGTTCGTTGTAAGATTCGGTTGTAAATTTTATTACTTCGAATTGGGTTTGTCCTTTTAATAAAGGTTCAATTTCCTGAAGTAAAGTTTTGTAAATACTTTCTTTTGTATCCTTCTTTGGAGAGTTTGATGCGTATGAATCTTTAAGTTTGTTATAAGTTGGTAGAATCAACTTTTGGAATCGGTTATCCATACTAGCCCCATCATTGAAAAGACTTTCATTTTCAACCACCTCTTTCATTTGTTCAATCAAAACTTTCACAAAATCAGTAACCAATGTATTGATTTGAGTTTCTGATGTTCTATCACCTATAAGTGGTAAAGATTCTCTCAACTCCATTACAGCATCCACACACGCCATACCAAAATCTTCCTTACGCAATGAAGCATCTTCTAAGTTTTTAGTATCTAATGCGTCGGATTGTAAATTCAATAGTTCTTTTCGTTTGTTTTCATATGAATCCCAAGCCACATTATCAGCGATTTGGTTCATAATTGTCAACTCCAATTTAGCATCTGCTTCAGTAACATCTTTAGTGTGTAAAGCCATCAATTGATTTTTAATATCACACTCAACCGATGAGTAGTAGTATGACCCTCTGTTATCAAAGGTAGTCAACTTTCGTAATCCTAAAAACCTCATAGGTATAATTTCACTATATTCAGATACCTTTCGTTTGTAAATAGAGATTGCTGATGAGAAGATAACAATTTTAGAATTACCCACAAATGTGTTCAGAGTATCAATGTGGTTTCGGATTGCTTCAATATTAAGAGTATTTCTAAAGTAGGAATCTGAATCATCTTTTTGCATCACCATGCCAACAAATGAAAGGAACGCTTTTTGATATTCAATCCATTTGTTGGAAGTATTATTAAGTCCTAAAATCTCCCGCATATGAGCATATATACTCTCTTTACGAACCTCAATACTTACTTCAAAATCATTAAGTGTTTTACCAAATGATGGAACATTCTCACAAATCATCTGAATGGAAAGTGTTCGTTCTGATTTTTTAGTACTAGCGCTATTTTGTTGTTCGTTTAATTTTTCAATGTATTTTTGAACATCAGTTAAAATAGAAACAGTATGTGAAATTGAATAGTCTGCCATCCAATTATTAATTGATTTACATTCTCTAATTAGTTTATCAATAACTTGTTTAAAAGTTGTAATTGAAAACTTTGTTGTATAGTGCGAACACACCAAAGTAGTGATGTGTCCCCTATCTTTCATTAGAAAATTTTCTAATTTAAAACTTTCATTCACAATCCAAGAAATTGGAAGTTGGTTATACGAAGAAATACCACTACCAATTCGAATTGCGTATTCCAATTTATCTTTTAATACAGAAGAGATATCAAAGTTGGGGAGACGATTCCAAACAGAGTTAAAGATGTAATATTTAATCTTATCTACTGTTGATAAATCCTCTTTTGGTTTGAAGATTCCTCTTATTTCAGATATAGTTGTGATAATGACTGTGGATTTTTTATCACTTTCTACAAATCCACGTAACTTGTCAATTAATTTCATATTTTTTTAATTTTTATTTACACTAATATACAAAAGAATTTTTGATTTTCCAAATCTCAATAGAAAAAATTTACTACTCATATTTGAGGACGTTATAACCAATAATAACTTTTACCTGTTTTTCCAATCTTCCAGTTTGAATACCAGTCCGATGTATCAGAGTTATTACATAATACCATATATTCATCAAATTGTTGTTGTGTTATCTCGTTTTCTGGTGTTTCTTTATCAATGTAAAAAACTAATTTCGCTTCTTTACCTTCTTCATATTTAGTCACAACAATTAACTTACTACCATTTCTTAATAACTCTTCAATATCTTTGTTAGTTTTTGAATTTTTCATAAAAAACGTTTTATAACAGCAAATATAAGAAATAAATTTTGAATTTCCAAATTATACCATTGGAAATCCACTCACAGTATTATTTGTGGTTGAACGGGTTGATACCGAAACTGCTAAAGCATCCATTGATGAACCCATAGGTGCTTTTATTGTTGGCGCCCATCCTTTTGAACGATTGCTGTACACAGGTCGGAACGAACCACGAGAAGCGACTGCGGGCGATGGTTGCCCAATAGTATCCCAACCACTTTCCCACTTTTTAAGTTGAGTCCCTTCCTTAAAAGTAATCGTATCTTCGGTAAATCCGGCCAACATCTTCATCGGAGCCTGGCGAAAGATGTTCTTTCGTTCCTCACGATTTACCTCAATAAAAAGGACTGAACGGGCCTTTACCCTACAAACCTTTAGGTTCATAGTGTAATCTTTACCATTGACGGGGATTGTCACTGCCACAACCTTACCCTGCAAATTTTGTAGTTCCATATTGTTTTTTTAACTTACATAGTAAAGATAAGGATAAAACTTCAAATATCCAAGCTTTTTATGTTAAATTATCGTTAAATTTATCCACATTTTGGGTTAAAACTGTCCAATTTATTGGACACTTACCAAAAAGTGGCCCCAGTTGGTTCATATGCGGTTTCGTGTCGTTCTATTTGGGGTATAAACTCCTCAGCATTCTTTGGATAATCCCTTATTTGATGCTTTAATTTTGAGTGTAACTCTCTTTTTTCTTTTTTGTTTCCCAAAATTTGAACATACCTATGTTTATCGGGTTCTTTCCTCCTCCAAAACTCCGTATAACCCTCCTTACCAATCTCCCTCTTTAAATGGTCTAAGTTATTACTACCCCACTTACTAAACACCGTTCTACTATGTATCCATGTATATGGGTCTTTTGTTAGGGATATTCCGTAGTTGGGCATTAAAGCAATTTCCGATGATACACCTTGGTAAATCCAATTTGTCGCCTGATATATCTTACCCAAATGCTCTTGCCCACTATCTGCGTATGATATTAGTAGTTTTATTTCCGTATCATTTTCCTTAAACCATTTAAAAGTCTGTCCCAATGCATAACTTTCAATATTTGAACCATACCCATCATGCACAAACAATCGGGTCAATTCTAATGCATTATCTTTTGATAATCCCTCACAAATTGAAGTTGCTGCTTTTGCTCCAACAGGAAATCCGTAAATAGCACAACCAATCAGTTTTTCATTATTACCAAAAACATCCCGTTCATCGCCCATATAAAATATACCAAAAGCGTATCTGCACATTGTCCACGCGTGGGTGTAATGGTAGGTTACTATCATATCCTTTGCTATTGATTTTGCAATAGGTGCCACTCTAACCCTGGTTACATCGCAATATTCTTTACCTTCAATTTTCATTTGGTTCTAATTTGTGTATTTCTTCCAATATAACCTCCCCCACTTTTGGATATGGTTGTAGGGGATGTTTTATACTATTCAGTATCTTTTTTCTATTCTTTTTATCCAATATATAAAAATACCTGTGCTTTTTAGGTTCTCTTCGTATCCAAAATGGTTTTGTTATTACTTTTTGTATTTGTTTTGGGTCATTTGTTCCAAATCGGACAAAAGATGTTCTACTATGAAACCAATCACCATCCTCATCCCACCTAAAACTCCAACTATCAGTCCACCTTAAATTATTACCTTGATACAACCAATTGGTAGATTGATACACTGTACCTAAATGCCCTTCTTTCGGGTCTGAATACGATATTAAAGCACGAATATGTGGTGCGTTTTTTCTCAACCAATCAAATGTTTGTGATACAAACCAACTTTCAATATTACACCCATACCCATCTTCAATCCACAAGCGGGTTAATTCCAACACCTCCGTTCTTTGCAAAAGCTCGGATATGGAAGTGCCGGAATTTCTACCCACTGGGTCACCATAACAGGCAACACCCACCAACTTTTCATTAACCCCACCGAAAAATTGATGTTCCCCCTCATCTAAATAAAATAATCCAATTGAATAACTAACTTTAGTCCACAAATGACTATAATGGTTTTTTATAATCATCTCCTTTGCTACGGACTTACTAATCGCCCTTACACAAAATTTGGATGTGTCTGAATAATTTTTACCTTCAATTTTCATTTTCTAAGAGATTTATAAAAAATAATTTTACGATTTTCACCAGTTGGTTTTACAAACTTTTGAGATAATTCATCTGAATTGTGCCATTTCATTGAAGATGATTTATGGTCAGGTAATCCTGCTGTCATACCAACAACCTCCCAATTATCAGCTCTATAAACTGCTCCATTATTACCACCTGCTACAAATGTAATTATATGATTTAATTCATCACCATATTTTTCTTTCCAAGCCAATGGGGCAATCTTTCTTAATTCTTTTAGTATTTTAGTTCCAGCGTTTTTTATAGATTTAACCATACAAAATCTCCAATTGTTACATACACTATTGAAAATATCTTTGTATTCGGATTTACTCAAACCCATTCTATTTAATAAATCTTTTGGTGGTGGATAAACAGACGAACCAATACCTATCATACCAATTGGTTGAGCTGGAAAACTATCATCCTCATAAATTAACCAATCAATTCTTCTACCAACCGATGCGTTTGATGGGACATATGAATGGTATTTTTCAATTATATTTTTTACAATATCCTTTTGAGATTGTGTTTTTACTTCCACCAAAAGCATGATTCCTATTTAGCATCATCATAAGGCCAAGTCAGTATATGTTTCCAAGTATAACCCCTCACAATTTTACGAATGTTAGCAGTAGAAACACCATTGTTCCTTGCAAGGACTTTGATGTTTCTATGCCCAACACTCCACAACTCACGAATGGTTTTAACCTGCTCTTCTGTAAGTTTGTGTTTGGGGTGATTTTCGCCTCGTAACATATTAAACTTCCGCATCCCCAAAAGGAATTTCCCGTTGTACCCTTTCCGCTTCCCAATAAGAATGGACAATCTTACCTATATCAGGCTTTTTGTAATTTGGCCCTTTTAAGATTTTACCATCCTCTCTATAAATTGGATTTCCATTCTCATCCAACTTTGACATATTGGAGCGATGAACTTCATCAAATACATCTTCGATAATATCCGCCATTCCATGTGCAAGAATTGTTCCTAATAAGATATAAAGTTGGTCTGCAAGTGCATCAGCAATACCCACTGGGTCATCCCCGTCATTTGCTTCTTTATACTCATTTAATTCCTCCAACCCAAGTTTGTATCTTAAATTACAAATCTCATCTGTCTGAGCAGTTGGTGATGTTTGATATTTCTGACGATATACATCATGAAATTGTTTTACTTGTTCTATTTGCTTTCTCATAACTTACAATATACGAAATAATTTTTAAAGTGTCAAGTATTCTCCTGCGGGTTTTACCCCAATAATTCTTCTTATCTCTACACCATCTTTTAAAGCAAGAACAGTTGGGACACTTTTTATACCCCATTGAGATGCTAATTGTGGGTTTTCATCAATATCAATCTTTTTTACAGGTATCGTTTTTGATACCTCTAACATTGTTGGTGCTAACACCCTACATGGTGCACACCATTTTGCGCTGAAATATAAATATTCTAACATTTTAATCTCCTTTTTCAAGCATTATCCATAATATAAAATATATTAAACCAAATCCACCGAAAATCGCAATGATTCTCCATATGATTGGGTCTATTCCTGTATGATTCCCCAAACCATGGCACACACCACCGATGTATCCACTTTTTGGAAATCTATATAATTTGTTTGTTTTCATAATTTATTTTTTAACCGTCGCACGAAATACAATCTGGGTCTGTTGCCCTTGCTGCAATATCTCCTCGTAAAACACTTTCTGTCCTCATATAATAAAGCGTTTTTATTCCTTCTTTCCAAGCCTCAAAGTGAACTTGGTTTATCCATTTTGGTGTTGCTTGTGATGGAAATGCCAAATTTAAAGAAACTGACTGGTCAATGTATTGTTGTCTAATACCTGCCTGCTTTATCAATTCCAATTGGTTAATTTCCTTAAATGTTTTATAAACATCTTTTACCCAATCAACTTGTTTATTTTGAATAGTATCTTCGGGCATTTCCTGTATGTGCATAAGTTTACCACCCAAAAATCCCCACTTTTCTAATTCATCAATACCCTGCACCGAACCACCATCTTCCAATATCTTATCCCAAGTTTCTTTATTGTTTATACCAATTTTACGCAAAACTTTTTCTAATTCAGGATTTTTACGAATAAATGTTCCCTTTGCAGTTTGCTCCGTAAATACATTCGCTGCCCAAGGTTCAATACCTGCTGAAATATTACCACTCAACTTTGAATTTGATACCGTTGGTGCAATTGCCCTTAAATGGGTGTTTCTCATTTCAGTTCCAACACACCAAAGTGGTTCACCATATTCGTTTGCTAAATCCCTACTTGCCCTTTCACTCTCTATCTTTATTTGCGAAAATATCTTTCTTGTCTCAAATTGAGCAGGTAATCCCTCAAAAGAAATACCCCTTTGTTGTAAATAAGTATGCCATCCCAATACACCCAATCCCAATGCTCTACCTTTTTCAGCAGAACGAACTGAATTTTCAAAACCTCTCATATTTTTTGCTTTTTGAATAAACTCTTCCAATACCCCATCCAAAAACCAAGTAGCAGTGTATATCAAATCAGTATCTTTCCACTCATCGTATTTAGCAAGATTTAGGGATGAAAGACAACACACAAAAGAGTGAGATTCATCCGTATGAAGTGCAATTTCACTACAAATATTCGTCATAAACACTTTTAACCCATTCTTTTTATATGCGTCTGGGTTTTGTTTATTTACATTCCCCTTATACATTATATAAGGTTCTCCTGTTGCTTTTCTTTTTTGTAATAATTTAGACCATTTTCTTCTTGCTTCCTCATTCCCATCTTCTAATTTACGCATAAACTTATCACCAACAATTACACATTGGTGTAGGTTTAACGATTGGCGATTTACATCACCCTTTGGTTCTCTAATTTCCAACCAATCTTCAAAGTCTTTATGTTCAATGTTCAAATTGACGGATGCTGCCCCCCTACGAACTGCTCCCTGATTTGTTGCAAGGATTGTAGAATCAAATATTTTACAAAAAGGAACTACCCCATCAGATGTCCCATTTTGGCTTATTTTAGACCCAGCAGGCCTAATCATATTTACACCAATACCGACACCACCACCATGCTTCGCTAAAAGCATCATTTCAAGATTTTTTTGACCAATCTCTTGGATTGAATCACCAACATCTATACCAAAACAGGAAATAGGTAATCCCCTATCTGTCCCTGTATTTGATAAGACGGGTGTTGCAAGGTTTAGCCAACCCCTCCAAATATAATCAAAAAACTTTGATGCAAGTTGTGGTTTATTTAACCTCCGTGCAACGGCTGTACACACTCGCCAATAAGCATCTTTGGGTTTTTCTCCTGGTAAAACATATCCCTTTGATATTGTTTTAAGATATACTTCGGTATGTCCCCACGATGGATAATCAACCTCTTTTTGCCATCCTAATTCTTCTGCTATTTTATCTGCTACATTCATATTGTTTCTATAATTAAAATATATCACCCCAATCTTCACCTTCACCAGCCTTACTATAATCGGTAGGCCTCATCGCAAAAAAGTCGGTATGTGTATGACCCCCGGTAAGATGATAAAACCACTCCAACTTTGATGAACTTTCTTTATCAACTTCAAAATAAAAGTCCCCTCCGGGCATTGGGTTGTATCCAAGTTCTGCTAGCTTTTCGTTGGCCCTTTGTTTTATAAACTCTTTCAAATCTACTGCATTTAGATTTTCCAAATTACCCATCTCAAACATTTTATCAATGAACTTTAATTCCATCTCTACCATTAATTTGGCAGCGGTTTGGATTTCATCCCTAACACTTTCTAACAAAGTTGGGTATTCTTCGCACATATGTCTAAAAAGTGTACAACCCATTTTAGAATGAAGAGATTCATCCCTTACACTCCATTTCATTTGTTGTCCAATCCCTTTTAGAAGATTTCTCATTTGGAATGAATAAAGAACTGCGAATGATGAATATAAAGAAACACCTTCTGCAAAGGCTGAAAAGATTGCAAGGCTTCTACCCACCTCTTCTCTTGCTTTTGGGTTTTCTTTTAATTGTTCGGGTGTCCAGTCCGCAGATACCTTTGTTAAATATTCAAACTTTTCTTTGATTTCCGGCTCATGCATAAAAGCCTCAAAATCTTCCAACCCAAGTGTTTCATTCAAATAAGAATATGCGGTTGCGTGAATAGTTTCCTGCGAACCAAAACATATTGCCATTTGTTTAATTTCATGTTTTGGAAACCATTTTGTAACCATCCCAGTCCAATAATCAGAAACAGCGCATTCGGTTTGAGCAAAACCTAAAAGAATATTTCCTACAAGATTTTTTTCATGCGGTTTTAAATTTTCTTTCCAATCTTTTACATCTCCCTGCATTGGTATTTCAGTATGTAACCAAAATGCCTGCATTTGTGGCATCCACCCATCATTAAAATAAGCCGGATATTCAAATGGCTTATAAGGTATTCGTTCATCAAACAATCCCATAATATCTCCCTAAAATTTTTGTGTGTAAATATAAATACAAATTAAAACCCAATATCACCCTTCATATCTTTGTATTTTTGCAATAAATTTTTTCGTACCAAAGTTCCACCCTCTTTCATATCTTTTTGCGTATTTTGACCATCTATTGAATTATCATTGTAGATTTCAATTTGCCCATTTGAGAAATTTGCACGAGATGGAAATGTTATACCATCAGGCCCAAATCGGTTTTTAATAACATGCCACCTACCAGTTCCTGCTAACTTATCATCAATTTTCCTACTCAACGAAACTACAAAATCTGCAGTCATTAATTTAGAAAACGAACCTGCAATTGATGTTCCCGTAATTATATCTTGATCTGCACCCGACCTGTTAATCTGCGATGCAGTATATAATGGAACACCATACTCACCTGCCATACCCCTTAAATCTATTACCAACTCTTCCAAAACCTCATATCTTTTTTCTTTTACAGAACCCCGCAACAAATCAGCATAGTCAACCACAATAATATCAGGTTTTTTACCCTGCAATACCAGTCTATCAATATGGGCTTTCAAAGCGTTTATTCCCGCAGTTCCAGATGGAAAATCCTTAATTACCAAATCACCTTTCAATGAAGAAATGGTTTTTTCAACCTCTTCTCTATTGTATTTTAAATTAGGTATAGGTATTCCCGTAAAAACTGCATCAAACCTTTGACCTATCATCGCTTCTGAAAGTTCTAATGTGTAATAAACTACCGTCTTTCCCATCTTAACGGCTGCTGCAGCAACATTTACCAATGACCAGGATTTACCAATGCCAGGCGGTGCAGCAAATATTACCAACTCACCAACACCAAAACCACCCTGCGTAATTTCATCTATTACATCCCAACCAGTTGGAACAGGGTTTCTTGCTAAATCTTCATATCTCTCATTTATCATCAATTTGTATTCATGCCCAATATCAGTTGGTTGCCCAGCCTTCATAGCAGAATCAATTGTTGATTTTATCTTATCATACTTACCCTGCTCTAAAAGCGGGATTGAATCTAAAATAGCCTGTTTAAGGGATTGATTGACACAAAAGTTTAAACTCTCTTCTTTTACATAATCTAAGTCATCGGATTCTAACCCCTGCCAAGCACCCTTTAATGTATCTATAACCGAACTCTTTAGAATATCTCTCTCAATGCCGTTTATCTTCGTTTTAAGAACATCTAATGTTGGTTTGGATTCGTAGGTATCTATGTAATCTAAAATGGTTTTACACAACCACTCAGAGGCTTCTGAGTCAAAGTAGGTGGGTTTTAATATATCAAATATCTGCCTGCTAAATAGCATATCTGATAATAGAGCAGATAATATTTTTGTTTGAAATCCGGTTCCGAATTTTGTTCCAAATTTTTCCATATGATACTAATATACAACTTTATTTGGTTTTTTCAAAGTAATTTTTTAGGATATTATCCAATCCCATAAAACTATTCCGTAACCACGAATCTACATTCGCAAAAGCAGTATATAACTTATCATACATAAACATTTTTTTAAATTCCAGCAAATTCAATTTAGGCTGGTGATTATCCAATATATTTCTAATATTTGATGTTATAGATGTTGATATATCAGGTGATTTCAATTGCATTAAATCATAATTCAATTCTATTGTTTGAATAGAATCTAATAATTTTTTTGATAATTTTTCATCACAATTTTCCTTTATCCCCGCAACAAATCCATTATAATCTAATTCCACCTCATTCAAAAAATCCATTTTACCTAAAATGGTTTTTGTGCCAATACCATTAACACCTTTAATATTATCAGATGTATCCCCCATTATTACACGATACCAAATTAAGTTTTGTGGTATTACACCCCACTCTTCCTTGACAAGGGGTTCATCATACATTACTTTTTTAACGGGCGAATAAACCTTAATTCGTTCATTTACCAATTGTAAAAAATCTTTATCGGATGATAATAGTACTACCTCTTTCTTAAAATAATGATTGGCCATCCAAGCCATCAAATCATCTGCTTCCACATAATCAACTTGTAGAAGCGTTATGGGTAAGTTTTGTAAATATTCATACAAGCGAACAAACTGCTTTTTCATAGATTGCTGTTGGTCCTCTATATCCTCATATCCACTTAATCTATTCAATCGGGTTAATCCCGTTCTACCCCCTTTGTAATCCGCATACACCTTTTTTCTACGATGCGAACCACCCTTACCATCAAACACTATAACTACCCTTGATGGATTTAAATTACGAATAGTGGCTGCGGTGGATAACAGGAAACCCGTTATACCACCACAATGCTCACCATCATCATTAAGAGCTGGGACTGCTCCAAACACTCTGATAAACATATTAAGTCCATCAATTATCAATACCTTATCATTTAGGTTTTGATTTGTTGTTTGCTGATTTCCCAGCTTACTCAATAATTCTTTGTAATTCTTAGTCATCAAAATCAGATAATTCTATGTTGTCAGTATTCGCTTCATCAGATGCTTCCTTATAAGAAAGGATATAAGAATCACAAATTTCGTTGTAGATTTTTTCCTTTATATCAGCACGAGTTTGGAGTAGTTCTGGGAAATTCTTAGCTTGAAACTTTATTTCTTCCCCAGTTTCTTTATCCGCCCAAGTATACCAAGCACCACTTTGATTTGCAAGTTTATACGCCTTCATCATCTCCAACCACGAACCCAAATTATCAATACCACTATCAAAGAAAATATCATAATCTATTGAACGAAGTGGTGGCCCCATTCGGTTTTTAATAACTTGCGCCCGCGTTTTAATACCAACCACCTGGTCAATACCACCAACCTTTGCTTTCAACTGCCCCATCTGCTTCAAACGAATTCTACAACTTGAATGGAATGCGATTGCTTTACCACCGGATGTGGTCCATGGATCTCCAAAACTTACTCCCATTCTCGTTCTTAATTGGTTTGTAAAAATAAGAGTAATTCGCTCTCTACCAATTAAGTTGGTAATTTTACGCATTGCCTTTGAAATGATGATTGCTTTTTGAGTTGCAAATCCGGCCTGGTCATAATCCGCTGATATTTCAACCTTTGTTGATGCACCTGCGACCGAATCCACTACAATAGTAACCAATTTCTTTTTATCGGATTTTCTTACCGAATCAATAATTGAATCAATTGCTTCAAAAATATCTTCCACCGTTTCCAATGGAACATACAACATCTTTTTTAGGTCAACACCAATTGCATCTAAAAACTCCTGATTAAGTGCGTTTTCAGTATCAATATACACACCTAACCCACCCCTCTTTTGCGTATCCGCAATCGAATGGGCCGCTACCAATGATTTACCACTACCTTCCAATCCCGTAATCTCCGTAATTCTACCAACAGGCAAACCACCATTTGGGCGATTTGATATAGCCAAATCTAACATTTCAGAGCCAGTAGACACCCACTCGTCTAAATCGGTGGGTGTCTGCTCTGAGCCGTCTAAATAATAAGCTACTTTGTGTTGTGATTTGAACTTCTTATTAAGATTATCTGCGAGTATGGTAGATAGTTCATCACGAACTATATCTACTTTTGGTTTACTCATATAGATTAATCGTTAAAAAGGTCGTCAAATGCTTCTTTTACTGAACCGGCTTTGCTTGTGGTTGGTGTAGCTTCTACAACTGCAGGTTGTTCTGATTTTGTTTCTTCTTTCACTTCACCAGTTTCCAACCAAACCTCCAACATTCCCTTCAACTCATCATAAGTGTATCGCTTGAAGATTGTGCTTAAATCGGCTTGATTTTTTACCAACTGAACAATATTCTTATCCTCAGTCATTGGTGTTGTGTTTGGTTTTACCCTAATAAATGTTTCAGGATAAGATTTACCCACCTCTGCTGCTGATTTGAACTCTACGGTAATATCTCTACCACTCATAGGGTCAGTCAAATCACCATAGTCTGGGTCTGCGAAGAACGCGAGGATTTCTTGGTAAACCTGCTTACCAAATCCCCAAAATTTAACACCCTCCGATTCTTCACCCCTTACCAAAATAGGAACATAAGTTCTCATTTTTGGGGTTAGTTTTTTAGAGAGGTTGTAATCTTCCCTATCCTTCGTTGCTTTCAATTGCTCTGAAAATTCTACGATAGGGTCTTTCTCACCAAATGATACAGGTGATAGAATAGTTTTTCCACCAAAATCAAAGTGAAAATACAATTCAATGAAAGGGTTTTCTTTGTTGTGCACATAAGGCACTAATCTGATTTGCTGCTTACCTGGATTTGGTTTCCATAAGGTATCAGTCTTTTGAACTTTTGTTTGAAGTGTATTCAAACGATTTCGGATTGCGTTTAGGTCAATTCCCATAATTACTCCATTTTTTAATAGTTAAACAAAAATTATAGTCACTAATATACAACATTTGGTTGACAATTCCAAATATTTTTCCAATATTTATTATTTTTTTATTCCGCAGTTACTACTTTATAAATAGTTGTTTTTAAAAATTTAAAACCTGTATCGTTTGTTAATAAAACTCCATTTTTATAATCTTCCCAATTTAATTGGTAATTTTTATCCAAAACACCACCATTTAACTTTTGAATAAGTCTATTTAAGGCGTTTATAGTATATAATGTATTTGTTTCTCTTTTTCTATGAACCATTATTGTATTTGGTAAAAATTTTGAGGTATGTGTGGGTATGATATTGTAACTAATAACCAATTCATCTGAGTTTTCTAATGTCAATACAAATATTTTTTTACTAAATAGTGTGAATCCGGTTTTTATAGCCGACACATCACTATCACATAAATCATCCTTTGTAAAGGTTATTAATAACTGTGTTTTCACTCATATCTCCATAATTATTTTGAATATACATCTTTATTAGCAGCTTCAAGTATTTTAGCAAACCTTTTATCCAACTGCATTTCAAATTTTATTACACCACCATAACCAACACCATCTTCACGAATTGCAATTGTAGCCAATGGAATAATTTTACCATCAATATCAGCCTTATACCCCAAATAAGGAGGATTACCATCTTGGGCCACTAATTTTTCTTTGATTTGTTTAAAATCAGATGTTCCAAATATTTTTTCCATTATTGTTTTATCCAAAGAGTTTGGGCCAATAGCCATTGTTTCTTCACCATCAGAAATAGATTTTAGAGGAAACTCATTTTTAATTTCCGCCAACATACCGGCTTTCAGTTTTGGATTTGTAACAATTGCTTTAATAGCGGCAGATTGATATTTACGATGGGTTTCATCAACATTTTTCATGTATTGTTTTGCCTCTTCATTTCCAGAATCGGCAAGAGCCTTTATACCTTCTAATACAACTTTAGCTTTACCACGATTTCCACCACCCTTTTTTAAATCATTTAAAGCATCATCAAATGATATTTTTTTAGATTTTATAGTATCTATTAATGATTTTGCGGCAGGGTCATTTGAATCAATTAATTTTTTAATATCATTTGAAAATTTCGAACCAAAATTGCTTAGAGCTTTTCTTTGATTTGATGAATACACTTTTTGATTAATTTCATCTGGCAAATCAGCATCCCATTCAGTAAATTTACCTGTGCCTGAATTCAAAAAATTAACTAAAGTTGATTTTTTCAACGAAACCTCGTCCAAAATTTCACTACCATCTTGTAGTCTAATTTTGGCGTACATATCGCTTGAAAATCCTTTATTTTTATTGTAGTTTTTAAGACCAAGTGCTTCCACTTCATTTTTAGTATCCCAAGATGTAACCACAATTTCAGCACCAGGATATTGTAAATTAATCCGATTTAGTATTGCCTGTCTATTGTTTTTAGCAGCCTCTATCCAACTCTTTGTAACAATTCTACTATTTTCAGCTTTTAAAGTAGGGTTGTTTTTAATCAATGCGGATTCGTGTGCCAAAAGAGATTCGGTTAATTTTGTAAATTCTTCGTTTGACATGGATACACCCATCATCGTCATCAATTCTCCGGCTTGAGCAGATATTTGACCAGCTCCTCCAGAAATATCGCTAAAGTGAGACCATTTTGTAGCATCACCACTAGGACGGGTATTCATCATTCGTTCTAATGCTTTCAAATATCGTTTTGGGAATTTTGGATTAGAGATGAAATCAGTTGGAATCTTAAAAGCCTCGGGTGGAATTGGGTTTGCTAATTTTACATTTTTCTTTTCAAATTCGGCATCATCAGGAATCATTTCTTGAGTAAAAGCTTTGGATTCTAATGAATTTGTTTTTATTAAAGTTTTATCTTTACCCGCTATAATACGCTCTTCGGAGGCAGGTTCACCTTTAGGTTCATCCAAATCATCCGATTGTTTTGATTTTTGTTTTTCCTTTTCAACATCATCTTCGCTCGCAATATCTTGCGTTTCAGGATTGTGTTTTTTAACGGTATATACTGAACCTGATTTTTTATTCTTAACCCAAGTATCTTCCTCCAACCCCATCTTTTTCTTTTTCAGGTATTCTTCTTTTTCAGCAGCGGTCATCATACCAAACTCAATTGCCTCTATATCCTTTTCGGGATTATCTTCCTCACCATCGGGTTGAGCAGGTAGGGTTGTTGGTGGTTTTGGTGGTGTTCCTTGCTCTGATAATAGAGTATGTAAATACTTACCCACCTCTTTCCCATATAAATCAGATGCAATCTCAGAAATGTGCCTTATAACTCTTGGCTCATTTATGTTGATAAGGTCAGTTCCTATTTCAACCCATGCTCTATATAAAATTTCTTCAATAAAACTATTCTTCATAAGTATAAATATCTTTATTATATACTAAACATATTTTTATAATCATCCCCAACCTCAACCTTTACAGGATAACCACCAAACTCCATAATCTCTTTTACCTTTTTGGGGAATGTATCTATTTCATCATCCGATACATCAAATAAGATTGAGTCATAAGTATAAAGTACAGGTATTGATTTGTATTCTCCCAATTGTTTTGAGAGTTTATCTATAATAAGTATGTTTCTTTCCGTTTCTAATGATTGTAATAAGTAATTAAATAGTTTATTTTTGTTCATTTCATCGGATTTTCGGATAATTCTCTTAAATATAGGGGTCTTAATCCCAAAATTAAAAGAAAACTCATCCCATAACCTATCAATCATCGCAGAAACCGAACTATAAAATGGTATATGTTTATACTCATCCTGCACCCCACCATACAACTGCCTAAAAGTTATAGGTTTTGCTTGCTCCATAGGCACTCCATATTGTTGACCTAACCAATTGTGAGCGGATATATCAGTTGGTATGGGTTCTCCTATCAACCCGGCAATTAAACGAATGTGGTAGCCATCATAATCAAAACTGAACAACTTACCATTATCAAATCGAGATACAAATCTACTTCGGGTATCATCACCCTTTTTAAGTGCCGCATAGTTAATGCCATTGAACGCATTAGAAGGACGGGATGTGGATGTAAGAAAGTTATACTTCGTATATTCAATACCACTTTTAGTATTTATACCCCACTTTTCTATGTTGTATAAAGAATGCGGATACAATTTTGAAAATTTATGTGGTGGGTTGTTCCTAATACTATTAAATAATTTTTTCCAATCACCAAACCCCTCATAATGTTTTAATATGGGTATTAAATCACCACTCTTTGGCACACCCCTCCGTCTGAATATAGGATATATCCCTAATTCATCTACCTCCCAATTCATCCCAAGATGAAACAATTGAGCCTGTAAATCGTATAGGTTTTTGTGGGTATTGTAGTGATATAAAAATGATTTTAAATCCACCACAAACACCTCATTAAATCTATTCAGGTCTAACTCACCCCCAAATATATCAGCATCTAAATTTCGGAAATTTATACACACATCCACCTCCCCATCCGAAATAAAAAGGGATGATAATTCCGTTTGAGCAGAGTGTTTGCTCAAAGAACTATATACTGGATACACCAAAACCCTATCCGAAGATAGGGTACGGGGAATTTCGTTAAAAATCATTTAACTAATATACGAAAGAATAATTAAAATTACAAATAAAGTACATCAATTGTATAACCCGATACACGATAAACTGAATTGAACAACCCACCCTCTACTTTTGTAACTTTGTAGCCAAGAGCAGCCATTCGTCGGGCGAAAAGAAATTCACTGTAAAAAGGAACTTTAAATTTTTTCCAATACTTTTTCATAGGGTTTAGAATTTATAAGTTAATTTTTTTCCAAGCTTTCGTTTGTTCACAATCTTAGCATCCGCTTCCATTCTGGCCTTTTCTTCGGATGCCCCATATTTTAAGTGAAAATCGTAGGTCGCTTTCCAAAGAACTTTTTCAGGACCTGTTAAATTTGTTGGTTCGGTTTTCATATCTCTCATTGTCTTACATAGTAAAGATACTACAAAAATCCCAAACTTCCAAGCTTTTTCCCCAAAAGTTATCCACATTTTAGGTTAAAACTGTCCAATTTAGTGGACACTATACTGAAAATTGCTTTAAATTAGTTAAAAACCTGTCTATATTTGATATGTCATTTTTTAAAAGGTTTATTACTTTTTGGTTTGTATCTATAATGTCTTTTTGGGGTGTATATTCCAATCTACCAATTTTCCACTTAAATTCTTTCTTAATATACAAAAATTCATCCAATTCTTCAAAATTTTTTTTAGAAACTTCATATAAATTTGAATTATTAAATTGGGATACAATATATCTATCTAAATAACCACGATTATAATCGGATTGTGTTGGTGTGGGTGTGAATGGTATTGGTGATTTATATTTGTTTTTAAACTTATCGTTTGTCAATTTATCATACTCAACGATAGTTTTTTCAGTCTGATTATTTAAGTTTTTATATGGAATAAGTGGTTTAGATATACCTTCCAAATATTCACTCCCAGTATATACTTCCCCCGTACTTTTATATCTATGGTATGCGCCAATATATTCCTCACCTGTTTCCAACATCCACTCAGATGATTTTGAAATTCCGGAAACTTTATCGCCCGGCATATAATATAATTTTTTTCGTGCCATACTAAAATCCAATATCACCCTCATTTATTTCATTAATTTGGGCCGCTGATAAATTTCTTGTTACGGGTGGTGTTGGTGATACACCTGCAATTGGATCAAATGCTTTGGGAATTGTTGCACCATCGCTTATATCAAACATCATTTGACCTTCTAAATCCATTGTCCAATCACCATTATCAAATTTGTGAGATTGTTTCAAAATAATAAAATAAACATTGGAAGCACGAAGCATTGAAGGTAATCCTGCAACTTTAAATGCTTTTCCAAATAAATGCTGCCCATACCCATCCACAGTTACAGTTAAAGTTACACCATATTTATATCCAATTTGTTGTGGTAATTGAACATTACATATTTTTTTTAATGTTTGAATACATTCATTTAGAATGGTTTCATCCAATTCTTTAAATGAATTATACATATTTACTAATTCTTTTTTATGCTGTACCACATCAGGTAAAATAGGTGTACACCCAAAGACACCTTGAACAACTCCTTGTTTATCACCACTTTGAGCGGAAGAT